TCGCCATCGCCAGAGCCATCGCCAGAGCCATCGCCAGAGCCATAGCCAGAGCCATAGCCATCGCCAGAGCCATAGCCAGAGCCATAGCCATCGCCATCGCCATCGCCATAGCCAGAGCCATCGCCAGAGCCATCGCCAGAGCCATCGCCATCGCCATAGCCAGAGCCATCGCCATAGCCACGCAATGACCGACAGAAGTCCCGGTCCCTACATCGGTTTCGCATTTGGAACCCCCAGGATCTTTTCTTTGGCGATCTCAGTACATGGCATAATCTGGCACCACCCGCCAAGGGTATGCTCCGGGACTATGACCGAGTATCTGTTGTCCTTTGAGGGAATGGGGCCATTGCGCGCAATTTCTGGCAAAACGAACTCGCCTCGCCACTTCCACATTTGTCTGGCGTTTACAAGATCAATCTCGCACTCCAGACCTCTCACGGCCTTCACGGTCCCTGCCCACACCCCGGCATCCCGACACCGGACTATACAGAACTGCCCAACTCTGGGGTGAACCTGCCCCGAGCCTTGGGCGTAGTCCACAGTCGGTTCCTGCTTTGCAGAACCACTCAACAGTTCCAAACATCTCAGAATCAACGCTTCATTGTTCATCCATTCACCTCCGTAAACGCACCGTCAAAATGGCCCCCTATAGGGCGACCCGTCTTCAAACTGAATCTATTCCCTCCGGGGTAGAGCCTACCTCGTTCATTCTGACCTATCTTGCACCGGAATTCCCGAGTTCCTACATGCTCCACAACGCACGGGTATGATAACCCGTTAGACCAAAGGGTAAGCCTCCTCCCCACCGCAATAACAATCAAAGTCGAATTAGAATCAAGCATTTAGACCTCCACCAAGATTGCTTCGACCGGGCAGATCCGGCCTGTTGCGTTCTGTATGCCACGAAACTCAATCCCGTCCCGACTTCTGGATAGGATATATTCGCCCAACGTCCCAGGACGAACAATCTCTACCGGAGCAGATTCCTTCGTGGGATAGGCTAGCGCACAAGCCTGAATGCTAGTCCAACCACCGACGCAAAGCATCCGATTCTCGTCGTCCATGATCATCCACCGGCTCATTGCTTCCCTCCGTCTCAATAAAAGCATAAGCCGGAGCGACGGGTATGTCAAGGGGGAAATGATGCAAGAAAAATCAGGCAGTCCAAATGCTGGGATTAGGGCTGGTCAAAGGAGTAAACGAAGGGCTCGCTTCTCCGCAGTTCAACCCGCTCGCAACGGCCCACCAATACAATGATCCTGGGCGGCCAGCCAAGCATAGGTGCGTTGTCATATGCCCATTCCCACGCCTCCCGCTCCTCCATCGCCCGCAGCAGGCTGATCCCGTGGCGTGTTTCTATCTCCTCCAGTATGTCCTCATTGAAGCGCAACCTTGCAGCCTCATAAATGGCATCGTAAGGCCCCGACTTGGTTGCGAACTCAGGGCAGAGGGGCCTGCATCTAAGTATGCACTCTCCCGCATATTCTCTGGCCATTCTAGCTGCCGTCTGCTTCGCCTCCAATATCGTCCGGGCCATCATTATCGACTCCCTAAAATTGCCCGGTTGGCCAGACCGGGCATTGTCTTTGTATAAGCATTCAAGCATTCTATTCCGCATGGCCAGTGCGGGCTCTCCGGCACCATTGCCGGTTGTAGCTAATGGCAACAACTACTGGCGTCTGGGTTTTGCAACAATACCCTTCCACAGTCAGGGCACTCCGTACTGCAATGGTCCTCCAGCCAGTCTTCTATGTCCTCTACCGTCGTGAACTCGTTCCCGCACTCAGGAAGTTCTCCCTCTTGACCAAGGTAACGCCCTCGCTCTGAATATCCCCCGCAGTACCAATTGACGACGATCTTACCGATCCCAGGATGATCCCACGGATGCAACTGTATGGGCTCATGCCTCGCTATGATGCTCTTCCCCTTCAACAGGCTCTTGATAACTCTCATTGGTCAACCTCCATATCCGATTTTCCGCTTCCTTCTCGGCGTCAAGAAGACAGCTCTCGCATACGTCAACTTCCAAAACCATACTTCCCCCAGCCATACTCCTCCCCAGAAATCTACCCTCCAGCGGCTTCCCACAGCCAGAACATTCCAAAGCAAAACAAATATCTACAGTACCCATAAACCCTCCATTGGTCCCCTGCAATCAATTGCCGAACGCTCTCATCCATCCATCAAGCAAGGCCCGAGTCTCGTGATGCAGATCAATCACTAATCGGTTCCGATAGTACCAATCCTTGACCTCCCACTTCCCTGCAATGGCCCGGCCCGCTCCCATCCAATCTGCAACCATCTCCAGCACCGCTACCCTTGGCACTGGTAACGGGGAAGCCGCCCCGCCGCCATCCTCTTTGAGAAGCCAATACTGCCAGTGGTGATCGTTCCTTCTTTGGTGCTTGAGCCATGACCTATTGAAGTGGTCCTTCAAGCAAGCCCCCTGCGGAGCCCTTTCCGGCAGCCCAAACTCTGCCCTCAGTCTACCGCACTCCACAGACCTGATATTGGTGTGGAAGTAGGCCGCATATGAAAACAGCTCCGATGGTCTCAGCTTCGATAAGTCATGGACCAACAGCCTCCAGACAAACGGCAGCGCCTCGGACAAACGGACCTTCCCCCGACGCATGAGGACCACCCCGGCAACCACAACCCACCACTTATGCCGGACGACATACCACAAGTATCTCAATATCGCCTTCGGCATCTTGTGAAGATGCGGCCTCAGTACCCAAATCAATGAATAGCTCTTCAACAGACCACCTCATTCGCTGACAAACTCAAACCTGTCCCAGAAAGCATCCCGGCAGTATCCATCAATCGTACCATCATCAAACCTTACCAGGAAATCACCTACCGTCACCGACCCCAGCCCATAACTCCCCCGAATCCAAACCCTGCCGCCGCCTACTTCGGGCACTAACTTTTCAACCTCTTTTGCAGCAAACAGGCCAACAGGAACATAGCCGGGCTCGAAAACCTCCGGCGTGATCTCTTCTGCCTCTATCATTGAGTTCTTCTTTCTGCATATCATGCGGCACCCCCGTCAACTCAAAGACCTAGACCGTCCAGCCACCTGTTCACAGCCAAATGGGCATAGATAAGGCGATGTCCAGGGCCAACCGTCACCGGGAAAGCTCCGCGGGCATTCTCGTCCAGAAAGACCAGATTCATAACCTTCCCCTTGCCGAATACCCACCGGGCATAACGCCTGTGCAGGATACCTCGAACGGCACCTGTGGCATCCCCAAACTGTGCCGTCCACATGGACCAAAAGTCATCATCGGACACATGGCCCCTAACAACCTCCAGGCTAGAAAGCGGCTGGCGAATGAATGAACCAATGTCATCTTTCCCCATGGGGCTTCTCCTCCAGCAACTCGTGCGGCAGCATCATCGAAGACAAGAGCTTGCCTTCCCACCGCTTAAGGGACTCCAGTGCGTCTCTTGCGTAAGCCTGTTCCTGTGGTTCAAGATGGAACGAAACAGACAGCCCTAGAACATCCGCTCCCCTGACCAGCGTTCTAAGCGTAAGGCCGCCACCTATATCCTCGTGGAGCATCCGCTGGACCTGGGAAATGGAAGTCCCCATCTCTTTCGCCAATGCCCGGATACTGAGGCCCTTGGCCTTCCTTGCCGCGTCGAAGGCTTCACCTATATGAGATCGCAACCTGTTTTCTACCGCCGCCGTCCGAGCATCCTTATCCTGGGCAACCGATAATTCCAGGGGAACCAATGAGTCCACACGCGACAACAACCGCGACGGAGATGAGAACCATGCGCCATAACACGTAGCATCGCAGAACCAATACTGACTCCCAGCCGCGGTTGAAGCAGGCTTCGCCATCTTGGCCTTGTCCCCAGCCCTGAAACATGCCGCACACCGAGCTTGTTCCCCAACCTCTTCACCTAACATGGTGCTACTCCTTGTGAATCGAGGGAATGGGGCACCCGTCACACAGGATATCTCTGCCGGGGACACAAGCCGGGGAACATGACTTGGCGATATACTCTGTCAACCGCTTTACTTGCTCCTGTAGCCTTTTCTTCGCCTCCGTCTCGACATCTTCCGGCGTCCAACCACACTCCTCGCAATACTCAAACTGATGTTCACAGCCCGAGCACGTAACTTGTATGGTTTCCATCCCGCACTTGGGGCAGTATTCCCCCGTCCATTCACTACGTTGGAACTGCCCGTCTTCTGGAAGCGATCTCATTTGCAACCCCCCAAGTTGTAACCATCCAGGGATCTAACAGCTCTTGACCTTGGATAGAAGCCATCACAGCAATTGCCATATCCCGTTACCTTGCCATCGGACCAACATACCGCAGTATCGAAAAGACGTGACCCGTCTACAAGCACACGGCCATCCCAAAAAGAGCACAGCTCACAACGCTTAGGCCTCAGTCCTCCCATGCTCAGTCCTCCACTATCTTGACGGGGACTCCCTCTATTACCCAATAACTACCCAGTATCCGATCCCGGAGGGCCGTAGCCAACGAATCGGCAGCAGCATACGCCTCGTCGCCAACCGAGGTCGTGGCCAGATAGAACATGGTCCCATCACCATTGGACTTCCTGTTCCCAAAGTACACCTGGACGCTCCAGTCCATGTTATTAGACCCCAGAGTGCTCACAAGGAAGTCGAGGCCCCCGGTCCCGCTTATGCAGAAGAACACGTAGAACTCATGCGACCCATGACCGCAGCAAGAGGACAGAGTCTCAATACCAGGGATAAGATTCAGCGCACAAACAAGCCGCTGGCACTCTGTATCTATCTTCCTCTTCTCCATCTCTACTTTCTCCTAGACTTGTCAACCGTTGTCCTTCGTTCTATCGCCTGTCGCAAGTAAACGACAAGGTCAAGAGCCTCTTGGTAAGCATCAACCAATGGATCTCGCCCATTATTGACTTGGAGCGGAGTCCCGTATTTGCGCCTGCCAAACTCGTCCCGGCCCTTCATATCCGAGATAACCAGATCCCACACCGAAACACCACCGTTGCGAATCGGCATTGGCTCAGGAACCACAAGCGAAGAGGCCGGTACAGGCTGGCTCCCCTGCTTCTCTTTTCGGGAAGGAAGACCACACGACACCCCTAGCACAAAAACCATCCACAAAAGCACGCAAGCTACAGCCCACAAATACAGGGCAATCCCAGTCCAAGCCTGCTCCGCTGTCACGGTGGCAGCCAAGTACCACAATGCAGCCCCTGCGAACAAGAGAGTTACAGCCCCTATCCACATCAAAACCTTCACCATATCATTCCCTCCACAGCCACTCCAAAGAGACCTTATCCGCCGGGCGGAACGTAACTCTCTTGTCGCCGTCCCGCTCCCCGCAGTAGCTCCGAATCTCCACACGATACTTCCCACACTTGGAGCAAACGGCCTTTGTCATCATAGCCCCATTTCCAGCATCCCAGCACCCTGGGTTTTCCAGCAGGCCCCCTACTACTTGATACGGGTAGACCCATTTATGCCTACAACTCATGGCTCTCCCCCAATACCGAACTAATGATAGACTGGAGATCTTCCATCAAATCTCCCCATGATTCCAAGGCAGCGAACCTCATTGCTACTCCCGTCCCTTCTGTTACATCGCTCACCGATGCAACCATCTGCACAGCCACCAACGCAGAAGTATTCACTTTAAGCACCACCGCCCTCATGGTAGCATAAGCCGATTCCTCACTTCGATCTTCCCCTGATAGCCAAAACTCAGCCCACGATAGCCATCGGGCATTATTGCATACTTTCTTTGCACACAAAATGGCGATCTTTTCCCTCTGCTCTACCGTTATCACTGGCGGCACTATCTCTCGAACTAACGTCAATTCCGTACTGAATCCCTCAATGTTGTAGTAATCATCACGACATACTTCGCCACCCGCTTCTGCCTCGAACAACCTCATGGACAATGGGGAAGAATGACCTAGCATCCCGCCCATTAATACCTCTACCTCCGGCGAATTATGCCAACGAAACCAACCAGGACCACGCAAATCCCCCTTCCCATTTACAACACTGGTTACCCCTAATTCCCATTGATACCCGTCGCTGGTTCGCCCATCGGCATCGGTCAGTTTATAAACCAACATTTAGGCCCCCTAGTTGTGCTTGTGGCCAAACATGGCTTCTAGCGCCATGTAATACAGAACGAACAGGGCAAAAACCAGGATCACCCCCAAGGTCCCCAAACCCAGCGAACCGGACATAAACCACGAATGGGTCAGAACCACCCCGGCTCCGGCCGCAGGAAGCCCCAAGGGGACCCAAATCATAGCCGCTAGGTAGACGATATCATCCCACATTCCCATTTCCTCTTAGGCCGTCCATCGGCCTCACAAGCAACATAAGCCTAGTCTTGAACGTTGTCAAGAGGGAAAATGAAAGGCGCTAAATCTCCCGTTCCATCTCTTCCTCTTTCTCGACTAGCCTCCAAGCCCCAGACCTAGCGGCCTCGGTCGCAACCTCCCACATATTGACCCCAGTCAGGCCAGGACCTCTGTATGAAAAAATGAATAGGTCACCGCCACGGCCGACCGAACAAGGGGACTCTCCCCTGTACTCCACGCTGAATCGGTGCCCGCCAACCATGACCCAATACTTGGAAAACGGCGGGACGTACCCGGTAACGATCTCACGAAGAGTAGCCGTAGGTGGCGCTCCGTCGACGAGAAGAGGGACCCGGTCCCCGCACATGATGATCAGCCGGTACCCAGGTTCTCCAATGCCCTCCACCAATGTCTCAATCAACCACGCATCGCGCTTCCCGGTCCGTCGCCCGACTTCGCAAGTCTCGTCAACCATTTTCTCCCCCTATCTGCAATCGATTGCACCTATTCAGAGTCTGGCGTCCGAACTCCTAGAATCCGACCCACCATATCTATCGCCTCTTGCTGAGTCTTGAACTCCAAATCGATAGCCTTGGCGAAATTGCAAAGAGGAGAAAGCAATACCTGCCATGTGCCCTGCCTGGGGCGCCTCCAGAACTCCAACCGCCCCACCTGGGTATTCCAAATCCACATGACTGTAACGTTGCCCCGTATCCGCTCATCGGGCTTGGGCAAACCCTGTCGCTCTGGCTCACTCCTGATATCCAAGCCCCGGTCGGCAAGCCAAGTGATAGCCTCTTCGGTTGTGGAAACATCCGCACACCCTTTGCCACGAAGCCAAACACGTATGCGCTCCGGGTGCTCCACATAGCCAGCATCTTCAAACCGGATGGCCAGATAATCCTTTGACCTAATCCACTCTTTGACCTCTGGAAGGCCATAAGACAGCCTGAACAACTCTATTTGGTCGCCCAGAATTTCTCTTACCGTCATCTCCTGCCCCCTAAGTTTTGCTCCGGTCCGTCACGGTCACGACGGCGTTCAAACACCACCAATTCAAGCACTGCCCGATTCTTGGCGAAACCGGAGATCTTCACCACCGCAAACCTGACCCTACCACATGGGGAAACGATCCATGCAGCGATCTGTTCCCCCTCGCGCTTCCACAGGCGTCTGGCGAATGTTCGCCTTGCCCAAGTCAGAATCGCCCGCTTGGGATTGCTATCCCGCATAAACGTTCCCCCTCGTTGGAGAAGGCGATCGTCAACGTCCACATTCCTTCCCGACCTCACCACTCTATAAATGCTCTGCACCTATATCTCCACTATCCTGACCCACCAGCCTGTCTTAGGATCTTGCGTCCAACCTTCCCCAGGCGCATACCCTACCAGCTCTGGATTCGACGTGAACCTTGAATAGACCACCTCGCCGTTGGGGCCTATATTGGCATGGCCAACAGTGTAACTCAGCGGGGAAGCGGAAATGAACCCACGCCACACCACCAAAACATATCCCCACATAGACTCGGTTGGCGAGACACAAACCGCCCGGCGATGGGGAATCGCCATAGCCTTCCCAACCACGTCCGCCATATCCTTTCCCCTGACCTCCACATACTCATGCTCCCGTGACTCCAAGAAAAGGAACCACAGCTTAGGGTCCACCCCGGAAGCAATGTTCTCCACCATGTATTCAGACGCAGCATCTAGGAGATCTACTATGTTTTTGTCTTTGACGTGGTAGATCGTCATTTTGTGAGCAACGTTACTATCTTGTTTCATCTGTTCCCTCTTCACATTCCAAGGCATGGGAGTAGATCTCGTTCGGGGTGCGACACGTATAGCCGCACTCGCAGGCGTAGCTTCTGGACAGCACGGAGGGCGAGTCCCTGTGCTCATAGTAGTCCTTGGTCTCGAAGCTAATCAAGGCCTTTGTCTCTTGGTTCAAGAACTCTTGCTTTGTCATTTCTCACCCACCTTGGACCCTGGCTTGATCTTGTAAATGGCGTCTGGACCCAGCGTATTTCGCAAGGCCCGCATTCCGGGGATGGAAGCATCCTTCCCGTTCACGAACATATCAGCCAACTTTCTTCGCCAGAACCGACCATGCTCGGCAGCGAACTTCGTGATCAAGTCAATATGACACTGTTTGATTTCCATAACCACACCCCCTAAATCACAATACCGCAGACAGCTTTTCTGCTATCAGCTTGGCGCTGTCACCCGGAAGAACCGTAGTCGACGCTGTATACTCTGGACCGTCCACCGAAGCCCATATCCCGGCGGGTCCCGTTCTCTCTGCCATTTCCAAATCTCTCCTTGCTTCGGCTAGACTTGTGCAGGAACTATAGACACACCCGAACAAGTGAACAGTGTATGTCACTTTCACTTTCATCTTATTCCCCCTCGTCGAAGCTTTGCTCTTCGTAAACATCGACAAGAGCTTCCGAATCTTCCATACCTTCCGCATAGTACCGGATATCAGTTTGATCCCCACCGTCCTCGAACACTTCCTTCTCCAGCTCGGTCCCGTCAACAGAATCGATCCACTCCGGCAAATCTGCCGTGTTGGCGTATATCTTAGCTTGGGGCTTCTGGACCCAATGGCCACCACCCCCAAAGTAATTGCCATGATCGTCTCTAATCCTGAAAGTTCGAGTAGTCTTCATTGCCATTCCCCTGACAGTTAGACGTTACAGAGCGTTTCTTAGGCTATCTCTGAGGCACTGTACTGCTATCTTGCGGCTCCCGTACAGCATCGGATACGGGCCAACCCAGCACTTGGCCACGGCATCATAATAAGCCACTGCGAAACCCTTATTACCTTCGCAGTCCTTCGCAGGGGCAATCTTGAACTCCCTCGCCCCGAAGTCCACGACTTCCGCCCCGACCCTAACCGCTTGACTCCGGCGGGACGAAGCCGCTTTCTTGTTTGTATCGGTCTCAACCACCCCGTTGATTCTTGTGATATAGATATACATGCCGTCGCTCCATGGCCGTTCGGGCTGGCACAACCGCCAACCACGGACATAGCATATGGCGAAGCTCAAACGTTGTCAAGAGGGAAAGCGAAAAGACTTTTTCGATGTTGGGGAAACCAGGATCGGAAGCGGTGCTGGCTCGGATCGAAGGCATTCCGGCAGACGCTTCACCCTACCACCGGATAGGATTTTCCGGTCTTTCGGGACCCACCCTGCCTTGCGCGCCAACCCGCAGCTACACCGGCCCACCCCATCGAAAATGCAGAACTGGCAACCGCCACAGTCGTCCACCCTCGCTTCAACATTGCGCAAGGTTATCACGACCTTCGCATCGGTATCAGACATTGTTCGCCCCCTTCGTCCGCTCCACCACGTAACGAACCACGAGGGCCAGAACAGCCAAAACTAGGATAGGACTATATCGCATCCGCTTCATGGGGTCTCCTCCCTGACAACCCTAGCATATGAAAGCAGCGCTCATTGTCAACGGAGAATCACGTCCCACGCTTCATTCCACTTTTCCAGCTCGAAACGTCTCGTCCGATGAACCTGATTTTCCCCGTCTCTTGGACCGTCTCGACAAACGCCAGAGCAATAGTCACCAACCTCGGGCTTCCACTTGGCCAGAGCTTATCATAGGTGATATCAACCGACTGGCACAGGCAGTACACGCTTGCGTCGCCACCAACACCCCACCCCAAGTTAGGGACGGTCAGTCGGATCACCGGCGGCGGGACAACCCGCTGTAGAGAGTTCGCTGAATAGGTTGGAAGAACCAGATTGCGAAACCATGCAACCTCCACCGCCAAATCTGGATTCCTTTCCCCGGCGGCCCCAGAGTCTTTGACCGCCCCAGCTTCTGAGAACTGCGGATCTCGGTCGGAAGACAGAGACAGGGACAAAGAGAAAGGCCGTCCAGTGCCCCCTGTATAGGTGTATAAAGGGTGGCTCCCCCCAGCTATTTTCTTCTCTTCCCAGTCTGCGCCGACCTGCTCCTGTAGCGTCTCGGGAAACCACTGGACAGTCCGATCCCAGTACGTCTGCTTCGCTGCATCCCTTAGCACCCCAATGGTCAGCGGCACCGGCTTATGCGCCCTTAGACTGCCAGGAAGGTTCCCAAACAGATCTAGAAAGTTCGCCATATCAGACCTCCAGGACCTCTTCGTTCGCTCCTATAACTTCAACATACCGTCCCTTCAAGGCCGCAGTGTACGCCCCGACAACAGCCCCCTCAAATGCCTCCGGGTGAGGTTGGACCAGCGATATGGTTACCTTGTTCGATAGACCGAATCCGCAAGTAGAGCCTTCCGGGCAGATATAGGTCACTGAGGACGCCAACCCCATTGTCACAGGGAGGGTCCCGTATACCCGAATCCACGCCTTATCAGGGGTTAGAGGAGCCCACACAATCGTCTCCGCATAGTGCTCTTGCCCTGCGAAGTCCACGATCTTCCACCGGCCAGAAACCTTCCCCCAACTGCCAACTGCCGTACCTTGCTCTGGAATGATCGGGAATTGGACCGTCTCGGAAGCACTCGTCAACTTGAACTCCCAAACCGAGGCCGAAGTGTACGGCAAGGCCGGAGCTACCAAGTCGGAAATTGTCATATCCGCAAACGTTATAGGTCCAGGAGGGGTCTCAGAACACGTATAGTCCGCATCCCTAAAGTCTGCCGGAACCTCATCCATCAACGGGAATCGAGCCGGGATTCTTGTATAGGTGCCTTCCCTCTGGAACGAGACCAACACCGGCTCATATTTGGAAAACGGAACCGAGACAATGCCGGGAGAACCAAGGTCAATCGAAGCCAGCGCAATCTCTCCAGTAACGTAGTTGACGAGGCCAAGGACCGTGGAATCACTGTTGTACGTCTCTGCCGGGACCAACTGCCCCTGGCCTGCAACTACGCCAACGTCAACCAGCTTGAACCTACGCGATGCCCCACCGGCCAATGCACTGGGAACGTTGAACTCCACAACCATCGTCCCCGTGTTTCCAACCCCTGGGTCAATCAGGTTACCTCGGTAGTCGGCGTCCTCTTTCAGATACCGGCACTGAGTCCCCCAACTCCCGTCCGACCGGATCATCAACGTCGTCCCGTCACCCCAGAAAATCGGATATCGGTAGTGGTTCTGTGTCGCTGTCACCCTAGAAGGCACCGGAATCCGTCCAATGTCTTCGGCCCCCAGCCAGTACAACCCTTCCTCGGTCCCCTCATAGCCGTACATATTGGTGAACGCCCAAACCCCTTGAGCCGTCCCCTTCAACTCCACCAATTGGTGGTTCCTCGCCACCGTGAGCCGCTTCCAAGCCGGGACCATACCGTCTACAAGCCTCGCCCCGACCGTTGTCGCAAGGTGCTCCAATAGACCGTCTTTCAGGCGTATCCCGTGCCCGGTCCCTGGGGGCGCCGTCACAAGTGTAACGGCCCCGATGTTCGAGCACACTATGTCGACTTCGAGAAGATCCGAATAGGTGATCCCATCGCTTCTCACATAGTCTTTTGGGTAGCCCATGCGGAAGTCCTTGATCAACCAGAACTTCGCAGGCACCCCACTATCGATGTAGTAGGCCCCCTTCAACACCCGGAAATTGCTAGACCATGCAGGGTCGTCCATATCCACGAAGAGCGTAACCGTGGAAGCATCCTTCACCTCTTTGCCATCCCACCAAAACCCCGACCGAAGAACCTGTTCGTCTCGAACCTTCCAGGCGTCCAACCAGAACTCAGCGTCCCGCTGCTCCCGAATCAATGCGTCAAACACTGGCCTTATAGCCGAACACAGCGTCAACAGATACCCACCCCTGGACTCGACCAGGGACCTAAGCTTGCTCGGCCAAATGTCCACGAGCATCCGCTCGGACCAATCCGCATGGCCAAACGGACCACCACCAAACGGACCTGCCCCAAATCCCCATCCCATCGCTCTACTCCATGGCCATTCTGTCGATTACCACAAAGTCGCCATACAGCGCCGGATTCGGAAGGTCGGGATGCTGCGCCATTGTAGTGTCAGGCCCAGTCCCCTCGCTTCTCCAGTTGGTAAGCACACCGTCTGCAATGCGCTTCGCTCGGTTGACAAAGATATAGGTGGTCTCGGTGCTACCACCGGCAGCCAGCCACTCTCGGTTAGTTAGCGCCACAGCATGGCCCGTGGCCTCCACCATATCAGCCATCCCAATCCCCCGTTATGGAGAGACCCACGAAAACGTCAGCCCATTCGCAACGACCCTCGTACCATCGCCAGAGACGGAGTAGTTGGCCAACGCAGAATCGATCTTCTTGACCATCACAAGCTCACCCGCCGTCTTCCCTCCATCGGTGAAAACATAGCAGGGGAACTCCACGTACTTGTCACCGTTCTTCGTCCTTCCAACACTCGAAAATGCCTGTCCGAACTCCAAATAACCGCCTTCCCAGGAAGTCCAACTTGAGTTGGGAACCGCAACATAACCACCACCGGCGTTGCCCCAATTCCCAGAGACATTGGTCGCCAACGGCTTGCCGAACATAATGGCACAAGCCTTGGTGTCGCTTGTATCATAGGACGTGATCACTCCAGCATACAGAGCCTTGTCAACAGTCGTGCCAACCACAGACGTTCCATGACCCATAAATACCTGGAGGTGGTTGATGTGGGTCGACATCGACAACTTGAAGTAGAACGTAGTGTGAGTGTCCTGGCTCGTCTTGTAGACCGCTGCCAAGCCCCCGGACGGAGCAAATAGCTTGGTACCCGCATCCCACCCGCCATCGGGAGAATAGATAACCCCAAAGCTCTTCAATGGAAGCACATAGGCATTATCGGCGGCACCGCCAAACGTCGTGGCACCCGCCGTAGCAGCAATCAATACCTCGCCATAAACCCCACCTGGAGATGCCGTGCTGCACCTACAGACAAAGTAGTCCCCGTCAACCAGACCCGCCCCGTCTGCCGTGGCGAAGTTCCCGTTGGTGTAAATGACTGACCACTGAGTCTCGGCAACGTCATTTATAAAATTGTATATACGCCAAAGGGCAACCAGTCGCCCCACGCCCGCAGATTCCTTGAAGACTCTGTACGCCATGTCAACTCCTACGCATAGGTGAGTTCAAGCCAAGCACTTCCCAGCAGGCCAATATCCGCCGGGTCGGCACTACCAACCAACTCCAAACGTACCTCGTAAATAGACTCTGCCAACCTAAAGTTGCCCGCACCGGCTCCAATCACAAGAGCAACAGATGCCAGCTTCGCCGGACCAGCAGCAACGAAGTCCAACATGCCACTCGTCACCGCCTCGCCATTGGTAAGGTTGTAGAGGGTCACCGTCGCATGGATACCAGGAGTCGGCCCCCCGAATCCAGCAACAGCCATGAATTTGAGGATCGCTCCATTTCCAAACGAACTCCCCGACAATGCCGTGTATCCACTGGATAGAGGGCCTGGAGAAGCGTTGTCAACCTGCTTGTCGGTCGTCAACAAAATCCTTGTAGGAACGGCGCAAGACCCAGAGCAAGAGCCTCCGAATACTTGCTTGAACTGGCCATCCCGCAGAACTACTCCATTCCTGAAAAACACCCGTTCATCCACTCCGAGGTCCCGCCGGACAGCGAGAAGGAAAACTCCATCTTGGTCTATTGGTACTCCACCGATTGAATCAGTCACAACGTCCACGATATCAACGGTCAGAACCCCTGTCGACTGAGGCGCCCGTACCAACTGGATCACGGCCATCTTGCCATCGGGAAGAACCATAGACCCCGCAGCTACACTAGGAACGAACCCCGTGGTCGGGCCAAGTATCCCGATGCTCGCATCCCACGATACAGTATTGGTGCCCGCATTGAACGTGAACTCGGCATCCGTCGCCACCACCAAGTTACGATCTTCCCTGGCAGCGAACACAGACTCGTCGATCCCGGTCAACATCGAGACAAACGTTGTGAACCAGTCCCTCACATTCTCGTCCGGGTACGTCCAGGTGCACTTGTCTGTAGTCGCCATCAAATCCCTCCCGAGAACCGCTGAGCCAGCAAACTCTCCACAGCCCAACCTATCACTTCGGGCAGCTCACGGACCCTCAAAACACGGTCACGTTCAACCAACCACTCCCCGAACCAACGCCCGTCAAACTTCATCTCTGCATTATAGCCGCCCATAACCGGATAGACCACAACTTCCACAACTAGTCCATCGCAAGTCTCCCCATGGCATTCCAACCGATTGTCTTGGGCCAGAGCTTCACCGCACCGGCTCAGTCCGTACAACGCCATATGCTTCAAGATCGCTGCCACGGAACTCCTGAGAACCGCCTCATCCGTATCGCCTACATGGCTGTTGCAACACCTAAGAGTGCGAAGCCTTACCTCGCCCATGGCCTACGCCGCTCCCAAGGCCTTCGGCGCCCTCTTGGCAGCGTTCCCGACAATTCTGCCGATCCCCATCGCCTCGACTATATCATCCATGGTCACCACCCGGCCAGTCACCAATGCGACTTCCCCGGATATCTCCTCTGGCTCGCCCTCTGGAGGGGTCACAGTAGCCGACCACGGAACTCCAGTAACCTTCTCCATCTTCCAAAGCACAATACCAGGGACGAACTGGAAGACCACCTTCAAGTCAATCTTGTGCTCATTGACCCTCATGGTGCCCTTCACCAAGGCCTTCCCGCCGCTAAACTGTAGCGAGACCAAAACACCACCGAATCTCTTGAACTCTTCCTGGAAGAACTCCGATAGCACCCCGGACAGCTTCAAGGTCGTCTTGGTCAACGCCGTCTTCATCGAAGCGTCTGGAACCCTCGCCGGGATAGCATCCTCGCACAAGGTCACCAACGAGGCAGACCCGGCTTCAAGAGCGCCCCACATTGACTCGGAAATCTTAGCCATTTTCACCCCCTGCAATCGATTGCACCTATCATGCCGGAACAAACTTCCACTTCAATCTGCATTCTATATCGTCTCCGGCGACTACGGCACCGTCGGCCACAAACGCTACAAGAAACCCGCTTTTGCTTACCTTCACTACAGTAGCCGAGTCCACATGAGCCCCCAGCACGGACCCTGATATGTCTATTTCTGCTATAGTAGGTTCATGCCAATTTGCTGGCAATAAAGGCGAACCGCCCTTTACGTAACAGTATGGATATTTTACCCACATGTAATACAATGGAACAACGGCAAATGCCGCAGCGGCAAGAACGACAAACTCCTCTTCATAGAGGATGTCTTCGGCCGGGACGCACGCTTTGATGTCCTCGACCAGCTTCACGACAACACCCGAGGCAGCAGCGCCAACCGTCTCTCGAAGCACGGTGATCTTGCCAACATTCGCTCCATTGGTCACAACACCGTGAAACACCGCCGGAACGTAGTCGTCTACGTGGCCAGTGAGGTCCAGCCTTCCATCAGAAGAAATCCCCAGATCCCCACCGCCGGTCGTCCCCAAGAACAAACCGCCCGACTGAGAGAAAATCTCGAACTTGCCAACCCCACGAGACTCCAGAAGGATGTCCCCGGAAACCGTGTATATCTCCACCTCCCCTGTCCCGGATGCCCCAAATGTGAGCTTCCCAGCCAGAGTGGTCAGGAACTCCAAACCACCGGCCTTGGCCAGCAATGAGATTTTGCCAGACCCCAAAGCCTGGATCGTAAGTTGGCCGTTCTGAGTGATGATCGATGCCGTAGCAGTTGAACCAGAGCCAGTCGTCTTGAAAAACGCCCCGGTAATCACCGTCGCATCAATCACCGACCCCAGATAGGTCTCATAATTGGAAGCAAAGCGGACCTTGCACAGCCCGGCGCCCGTTGGCGCACCCCCGTTCAACGTATCGACTTTGAGAACTCCCACCGGCTTCCCAGTGCCGTCGTCCTCTACATCTACGTATAGGTAAATACCAGTTATCGGGTTAACCCCAGCGCCGTAAGGGTACGCCTCCCCGGAATCGTCGAAGGCTCGCTCAATGACAATAGGCTCATGGATCGGATGCAGGAGCAACGACGTACCGTCAAGGGACCTCCCACCTAGCGCAAACTCGCTGCCACGGCTCTTGTCCGTCCTCACCGTATAAACATCCGCATAAGCCACTCGGATGTAATTGGTGGCTGGAGCGACAATGCTAAGGGCCATGCCATAGCACTCTAGGTAAGCAAAAGCGTATCTTGCGGTAGAAGGCACATTGAAGGTTCTTGTGTACCTATTATAGACGCCTCCAGTAGAATACGGGGCGACGCCAAGTTCGGCCTTCAGATCAATCGACCCCTCGAACGCATCAATAGCCGTAGCGTCTACATCGAAGAACAAGACTCTCAGACCCAGGCGAGTCACCCCACCACCGGCGGCAAACGCTGGATTGAACGTTATATCCGCCACCTTCACGCTAAAATCAACAACCACCTTGTCCCCGTCGGCAACAGGGACCCTCCCGGTCAACGGCATGTAGAACGCCTTATAGGTCGCAGCCTCGAAAGGAACTGGCCACATATCGAAGTGGAAAACGCAGCCCCCGTCTACGCCAGCAGCAGAGTCGTCGAAAACCTCTAGCGCCGTATCCGCAGCACTCGGGAAGCTGAACAGCTTCTTGTCTGGAGAGAACTTGGTCCCTCCAGGATCGGTATATGATAGCCTGCTTCGCCCCAGCCCCATACGTTGGTAGTCGTCCACTCCCCTGGGAGCCCCAAGGAAGTGCCACTGGCGATAGTGCTCAGTTATGTTCGCCGCCGGGATAACGACGGCCCCAGCCGGAAGCGTAACCTCGCCCAAAACGCACAGGTACTCCTTGTCGGCCGCAGCGAGGTAGTCGGCAAGAGAGTAGGCATACAGGTCAAACGCCGTCTCGCCTGCGACCGCATAATCCACAACCAGCACCAATAGGACGGTAGAGAAGTCGGGGAAAGCCGCCAGCGAGATCGAAGCTGTGTTCGCACTCAGCCGAGCCCTCACCTGATACCCGGTAGAAAGCTCGATTACCGCAACGCTATCAGAACTGCCCGCATCAACCACCAACTTGACCGACCGAGCAGCAACATCCGGCTGGATCTCAAAACCACGCAAAACGCCTCGCGACGAGACTCCGAACAACCGTTCGTTCATCCCCTCAGTAAGGTGAGGCTCCTTGAACCTAAGCTTGATATTGGTCTTACCTAAGTCCATCAGTCCAATAGGCGGCATATCTTACCTCACACCGTAGCAGTCAAATTGAATGTTATGGTTCCCTTGGTGACCACATGGGTAGAGTCAATAGCAAGGTTACCATTAGTGTCAAGATATGCAGGGTCCCCGACGATCTTTACAGTCAGAGCAGTCCCCACTCCGGGAACCGAAGCATCCCGGATCGCATCATAGAATTCCTTCTCATATAGAGTCGCCCCAAAAGCACGGCCCTTCAAGACCCCGTCCACAACATCTGCCAGATCACTCTCGACCGTGGCGACAAGATTCCCAGGCAGCACCACCCCGGTAATGGTGATATCGGCCTCGACCAGGAAGTCCTCCCCAGACGCCACAGAGACATAGACCGCTGGACTAACCCTCCCGGCGTTCATCCACTCTTCGAGCCTTGCGACAAGGCCAATTGACGGAGCGGCATAGAATCCATCCGAATCGAGAGTCAGGATCGGCAAGCTGATAACGTTGGCTTTGCAGTCATGAGCCAGAATGCTATCCAAGTAGTCATATAGGTCGGCAGAAAGCTCCATCGCTGCATCCTGCCATCCCACGTTCTCGTTTTCAACAACCAGGACGGATGCCGTAGTGTCTACCAATTTGCCAGAAGTGGCCCCCACGTTGGAAAGGGCGGTCACGTCCGCCATCATGGAAATGCCCTGAGCCAAAATATCAGACGTGTCCCCCACTAGAGCGTTGGTAATCGTTGTCAAAGCACTGGTTGCACCGGAAAGAGCCGTGCCAACAGCAGAGATATTTGTTCTGTCCGTTGACAAAGCGCCGTGCTTCGCCTCCACGTCCGACCCGTTTGTGTTCAAGCTTATAATGTACGCCAAGAGCTGATTGTATACCGTTGGCTCTAACTCGGTTAGCACGCCGCCGCTGGTTATGGTCGTGCCCATCATGCCTAGAGCAAGTGCTGAATCAGTTTTTATGGCGGTAACGCCAACGGTTATTGTGGAAATATGAGACGCCAAGGACGATAGATACGTTGAAAGCATATCGAGCGCTGGGTCTATCACCGCTCTTTGAGCCACTATGCCCGACGTTTGGGTAACTATGTCAGATCTAGTCGTTCCAAGGTCGGTAAGGGTCGACCGGATAGAATCCACCAATGCCGTGGCGTCCGCTATCAGCCCATTCAGTACAGCCACCTCACTGGTGATCGCAGACGACGGAGCAGACACACTGTTCTCTAGGTCCGACAGCATCCCAATAAACGCATGGTCCGACGAAGCAGACCTCGCAGACAGCGCTTTGGCCTTGGACACCGTCCCGTACTGGCCATCTGAAAACGTCTCAGCCAGAGCCTCCATATCGTCCCTGGACACACCTACGTTCCCAGTCCTTTTCCACCTGGGAGCCGTGGTCGATGCCTCAGCCAGAGTCTCACGGTCATATGCCCCGACAACCTTCGTTGAATTCAGAACCGTAAGCGGAATCGTCTGGCCCATGACCACCAATGGTGAAACTTCGGCGTTGATCCGCTCCTTGGCAACTGAGCCCGCAACTCCATCTGTCACAAAATAAGACACCTTCACCGTCGCCCCATCGGGGAACACCTCACCGGCCACACCGTCGCCGCCCTGGATCTCTGGATAGGTGGCATTGTAGTTGACCTGGACCTCGGTCGCCGTATCGTCGAATGATATGAAGTCAACAACATCCCACTCCAGACCATCGACCCAGACCCGAACCGAATCATTGGCCACAAACTTACCGGCAGCATCGCTAACGTCCCCCAAGACCAGCCGCTGATTCGCCACCCCTGTACCTGTGAACGTTCTGACCTTGGTCTCGCCCTGGCTCAGAGAAATGACGCCCACCAATGAAGTAGCACCGGCAGGAATCGTCACCGCCTGTAGCGACTCGAAAACTTTACCATCCCCTGTGAACTTGAACCCACGAGGGATTGGAACGTCGAACGCATACGGACCAGACGGGAGCGTCACTGTGTCGAGATCAACCGTCCCCGCAACAGCCCCACGCATCTTGTATCCCAAGGTCTCGCAAGCACCGGCAACAGCCGAACGCATATCGGAAGTCGGTAGGTACGCATTCTTCGCTCTTCGGTCCCCGTAGTACAGCGCATGAATCGTCGCATTGACCACGACCTCCACGAACAGCATCCCCTGTCCTGCGCTGACAAAGTTGTTGAATACAGGGCCGAATGTCGGGTCGGACTTTAGAGCTTGAAGGACGTAGGCCCTGACCGATGACCTATCCAAGCCATATAGCCTTACCGGAAGATCCATAGAAACGTTCGTTGCCATCAAATGCCCCCAAGCGACGCTTCAACCGTTCCAGGAACGCCGCGGTAAACATACCGGACCTCTATAAACCGTATCTCATTCCCGCCCTCTATCTTGGTCTTGGGCTTGGCGTCAACAATGGTAACGAATGGCAGGTAAGACGAGAACGACTGCCTCAATATGTCCAGAGCCTTAGATCCCAAATCCTTGTCCGTTGCATTCTGGAATGCCAACACTGATAGGTCAACACCGAAATCCGGGAGCCAAGGGAACTCCCCTGGAGAAGTCAAGGTGGCGATCAAAATCACGTCACCTACAGAGTCAGGCCCGTCCAGAACAACAGGGAACACCCCATTGCTTTCCGTTAGGCCAAACGCTATATCCCTAAGCCCTATGGCCATTTGCACCCTCACACAATAGGGAACGGGGTCGGAGTAGGACCTACCATGAACATCACAATCTGCATCATAGCATTTGACTGCATCGCCGTCGATAGAATTGCAGCAGGGCCTAAAGCATCAGAGCTTACCACCGTCAATGGATCTATCATGGCCGGACCTGATGGAGGAGCAATCATCCCAGGGAATACCACCAATGGCCAAAACTTCGATAAGATGCTCGACAGCTTTTCACCGGCAGAGAACCCAGCAATGACAGCCCCCATGGGCGGCAGAACCGCCGGAATACCCATAGCCGTAGCGCCCATGGCCCACGACTGGAGAACCGAAGCAAACCGCTGAGCGGCAGACGATACATCCGACGACGGACTTGTCGCCATTTGAATCAACCCTTGCTGTAGCACTGACAATGAAAGCATCATCGCCCCCTGCAATCGATTGCAGACCTACGCAGGAACCCCTAAGTAAGGAGCTTAAGAATAGCCTCTAGTTTTTCCATGGGAAGTTTGTTTAGTTGCTCATGACTGCTAGACGCATCTTGGACTAACCTAATAGTTCTTTGTTTTTTCCGTTCCTGGAGCCAATTCTCAACTTTCTGCTTTGACTGGCTGTCAGAACGCAATAGTGTCCAGTCGCCAGCACTCCAATGCTGGCCCCCGTCACCAATCATCTTCCCCGTTGTGAGAGAAAAAGTCATCTCACTCATCAGTTTTACAAAACGAGGCTCAGGCTTAATTGTAATCTGTTTTGGTGTCTTTTTACTTACCACGGCAGGGATATAGCTTGAGTTCAACCCACTATGTTGCGCAACAACACTATCCCCAATTTCTAACAATGCCAAATCCTTTGCAGTTAGTCTTGTGGTTTCGCCCTGCTCTTCCGTAACCCTATACCCGTAACCCACCCTAGAGTTTTCAGCAATCTTTATTCCATCTTTGACTTCGTTTTCGCCCATAATGTTAATCCCTATCAACTTGCCCAATCTGCCTATGTTATCCATTTTAACTCCTTAATCAAGCGGACAGGAGAACCCCAAGTCGGGCAACTCCGGCAAAGATGGAAGCACCACGCTCGGCAACGATAACCCAGGAAGGCTTGGAATTCCAACACTAATTGTCGGGAAGTCAACACCTATATCCGGGAGAGAAATGCTCGGCAGCGACGGCAGACTCGGCAGCGTAACCACTGGCAACGCCACACCCGGCAAACTGGGGAGCTTCAAAGTCGGGGGGCTCCACGAGATATCTATCCCTATGTCCGGCAACGCCAGCGTCGGAAGGCTCGGCAGCGACGGCAGCGTTATGCTCGGAAGCGCCGCGCTCGGCAACGACGGCAACGACGGCATAGGGAATTGGCAGTTGCTCATGAGATCATCACCGATTTCGATTTGAACGAGGAAACCAACGCCGCCTGCAATGGTGGACCGCTCGGGCCGTGGAACGTGTCATGTGCGTGTGTCGCCAGCCAGGACGACAACTCAGTCCAGCGAACAGCCGGGCTATCCGCCTGTGGAGCACCTATAGACGTGCTACCGCATATGGCGATCTTCGCCCCAACCATCTGAATCATATCGCCCTTCAACTGGATGAACACCGTCCCGTTCTGAATCGTCCAGCCGTCCGACGAGGTGCTCAGAACGTTCCCAACTGCATCAACCAGAACGATCGTTCCATCCTTCATCTGGAAGACTGAGTTCCCGCCGTTGGCAGCTATAAACACCCCGTCGTCGAGGTTCACAAACGACTTGCCCTTGGACCCGATGGTAACCTTCTCGCCCCCTGGAGTGTCGTCAAACCTGAGCCAATGGCCAGCCTTAGACTTCCATCCCCTCTTCATAGGTGCCTTCCCAACTTCGGGAGCGAACTCAGCAGGGACCCCTCCGACCTTGAACGAACCGCCTTTGTATACCGGCTTTGCCATATCCCCCATATCGAAGGAAACCATGACGTGGTCCCCTACCTCTGGGGGCCAGAACGACCCATATCCTACGCCAGCTCCAGTGCTAAATATAGGTGAGGCCCAGCACGATAACGGAACGTCCAAAATGCCCGTCGCCGGGACCATGACCTTGATCCTGCCTCTTCCCGATGGGTCAGCATTGTCCTTGCAAATACCGTCATATTCCCCATAGTACCGGCCCAACACAACCTCCAGACCAAGCCTCGCCAGCCTATCGACCCAATTCAGGAATATCCCACTCATGCCCCAACCTCCGTTGGCTGCTTCTCCGCATCCCCAGTGGAACTATCCGCCAGACGGCTGGGGTTATGCTCTACGTCCACTCCATTGATTTCGGAATCGTCCCCGAACTTCACACACCCCAACTTCGTTCCCCAGGCCCCTGAGCCCCCCGTCTGCACCAACGTTTTTACCCAGTACCGGCCGTTCAACTTCTTGCACAAACCGTCAACCCCGATCATATCCCCAGGCCGGATCAGTGAACCTATAGTCTCGATCTCCACCTCGAATCCAGCAATGGCGAGGTCTTTCGTCACCTCCACCGAAGCCTTCTCTGCCCCTCCACCCTTCGTCCCCGTGTCCTTCACTTCCGGGATCACTGTCCCTCGAAACCCATAGGCCGAAAGGGTCCCCGACGATAGCTTGTCCGCAAGGCCACGCATGGTGATTGTCGACGATGCAACAGTCTGCTTGCCTCCCTTGTTTCCGGGGTGAGAGTCTTTGTCGGCAGCCTTCTTTTCCTGAGAAACGCCATGCGTCTCACGGTCAACCGTCACAACCAGAGCATCACCAAAACCAGGAGCAAAGAGCACCTTGGACTCGTAAGAAAAAGACAGGATAGGCAACACAACCGTCCCGTCCCCCATATCCCCTATCTGCCCTCCAGGCATGTACCGAAGAACCACCTTCTCTACCGCATAGGTAAGTGCCTTGACCTGCCGAACGTAGAACTTCGACACACCGTTGCTTGCCGTAGGGTCACTTCCGGTCTGGATCTCGTCCACAATCACCATCCCGTATTCAGCCAGGAAAACGCATAGGTTATCCCAGAGAGACGGCCGGTCGAAAACATACGGCTTGGTTAGCTTGATGGCCTTATCCGCCTCGAACACATATCTCTCAGGCCCGATGCTCAGCGCAGAGAATATGTTGTTCACCACATATTCCACGGTGCAATCGTGGAACTCTTTCTTCAACCCAAACTGGGAAAGGGACACACTCACGCCCTTGGAATTGAATGTGACGTTGGCGCCTCCATCACCAATGGAAACGTCTGGGTCGACTGTGATCCCACCCCACCACGGAGATGCCATCCCCCCGGTTCCCACGAACCTGACCCAGAGCGACCCAAGAGAATTCAGGATGTTGCTGTCCAGGACTTCCGCCATCACCATCCAAGGAACAAACGCCGCAAACTTGACTTCCGGGATTAGACTGAGGCCATAGGTAACTTCAACACTCTCTGGTTGTAAATAGGCACATAAATCCTCAACGCCATCCGATTCCGAAGTGTCCCCCCACAACACAAAGCGCTGTTCCGGCTGCCCGTTAGAAGACGGGACAATCACCATTACCTCAACATAAGCCCCAAGCTGGTCACCTACCAATGGGCTCATTGCGCTCCCTTCCCTGGCTTCCAAACTTCAGCAACATAGACCGGATCGGGAACCCGAAGGGTCCGGCCAACCCAAAGGTCCACCGTTGGCATCTCAATGTCATTGGCAACGGCAAGGACAACCCACAACTCGGCAGACCCATAGTACCTTTTTGCCAGAGATTCGATCGTGTCCCCAGACTCGACTACGCATACTTGGTCATCGTGGCGCTCCTCCAAAACCGGGAAGTCCAGCATCCCAAACGCTTGAGACCCATCAGTAAACTGCACCAATGGAGCAAACCAAGCAAGCGAGTCCTTATCTAACCTAACACCGCCCATGCGTTACACCCCCAATGCAGCGCCCTTGCTGCGGTCTTCAATCGCCCCTACACTTTTGCCCTTGGTATCAACCAAAACGTACCGGCGATTCCCCAACGCTCCACGAACAGCCGCCAGCTCCTCACGCAAAACAGAAATCAGTTCTTCCTGGCTCCGCTCGTCGTCGATCACCAATTCAATCAACTGCTTCGCATCCCTTGTCTTGTTGGCGCTCCGGTCAATACTCGCCTTGTTACCGTACCTGCCAATAGCTTCCCTCAAACCAGCAAAAGCCTCCTGAGACGGGGAAGCGTCAAGCGGGAACACCAACTCCCTTCCATGGAGAATGGAAAGGTCTCCGCTCCTACGGGCATTGGAAATGCCTCCAGATGACCACCCAGGAATTTTATATTCCTTCATGATCTTCGTGGCAAACTTTAGCGGGTCTTCTTTTGATTCCATAAGGCCGGGAGCCCCACCTAGCAATTCGCCTCTCGCCGCGGTGTAATGCGCCTCCCCCATTGCCGCTCTGTTCTCGTCAAGCGTCTGGAGCGCAAAATCAAGCTGGCCCCTAATGGCCTGAGCCCTCGACCACATATCGGCGTTGTAAACAACTCCATCAATGGACTTCCCCAGATCGACATTGCTCTGGTTGAGCGATGCAAGCGTCGGGCCTAATGCCTTATTGTATGCTTCCATCTTGGTAGCAGCAGCAGCCTCATCCGCCAGCCTCTTCGCCGCCGCTGCCTGTTCGGCCGAAGCCGCAGCCATTGCATCATCCCGAGCTTTGGCCGCAGTATCGCGCATTATAGTCGCTTGGTCGTTTGCTTGACGCTCTACTTCAAGAAAAGCATTCCCAGCAGTCTCCGTATCAATAAGCAACTGGGCGGCCGCAAAACTCAAATCAGAACTGCTTGCGGCAATGTCTGCACCTATAACGTCTAAGTCGGCCATGGTCTGCCTGTATGCCGTAGAGTATTGGTCAATCTCTACTTGCTGGCCCGCTGCGACATCCGTAGCCATGGACTGAATGGCCGCAGTAATCAATGGTGGAACTGACTCCCCTAATCCAGCAAGCGTGTCCGTCAAGGTTTTCACCGCGGCTTCAGCCGGAGCTTTCAGACTTGGGGCAAGAATAGCCAAATCCTCAACCTCTTTCTGACTAAGGCCCTTCAGCAGCGACTTGTCGCCTTCGCTCTGCCCTTGGCTACCATAGAGCATGAATCTCTCGGCAGCCTGGGATCTGTTCCATTTCGTTATTGAATCTAGGGCAACCGCAAGTGCAGGGGCCATTGCCGCATTTACTTGGAGGGCCGCTTGACGATCGGCCTCTAGCTTCACCGATTTTTCTTCAAGCGCAGCCTTATCCCTTGCTCCCTGGTCCTGTTTCAGTTTTATTTTTAGCAGTTTCGCTTCGTATTGTAGTTTTTCGGACTCCATCTTCAGCGCATAGATCCTATCTGCATTGGTGATTACTTCCGTCTCGGCTTTGATCCCCGCCGTCAACGGAACCACCTGAGCTTCTAACCCCTTCAACGAACCAGTCGTCACAAAATCCTGGAACTGCTCCGCAGTGATTCCCCCTTGCCTTGCCAATGCAGACATCATGCCCGTCATCGCACCTATCTGTGTTGGAGACAACGGAGCATCACCCCTCACGTAAGCCTCTAATCCGGCAGTTACGGATGACAGCGCAGCAAGTTGAATTTGCGATTGATTTACATGCGAATCATAAGTATCGGAAACGTACTGTATGCTAAGCGCAGATTCGGACATCGCAGTATCGAACCACTTCATGCTCTCGTCGAACTTCTTAGCGTTCTTTTTCATTGACTCTTCAAAAGGCTTCACACTATCTTCCATGTTCTTAACCCACTTCGCCCCAGCAACATCACGAGCCAACTTCTTCTCAGCTTCACCTCTCGCTTCCGCTGCATCGAACAAACCATACAACCCCTTCGCCGCACCCGCAGCGCCACCTATAAGCGCGCCCCATGGACCGCCAACAGCGAAACCTAACGAAGCACCACTTCCTACATCCCCGATCATCCGACCGGCAGAATCCTGGACCCCGCCCTCTTCGCCACCCCCGCTGATCATCCCACCTATAGCCTGGGCCGCCACAAGGCCGCCAAGGCCCCAACCGGCACGCCCCATTACCTGACCACCATATCCCTTGGCAGCGTTCCATCCCGCAGCCCCATAACCCTTAGCCTTTCCCCACGCCCCGGCCAAACGACCTTGGGCCATAGGAACCGACGCAGGAGGAGGTAACGCAGGCATATCATAGGCCCGACCTGAAACATCGACGATCCGACTTCTCGCCGCAGCAAGAGGAGCAGCGGGAACCGTAGCACCGGCAAGCGCACCCCCAAGACCATTCGATATGCAGTCGCTTGTAGGCGTAACGCTCTGGCATAGCGCTTCCTGGATCTTCCCTAACTTGCTAACGATCCTGCTCGACTGAATCCAACTCCCAACTGCACTGATGCCAGAAAAGATAGCGCTTCGGATAGACTCGGAGAATATGGCACCAATGAGAATCCCCTTGCCAGCATTGGACAAAACCTCGCTGATTTTCTCCCACAAGGTTCGCGACGGGTCGGACCACCACTCCGAAACCCGAGCAGTAACCTTCGTCCACATCTGGTCAAAAATTTCCCGCATAAACCCGGTCAGGAAGTTGGCGATCTTACCAATGGCCAAGCCCATATTTTGGAACGCTCGCTCAAGTGGCGTAGTGACAACCGTAGGTTCTACCTCATATCCGGTAAACGCAGAGAACGCCGCATCAAACACCGCCCCAAGAATTCGGCCCACCCCAGAAATGAGGTCAGCAACGACCCCGGCAGCGTCCATCTTTTCCAGGAAAACAGCGATCCCGGCAAGGCCCTGACCTATGTAGTCCGCTCCCTTTACCGCAAGGGTAGATATCAATTCGGCAGCATTACCGGCAGCAGACAACCCCTGGCCTATCCATCCCCAAATTGTCGTCCCCGCAACCTTGATCCACGGTTCTACGGCACTCCAGATCTTCCCGAAATTCTCAAATGCCCAGACCGCTCCACTCTCCATGAAGTCGAGCAGCTTCTCGCCGTACTTCCTGCCATTGGTCAAGAGCCAGTCGGCACCCTTCTCGAACCATCCCCACACGGACATCCCAAGCTCTTTCCAGTCCACTGTCCCCGCAAAATGAGCGACACGATAGTACAACGTCGTCACGGCCTTCCTGATTGCAGGCCATGCGGAATCAACAGCCCACTCCCACCCGCTGGTCAACCATGCCCAAGTAGCAGACCCAATACCCTTCCAGTCAATTGACGATATAACCCCCACCACGCCAGTCCACAGGTTCGACATCTGCTCTTCAATCCACGGCCATGCCGTCTGGGAAGCATAGGTCCACCCTGCTTTCAGCCACTCTACCACAACTCCCTTTTTCTCCCACAGGAACGACCCTGCACTTGACAGCCACCCGGACAGCAGGTTGACGCCAGCCAGGAAACTGGTCCTGAATCCATCCCAGAATCGCAACGCAAGGGCCTTCCCGGCAGACAGAACAGTGTCCCACTGCTCGCCCTTGGTCATCCCCCTGAATCCCTCAAGCATACTCTTGGAAAGCTTGTCCCCGCTAAGCCACGATATCACCCTCATGAAACTCTCAGGCAGGGCGTCTATCCGCTTCTGAAACGACTCACTCAGGACGCTCCCTTCCCCAAACGCATTGCCCAAAAGAGCAACGCCCCCGGCGACAAGAGCCACAGGCCCAAGAACGCCCATAAGCGTTCCTGGAATCCCCAACATCATCTTATTGAACCACCCCAACGGGGCCACAAGATGCTCGAATCGGAACCCCATCGACCCAAGAGCCGCTAGCATAGGCGCCATATCAACAACTGCCTGCAACGCCATATCCCCAAGCGCTCCGAACGTAGGGAACAGCGCAGATAGACCTATTCTCCGAACGGCAACCATCTTCGTAACCAGCAATCCCAGCGGTCCACGGTCGGACGCAAGGTCAGTGATAATGTCCCCCAACGCCCCATACGCCCGCCTCGTCCGGCCCACCAATGACCCAAGCTCCTTGGACGCCACCTTGTTCATTCGGGTCTCGAACATATCCTTGACCCGCTCCATCTGCTCGTCCATGGTCAGGCCGGTCTGATACGCCGCATTCGCAGCCTGTTGCAAACTCTTCCCTGTCTTGTTTAGTGTTCCATCCGCATTTACTATGGTTTTCAAGTAAGCATCAAGGCTGTCATTATCAAGAGCCCAAGTCAGGCCAAGATCGGACATAACACCCTGCAAATATCTGGCCTCAGTGGAGTTCTTGTCCATACCTTTGTAGGTCTTTGCCATAGTTTGCATGAACTGTATTGGTGACTTCTCCAACATGGCTTGGGCATCGGCAACACTGCCCAGAGCAGGCGCAAGCTTCACCAATGAATCGAATATGTCCCCTCCTGGGTCACGGCCCTGAAGGATTTTCCCAAGATTGACTTTCGGCCCGCTCAAAAACTTGAACAATTCTCGTGACTTATCAAACGCTTCATCGGCAGAAAACCCAGACCGAGACAAAGCCCCCGCCAACGCCGTGATATTCTCGGCCGCCGCCCTAATCATCTCGGGACGCACCTTGTCAGGGAATGATGCAAATTGCTCGCCTAGCATATCCAAGGTCTGGCCCATTTGGCTCACAGACGCCTCACCTTGGCCGAAAGCCCCACCTATTCGGTAGATGTCGTCCATGAGTTCCTTGGCGCCCTTGGCTCCAAAACCCCACGAATCTGCAAGCTCATCTAAGACACCAACGTAGCCCTTGAAGTCCCCGATCATTTCGGACATTCGGATCATATCCTGGGCGTTCGCAAATCCTAACGCGGCAATCTCTGCTTCGGTAAACTTCTCAGCCAACGCACCATACGCCGCCTGGGCACTCTCCGCACTGGCATTCAACCCGTATGCCGCCGAACTCACCTTTTGCATCTTGCCCGCTATGGCGTCCAAGTTCCCGCCCATGCGGAACGCCGCTTGCCGCCCGCTCTTCGCCGCAGAAATCCCAAACTGCTCTATGCTTGTGGTCAGTCCCCCGCGAGGCGAAAACTTATCTGACAGAGAGTCCACCGATCGCCCCAGTGCATCCAATTGGTACACCGGCAAACTCTGGAGAAACTTAGGAAGGAATGAGGAGCCTAGCGTCTTGTCGAGCTTGGAAGATGCGGAATCAATCCTAGATAGGCCGGAGCTAACATCCTTCAGCCCGCGCCCTAACCCCCGGTCCTTCGCTCCCATCATGAACCCAAGACCGAGTAGTTTCAATTCCGCACCCCCTTACCTATCGTCTACCTCTCATTCTGCTCTTTGGGCGAGAGGCTTCCTGCTGCTTCTTGTTCTGAGCCCTCTGTTGCTCTAATGCGTCTTTCTCGTCCAACAACCGCTTCCGCCTGGAGTACGGTATGCCCATGTACTCCCTGTAATCGCCGCCCCACATTTCCTTCCAATATACAAACTCCTTTTCTAAGCCTGTCAGATCACCGAAGGGAAAAAGAACTCCGGCTGCGAAATGTCCAGAGTAGCCGTCTGCAATCGCTTGCAGTCTGGATTGTCGCACCTGTACTCGAACTTCAAATCGGGGCCAGCCTCTACCGCTTCAATGCGCTGGCGAAGCCACAGTCGATCGCGAGTGGGCATCCGCTTGATCATGGCGATCTCTTCCATGTTCACAACAGGAACCCCGTCTACATCTGTCGGGAATGACCTGGAAAACTTGTGACCATCAATGGAAATCATTCGCATCCACATGGCAAACGAAATTCGGGACTGCTCCAGATCCTTGTTCGTGCGCTTGTGCTTTGAATCGGTAGATGTTTCATATTCTCGAATCTTGGACGTGATCTCTTCCTGAGACCCGCACATTACTTCCCACTCAGCCAGAGCGCCGGACGGCAAAGAGTCCTCATAAATGCGCTTCTCGGGAAACTCGGGATGCTTGACATCGACCTTCGATAGGTCGATGTGCTTCGTTGATTCCCGGTGGCACCGCTCGCACTCCACGGTCATTTTGTAGAGGTCACCAAGAGAAATCCGCCGAAGATGAAGCATCACCTGCATACGGTCAGAAGAGGTCAGCTTCTCCACCGCCCGAAGCAACTCCTTGCGGTCCTCAATGGTGCCCAAACGCTGGAGGCAATTGAAAAAGATATGCTTGGTCCTGGTCACGAAGGACGATGAACGATCGGCCAGCAAGTCTTCCTCGTCACCGCTCATCTCACGGAACAATGCGTCTCGATGCAAAACCCCATCGGACCCGACAAATCCCCAACCCAACATAACCGACTGCAACGCTGAAACTGGCTCAATGGTGTGCATCCGTTCCCCCTTGGCTCTCGGCCGGACTCCATCCTACAACACCATGCCGCAGAAAGAACTCCCGGCCCAACTCACCTATCAAGAGGTGACGAACAGCGTCACTCAGCGAAACACCGTTCTCCTGGCACAGACGCCTGAATGCCTCATATTCCTCACTCGGAACCTCGACATTCAAACGCATAGGTCACCCCTCTTTGGCTCATGTTACTCAAAACTGCTCGTAAGGCAACGGTTTTATGCCGTTCTGAGCTTGGCTTTTGAGTAACGGGGTCCCGCACCGGACGCCTCGCCTCGACTTCTTGCACGTAGGGGTGATCTCCCCGTGCCCGTCGCTGAAACGCTTCACCTTGCCAGTAAGAGGAACCGGAACCTGTGGAATATCCCCAGAGACCAAAGCCTCCAATGCCGAAAGCCACCTACCCGATATCATAGCTGACCTCTAGTCTGCTCATGGAAACCACCGAATACCTCTTCGATGATGGGGAAGCCGTAGCCACCTGGATATCATATACGTAAGAGTCAGGGACCCATGTAGCAGAATCAGACGCCGAAAGGTAGAACTCCATCTTCCCGCCTTCCGCAGAGACAATCGCCCCTTGCCCCGTAGTCGCCGTGCTCTTGGTTGCCTTCGCCGTGGTGTCCTCTTTCCTGAGCTTCACGGTCAGATATCCCGTGCATCCCGTCAGATTGTAAGGGGCTCCATTCACGTCACGGACATACACCTTGATCGTCTTGTCGGTCCCGCGCACCAACCATATCGTCTGTTCCATCAACCGACCTCCATTATCACGACCAGAGTAGTAGAAGGGTCCACGGTCCCGGTCAACTCGGAAATAGACGCAACCTCGCCAAAGACAGAAACGTCCGGGGCGATCACACCTATGACCTCGGATATGTCGGCAACCGCCATTACTTGCGTCCCTTCTCTATGAGGATGAGCCTAAGCCTGTCCTCAGTGACTATCGCCTCTAAGCTCTTGATTATCTTGGCTCGCTCCTCCGGCCTTAGCGCTTGGCAAGACCGACAGTTTTCGAGCGAACCAGACAACGCCGACAGCTCCCGAAGCACCTCCCCCAGCGTATCGTTCTCGTCCTTCAACTCGCCAAGGTGGTCCCCAGCCATGCGCTGAATATCAGCGGCACACACCATCAGCCTATCCAGCTTATCGGCGGGAACCGCCACACACGTAATGGTGGTTGTCATGGCCGTCTTAAGCGCCCTTAGCTCGTTCAAAACCTCAGTAAGCTTGTCGGCCTTCTCACGACTATCACCGGCATCGGCCCGCATTTGAGCCCGGAACTTGAACCACGCCACCAATACGGTAGCGACAGAAGTGGCCACAACGCCCCACATGACGTATGGCGAGGCCGCATACATATCCTGAGCGGCCGAAGTCTGAAGAATCATCCATCTCATAATGCCCTCCACCTGACCACCCAAACCGAAAATCACACACAGCGGAGCGCCATTAGTATCACCATAATCCACGCAATAAACAACCCTACAAATTGGGGATTGTTCTTGACCTTTGACCCGATAACTTTCAGCTTCTCCATGGCCACCCTCCACTCTACACGAGAGAGAACTCTTCAAAATCTTCCATAACCAGATCGAGCTCCATCAAGGACACCCCACTGCTCGTGGCATCAAAATCTGTGGCGACTTTGTATCTGGTAGCCTTGCAATTGCTCAACATCCATGCCCTAGCAGGCATTCTCGGAACCCACGACCCACCACCGCCCAAATCTGACCTATGGTACGCTGCCTGCATCACACCGAAAGCCCCGGCAAGAGTCCCCGCCGCAGCATAGCCAGCACTCAGCCCCAAAGCCGTTGCCAACATCGCCTGGGCCGCCGCCCCGGCGACAGCGCTCGCTGCATCGTCAACCCCGCCACCAACGAACTGAATCAACAGAAAGCTCTTGTCTGTGTTCGAGTGACCGTGGATCGTCTGCCGTATCCATTTCCAGAAATCCCCGTCAGCAATGGTCGCACCACGAACCAACGTCATGGGCGCCAACGATGCACTTTCTACCACCTGGACCGGGAGCATCCTATTCGCCTGGACAATCTCCCTCATGGCCAGCGTGACTTCTGGAGCAGTTATCGATGAAAACCCGTAGACGGGAAGCAGCGAGTAATACGGAGGAGCGAGGCTAGGGGATACGTCGACAAGCCAGAACGCATAGTCCTGAAGGATGTCGAAGATCCTGGACCGAGATGATTCCAAGGGAAGAGACATAGGTCAATAACCTCTTCAAGCCCTTGTCACCATTAAACGGAGGTGCCGTAGTCCCACCACTCATATGACATATCCATTTCCTGCAACGAAATGTCCGACGCCGTAGCGTCAAGATCACCGGCAGGCTTTACACGGCTCGGGAAAGCCTCGGACAGAACATATATGTTGGAAGCGTCTTTGGCGGTCAAAGCATCGGACGCATACTGGCCAGAGGGAACATCAGGAGCCACGCCAGCCGCATGTGGCATGGCCGTCCTGTGGTAGTGGTAATAGGTCACTTCTGCTCGGTAAGAGCCACCAAACAACACCCTCTTGAGCCAATCCCAAAACATGGTGTCAGAAAGGACCACTCCCCTGGAAAACGTAACGTCGCCCTGACTCGGAACCCCTGGTTCTTTCCGTGTGAAGGCGTACATCCCTTCTCGGTACTCGGAAATTTCCGCAGTGGTCTCAGGCGTAGTGATCGAGTTGAATCCCGCATCTCCGTTAACGGAGTGCTTCAATAGGTTAACCCCCTGTACCTGCTCAGCCTTGGCCCGGAATTTGAACCCATGAAGAAAATCGTAACCTTGCGCTCTCGGTGCCATTGTGCCCCTCCTCTAGTATGGACTGCTCATGCTGCCTAGCACTTCGTGGAAAATCTCGCAGATAACCCCGTCAGGGTCCCCCAGACCAATGCCAGTAGTGACTACCGACAACTGGTCCCCACCGCAAAGGTGAAGCCGCAGATTTGGAAGACACACGGAGGCCCCAGAGGCCAAACCAGTAGCCGAAGCGAGAGTGAACGAGCCGCCGCTCGCACTCACCACCGCTATCGAGTAACCAGTGGCCTGTGGGGCCTCAATGCGAATCTGCCACACGACGTGGGAATAATCCGGGTTCAACGTAAACAACCCACCATGAACCGCATCGATCGGGAACTCCTCCCTGCGATTGGTGATGACCGAGACCCCCGTTGGGGCGACTCCATCAAAATCAATCGCAGCCGCCGTGCTCTGCCTAGTAATCATCGGTGTGTTTAGTGAACCCACTTAGACCCCCATCGTGCAATCAATTGCCGCTAAGCCGAAGCCCCCTGAGTGATCTGAGTAAATCTCAGGCGGATGAACTCTGCCGGGGTGGACGGGGCGATGTAGACATCAACCACCACCTGACCGGCACTGACCACGTTGGTCGGATTGTTGGAGTCGTTGCACACGACGTAGAACGCCTCACGCTCCGACTTGGCATTGGCATTGAAGTACCCTTCGGAATACAGCCTCTTCATGAAGTTGTAGACCTGAGAGTACAGCCTCAGTCTAAGGTTGGACCCGTTGTTCTCGAAGCAGGCCCACCACGTCGACAGGTACAGGGACATTTCCACGTACTCGAACAACCGGCGAGCACTCAGGTATCTCCACTCCGGCGTATAGCTCAGCGAACGGCCTCCCCAGATAACTCTCCCGGTTTGCGGCCAGTCGACGATGCAGTTGACGCCAGAACTGTTCAGGTCCCCAACCTCTTCCTTCGTGAAGTAGGTCTCCAGGCCAATGGTCTGGAGCAGCTTGCCCTTCTCGGTTCCTGCCGGGGTCTCACCTACGTTACGCTCGATATCGCATCTGGCGTAAGCACCGGCGATATGCCCAAGCGGGGGGAACGTTACGGACGTGTCCAGAACCGGGTCCAGAATCTTGACCCACGGAGCATAGAGCGCACCGTAACTGGTATTGGCTCCAAGCACTGCCTTGCGGTAATGCTTCGCACCCGTAGCAGTTACGCCTCTCGGGACAACCAGCGGAGCAAAGAAGTTCTTACGAACTTCGGCAAACGCCAGAATCAAATTGTCCACCGTGGCATTGCCAGCGAAGTCAGGAACCACCGGGCCAATAAGCGGCTCTTCGATGGTCTTGAACGCATAGATTCCACGGTTGGTGGCGTCAAGAGCAGAGCTGACCGTCTCGGCACTGCCGATCAATGCCACACCGTCGCTACCACTGATAAGAGTGTATGCCAGTTCGGTAGACGCAGGCTCCTTGTAGTAGGTCGCAGCGATCGAGGCCGCTCCCTGAAGAGGAGTCCGAAGCATAACGTTGAACGTGCCAAGGTCATAGTCCACCACGTTCGTTCCACCGGCGTTGACCCAACCGATCAAATTGCCGTAACCATCGTCGTAAACGATCTTGGTGGCACCAAGGGCGTCCACATAAGACAGTTTCAGAGTCTGGGGAACAACGCCGTTACCGGCATGGGCGGAAACAATCTCCCCGATGTAGGCACTGGTCACTCCGTCGCCAACCAGGGCGCCGCCACCAGCGAGCACCAATGACTCGGCAGTAACCTTCACTGCGTCCAGGCCAGCCGGAAGACCCGTACCGTAAGGTGTGTCAATCTCAACCAGCTTCGAGCCGGACAGAGTATCGTTCACAACATCGGGCAGGTAGTTGGCAAGGTCAGGATCGCTCAGGTTCAAATCCCCGAACTCTTCCTTGTCCTCATAGGTCGTTCCGCCAATCTCAGTGGCTTCTCTCACCACCAACGAATACGACAGGTATTTGCCAAGGTCAGGGTTCGTGTTGTCTCCGGTTGTGTCTTCCCAGCGGTCTTGGACCGGGTCGTAAACCACCGACACAAACGAGTCAGGCTCCCCAGCGAATGCACACTGGATGCCGTTGCCATAAGAGCCCTTGCCAATGCACTTCAACCGCCAGTAGAGCTTGGTATAGTCCACTTCGGCCGTAGTGACATTGTCCACGTAGTTGGCCTGCAAATGGCTATCAGGCACCAATACGCCAGACGAAACCTTCGTCTTGAACTCAATCGTTTTCGCCGTTCTGTCAATCTGGTTCGTCCCGGCCACATCCAATATCGTTGCAGGGAACGCCCCGACAGCAGGAGGTGCCGCATCAACGAACTCGTCGTTGGAGTTGATCCAGAACGTCTTTGTCGTCCTCGACGCAACCAGATTATAGGTGATGTTCGCCACTGCCGGAAGCGCAGGAGGTGCCGCTAACGCCGTGAGGGAAATGGCCCCGGTCGTGTAATTGACCGTACCAGCCCCAAGGAACGCAGTTGCGATGAACGTGCCGTCACCCTTGTCATAGATGGTATTTGCTCCCCAGACGATTTCCACGGAACCCGGCTCAAGCCGATAGTCCGTACCGGAATTGTACGGGAAGGTTATACCCGTGGTCACTGCTCCGTTGGCGACATCGGCCACGGCATGGACCACAGCGCCGTTTTTGGCGATATGAAGGTTGTACCAGTCGATGAGATCCCGGAGGAGAATCACCGCACCGGCATAGGTGGCGACCGGGGCAGCACCCGGAGGAGCCACAGGGTCAACGCCCAAGTGGAACGCAGCACCAACGTTGCCACCGTGGTTCTGCATCTTGGCTCGAAGCGCATTCACCTTGACGATGAAGTTCGCTTGGTCGGTCGGAGAACCAGCGGCCACAGGATTGATGATATCTGCTATGCCGTGGTACAAACCACCCGTGTTCGCAAGATGCAAATTCCACTTGCCAGCCACGCCACCGCAGAACGCATTGTAGACCGCAACGTTGTCGGCAAACGACGCCAGATTGGGCTTCAATGCGAATGACAGCTCAGCTCCGTTGCCTGCCATAACCGAAGAATCGGTTGCGGCCGTGGCGACACTGTCGAAGTTGACTTCCAGCGTGTCCACCAACGGAGCCGTAACCAGCGTAAGCGTGAACTGGCTCACTGGAGTACCAGAGTGGTCGGCAACAGCCACCTTGCCCTCGCATCCGTCAGGAGCGGGAGCAAACAAAGGTGTTTCTGCCGCTACCGGCTCGTCGATGTCCAGGTTGGCAGCAACGGCATCGGAGGCCACAACTCGGCAAGTATACACCCGCTTGCCGCCGTTACCGAAAAACGCAGACACCGTGGTCGGAACCAGCCATCCCGCCAAAGCAGGGCCGTGTTGGTCCAGGAACTGCTCGGGAGAAGTAGACAGAGTGTAAACGTCCTCCTCCCCCTTGTAGGTGTATCCGCATATCGCCATAGCCGAAGCCGCAACACCCTCTACTGGGGCATTACCACTCGGCCGCTCTTCTATTGCAACTCCGGGGTATGTCTGCACCATCTTGACCCTCCATTACTTATTATTCAGAGCCCTTGTCTCGAAACTTCCTCGGAACTCTAGGAGCCATATTCAGCCCCTTCAAATCCAAAGGCTTGGGGTCGTCGACAGCAGCAGCCTTCACAACCTTCTCTTCAATAGCAGCAGAAAACGGAACCCCCTTCGCACCTACTTCGATAACTTCCGGGGCCTTCGGAACAGTCGTCTGACCCTTCTGGACCCCACACAGATCTACCACTTCGCCCATTCTACCAGGAGACAGCGACACGGAAGACAAACCCTCGATAGATGAAAGCTTAGCCCCGTCCGGGAACCTATAGTATCTCATCGGAGCCAACGAAACTACCTCCCCATTGGGAAGCGTAACCGCCTGCCTTGTTCTGCCCTTATAGAAGTATACTATCATGCTATCCCCTATGTCATAATGTGAGCGGTGACTGTAACCCCAACAAAGCAACTCACCGAGTCGGACGGTTCCATCAGGTCAATCTCACCCTCGACCCTAATGGATATGCTCTTGCCGGGGACCCGATTCACAACATCCGCAATTTCCGTAAGGTCACTGGTACCATCCAAAAACGCGCTGTAACTCCGGCTGTCACCGTCGACCGTCGCAACAACAAACCCTCGATTCAGAGGGAACGTCTTCAATAGGTGCAGGAACATGTCCCGCTCCTGGCCCTTTTTCTTGCCACGACACTCAATCTCATAGGGCAAGTTGAACGGCCAAGCAGGAGAAGTGGTAGTATACGCGTCGTAACCACTCACCACCTCCCCGCTCATGCGAGTGATGGTCTTGACGGCAGCACCCGAAGCCGGAGCCCTCGTGCCCTCCATCGCTCCCTGCATCCTCGCAGGGTCAGGGTCGGGGGCGCCTGGAACTACGCAAAAGCATGGCAACAGGTAATCCATGACACGTTCTTCTGGATTCCGGTAGATGACCGGGATCATGCCGTTGAACCTATCAGGACCGTCAACGCCGACAACTCTCGCTGCGTAGTACCGCCTACTCCCGTCAGGCCAAACCACATCAACCAGCTCCCCGCCTATCTTGCGGAAAACTGCCTCGTCGAAGTGCTTTGACGTGATCCCAGACATAAGCGCCCCCGGTTACCTATCCGATACTCAGTCGTCTTCGCCTTCTTCCTCTTCCCCATCGTCCGAGGCCCAATTCAGCATCTCGTCAATGAAGTTCATGGAAATGGCGGCATCAAGCCACTTGGCATCACCCTCGACATCCCCGTCTTCTGGGAACTCGGGAAGCATACCTTCCTCAGTCGCTTGGTCAAGGAATGCACCAACAGCGCTGTAGGCCTCGTCCTCGTCAATGTCGAACTCAGACATCATCTGGTCGACGGCGGCCTGGAGAAACGTGCTGGCATCCTCTACCATAACACCCTCTTCCAGTTCGTCACCAAAGAATACCTGACCGTCTTCGGTCACGCTGGCAAGCTGGCCATCCCGGATAAGCCCACGGGCCTCCAGTTGCTCATGCAGAACCCGAGCCGTCTGCTCCAGTTCCTCTGCGACCAAATCGTTCTTGATCCCTGAAAAAGCAACGCTAATCTCTCCGTATTTCATTTTACCCTCCACTGAGCCCGATTACGTAATCTCGTCTTGGAAGTCGAGCACCATAGGCACTTCTGACTCCCTCATTTTCCGGGGAACTCCACTAGTTGTCAAGTTCCATTTCTCTCCCTCAAATAACACCTTTTCAATCTTGCGCCGCATCGCAGGAGATACGCCCCTTTCAGTGGCACTTACCTGCTTCCGCCATGCCCCAATAACCCCACTTCGACCTATGCCCTTCTCTGCCCGTCGCCCAGCAAATCCAACGTCAACCCATACTGTACGGGCCTCGCTCTGGGGAATTGATTGACCCCTCGCTGAAAGCCCTGCAATCATTGCAGCCCGGACAGGCTTGACCAACGCCTCCAGTCTGGAGACCTCGTCGCTTGTGACCTCACGGACTACAACTACAGCCATAGACTCAGGCGGCAGCCATGGTAACGACTTCCCAGGCCATGGATTCGTTGTTCTGAACGCATCCAGTAGACCCGTGTCGTCCGGCACACCCTTGGGGAAAACGTATACGGCATGGTTCGACTCAAAATCAGACAGCCGCATCGACTTGCGCTTAGGTAAAACAGCAACACCGGCAGCGCCATCCACTTCGACCAACTCCATCGACCGGGCAAGATCTCCAGCGCCTCCAGCCTCCAACCGTCCCCTAACGCCGTCCATAAAACCGGATGCAGATTCCAGCGCAACGCCCCGCCTTACATCCTTCATAAGCTTGGGGTCACGCAGGCACCTAATGAGTTTCTTCAACTCCCTCCGGTCCTTGGGGGCCATAGAACAGTAGAGAAGGCCTTTGGACATTACTTCCCACCTTCCTCATCTTCCTTCCCATCTGCCCGCAAGAAAATAGGCTCCTTGTCTTTCCGGTAGACTGCCTTCGCCACCAATAGGCCGTCTTCTGTTCGGAAGTCCAGAACGACCTTGACTGCGCTCATTTCGGAAGGAACGCCAAGCAACAGCTTCGTGGCCTTCAAAAACGCATCCTTGGTCATCTTGCCTTCTGTTATGTTGGCAATGTCTGACGACTTGCCGAGCACACTACGGGCCTCCTCTAAGACTCTTTGAAAATCACTCATTTCCGATCTCCTTGTCTATAAACATACTTTTATGGCTCGAACATAGCCCAAAAACAACGCCATTGCCCTTTGGCCGGAATCCGACAGTAGCCTCAGCGCCACACACCATGCACCACTTCCCCCATAAGTGCCTTGGCAACTCGCCTCGGTACATGGGAAAATCTCCCATCTTCTTGGGTCCTGAGCAACCTATGATTGAACATGAAGACAGCCCAGCGTCGTGGGCTTCCCACAGGTTATGGCAGAACGAACACACCAAGCAGAATCCCATTGACATCATAGAAAAGGCCCGCTTCTCAATCTCCGCAATTGCCTCTTCTACTGACTTCGGACCCACCTTTCTGCCCACAAAGTCGGGATGGACCCAAGACCCGTCGCCCTGCTCTACATACGCGTGGGTCAGCGCATCAACCAGCTTCGACTTAACCATTTGTCAGAACCTCGCGTTCCTTCGCACCAACGACCCCATGGAACGAGTACGTCTTCACGTCGTGGACAGACAAGACCCCTCCAGGTCCAGATACCATAACGTAGCCGACTCTGGGATTGACCTCCACAACTCTCCCCCACGCCATCCGATCCGGGAAATTCAGGTCTCTTACCACTACCAGATCTCCACGGCTCATATCGCACAGCGAGAGTACCTGGGTCAAAGACCCCTCCATTATCTCACGCTGCCTCATGATGGTGTCCACACTCGCCATGCTCATTCTATCCCCCCTCTTGCCCGCTCATTCGGTAATGACTCGCTCCTGCGTCGCCCTCGACACAGATACCACACGAACGAAGCCGAACTATACACCGGCTCCCCCTGTTTCGCATGGACAATATCGAACCACACGTCACCAACAGACTCCCCAACGAACATCTTCACAGCGTCGCCAACAACAGGAGGTAGCGTCCCGGCCGCTTGGTGGAATAGCTGCCTCGGAATCCTGATCTCTGCTTCCGCCGTCTCTTTATACCCGTTCTCCGTGGCATCCTGCTGATCTTCGGCCCGGTTCCACTCCACATTGGCGAACATCTTGAACGGCCCGACAAACCCTTCATCGAACACTTCCTGGTCTATCGGATCATAGTTGCGCTTGTCCAAACGGTAGTAGTCGACGGACACCCCATACAGAGTCACCTCCTCTACCGCAAGCTTGTCGAACAGGGCAATGTCCTGGTCGAAAATCAGCCTGCTTCTCGGAAGGTTCTCACTCATAGGTCATCCAGCCCTTCCGCAATAGCCGCCATCCACAGGAACGGATCAAGGTCCTCGCCACGAGCCGCAGCAAGAGTGGCCTCATATCCATCCTGCTTCCTTTTGAAGTCCGGCTCCTTGCGCTTCGCTCGAAGCCTAGACCGACCCTTTGGGGTCAACTTCCCACCCGTCATGTAGCCTTTGTCTTGAAGGCTGGCAGTACAGACAGCGAAGGCTTTGGACACACCCTTACGGTCCTTCCCTTCCTTGTCGGACACCGCCCTCACACATAGCCTAAGCAGCTCATTCGTTCCTTTTCCAGGCATCATTACACCTATCCAGCAAAGAACCCTGAAGGCCCGTTGATCATCCCAATCCTCTCGTCTAGTCGTTCCATCTCGGCAGTTCCCTCGGATACAAGCTCCGCTCCGTCCGTTGTCTTCGGACCGGAAGCTCCGGGAATCTCTGAATGCTTCCTCAGTATTCTGCCGTATATTACCTTTATTTGCGCCAGTAGGAATCGCATGAAAATATCGATCTCTAGTGACGTAAACTTCGTTATATCCACCGTCATGCTTTTGTACTTAATCAGCGCCAGAGACCCACCGGCGGGGTTCCCGCCTATAGTCAACACCCGCTCCGTCGTGTCGTAAAACCACTCATAGGTGTTCGCAAATATGTCCCTGGCAATCTCATTGTTCTCCAGGATCTGGACGATCCTGCTGTACGGCCCCATCCCCGACCTGTCTCGCATGATATCCACGGGATTACCGCTAAGCTCCACCCCGTAGTCCAACACGGAAGCCTGATAGGTGTCCCACTTCCCAGGCGGGAAGAACGCGTCTACAACCTCGTCGCAATCGGTAGGCATCGTGTACGCCTGCTGCCCATCGACCAGTGTGAGCGAATACATCTTGGTCTGGCCCTTCCGGGCGCTGTACCATCGCTCCGTTGCCCCATATGCTGCATCAAAGTTCTCCGGCCCCATTTCTACACCGACAATGGGATACCCGAGCATGGCCTTGACTTGATCTATAGCTTCGGCTGACGTAGCCGGACGATACGCGGACATAGGTGCAAACCTCCAGAAACGAAGGACAAACTACCTTCGACCTTTCGGCCTTACCCCTCGGCCCATGACCCTACCAGTTGGCAAGTCGGGCAATGCTGGCTTAGCTTCCTCGACGGGAGCATCGGGTTCAACATGGACCGCATCAACAACGACAGGGGAAGGGACCACCGGCTCACGAACCGGATTCGGATTATGGACGCCCAGGTCAAACAAACCCGCCATTTTGTCGACTACACTCTCTGGCCGAAACGTCTTTGCTACAGGAGTCTCGACTACCGCCTCCATAGGTCTCGCTACTTGCGGCAAAGGCGCAATCTTAGGAAGCGAAGACGTAGACGGACGGGCAACAGGAAGTTCCTCGTCCTCGACCAAAACCCCGCATGAGACAAACTGAGCGAACTCGTCGCCTACCAGCAACTCCCCAGGATGAACAGTCCGGCGCCTTTCCCCAACCCCAGGGATGAAGAAATGCAGCGAACATGGGGCAGTAGAACCTCGTGGCAGCTTATATCGCATCATAGATAACCCCCAGAATCAACGCCCCCCCTGCAACCCGATCGCGTGGCGTGCAATCAAATTGCAGGGGGAAAGAACGGCTTAGATCTCGGACCAGTTGGTCACGGTAACAAGACCGTACCATTCGGGTCGCAGACGCTTGAGTGCGTACCTGGAGCGAATTCCCTTCTTCATCGAGAAGTCGTCCGGGTCCTCAAAGGTCTGGGTCATCTGCACGGTGACATACGGGCACCAAGCATACCCGGCGTCAAGGAATGACTGGCCCTTGAATCCCATCAACATCTTGTTATAGGTGTATGCGGGATCTTCGTAAACCATCCACTTCTTGTTCAAGACGCCGACCTTGGTCACGCCCATCTGGCCGGTGACAGAGTTCCACGACGGCTCGACCTGAGTGTAGTCCAGCTCGCCAGCAGGAGTACCATCGCGAGTGAACATTCCACGATAGTCCTGATGAGTTGCGAACTGCTCAAGCAGACCGACCATCTGAGAACTGGTAACGATCCAGTTGGCGTTTCCACGCTTGGTCTTCCGGTGAATGGCGGCAGAAACGTCGTTCATCGGCAGGAAGATCCGGCGCAGAGCGTCCAGACTGTTGACCATCTCGTTAGGTACGGTCATGTCGAACGTGGCAGTGGTACCAGAAGCGGCGAAGAGCGACAGGTCGGTGATGATCTCTCTGTCAATCTCGTACATCATCTGCTGAGCGACACCGGACACCAGATCCGACTCCCCGGACGAACCATGCAATGCGGCGAGATCTTCCATCGACTCAGGAGACCACTTGAACTTCAGCTTCCTGGGCTCTGCCTTCACGGACTCCATCGCAATGTCCAGACTGAATTCGGATACGTTCGCATTCAGTTCGGAGTTGTAGCGATAGTAGGCCCTGACCCGGTTGGTGTTCGCCGGAGGGTTCGTGAACTTGAAGTTGGTCACAGCACCAGTGGCGTAGTTGACAGCGCCAGAAGTGGTGTCACCAGTGAATCCGCCGCTGCCGTTATCGGTAGCAGTCTGGACCACGGCCTCAGTCGTGACGTGCTCTTCACGAATGATCACGGAATATCCGTGAGTCGTGTTCAGTGGACGAACAGGGTAGAAGCTGAGCTGAGCGCTAAGCGCAGCACCGCCGCCGCCCCACTTGGCACCGTCGCCAGTTTCAAGCTGCTCGCCATCCACGTATTCCGAAGAGTAGTGGGGGTTAGTGATAGGTGCATTGTCGCCAGCGGTGACTCTGCCCTTGGTCGTTCCGGCCTTGTAGTCCCAGAAGAACACAGCACCAATCGGTGCGTTCATGGGCTGGACGGTGACGATGTTGTGAGCAATCAACGAAGGGAACAGCTTCCGCAGAATCGGGAAGATGTACTTCGTGTAGGAGCCAACATTGGCTGTGGTAACGTCTTCGGTCAGGCTTCCACGAGCCCGCAATTGTACCCGAGACATTTCCTGGAGCTGAGCCTCAAAGGCCATCGCACAGACTCTACGATGATAGCTGCCCTTGATCCCACGCATAGCAGGTGCCCACTTGTCCTCCAGAATGGCAAGCCGTCTGGGGTCAAAGATAGTGTTGGCGGCATCTGCGCCATGCTTCCCAATTACTTGTTCAAAGTCTCTCTGTTCCATAATGAACCTCCTCGCAATCGCATTTTTTTCAGTCCCGGAAACCAGACGTGTCAATTCCTACCATTGGTCTCGACAACGTCGTTAACGCTCAACCCGATACTAGCCAGCTCACTTTCGAGAACCGGAGATACAGGCTGAGACGCAGATCTGGGTGCCGGGCCGGTGCCATCTCGCGAACCGTCAACATCAGCATTGCGATCAAGAGAAGCATCGTCGTCCAATAGTTCCCTGCCACGGGCTCCCAACCTATTGCGGATCTGCTCCATCACCCGACCTCTAGGCGACACGCCACGAGTCTCCCTTCGGTCAAGACGAGTCAGCACATTCGCAACCTCTTCCAAACTCTCACACTCCAATAGGCCCTCACGGATTTTCTCCCGGTCCGGCCTATGGGCAATACGCATCTCTACGTCCCGCTCGAACTCGAAACGTTCTGCGGCCTCTTCAAGCTCCTGGTTTTCTTCCTCCAGGCTCTTGATCTGTGCCCTCAATGTCTCACCCTGGGCCTGCAACCCAGTAACCATGGCTGCCCTGCTTTCGGCAGTGGCAAGGTTCTTGGCCATAGACTCCAGTTCAGACCTGAGAGCATCAACTTCTGCCGATTCAACACGAATAGGTTCGGGCCTCTTAAGCTCTTCCTTCAACACCGCCAGCCTAGCTTCCAGATCCTCACGGGACTTGAATACCCCGACCGGACCAATGACCCTGCGAATGGCGTCAGCAGATGGATTGCCGCTAAGCGACCGCTCCAGACAAATAGCAAGAGTGGTCTCCCTCACGTATTCGATAGCCTCATCCAGCTTCGAGGCCAAATCGGCGTAACGTACTTTCAGATCGGCAAGTTCACCGAATACGGGATCGTTGTCCCCCGTGAACGGACGGACCAGCGAGATAATGCCTCCCAAGACACCCCTGGCTGCCGCAGTCTTGGGGTCTGCCAGAAGCTCGGCCCTAACGCTGTCCGCAATCTCGGTGCGCTTGCGCTCAATGGCTTCGGCAACCTGAGAAGCCAGCTTGCGCTTCACGTCTTCCGCCGTCTCTGAGCCCTTGACTCGTTCGGTAAGCTCGGAAATCACGGCAGCAGCCTCTTCAAGCTGTTTGCCATTGGTCCCCAAAGCCGACGCCTCAATCTCTTCGATAAGGGTCGGATAAGCCGTCCTGAGATCCGCAACGGTAGGCGCAGTCATATCAACTCCATTCTCGCACACGTCCTCATAATGAACAGACGGATACGCAACCTCTACTGCCGGGTCGGCCACGGCATCAAATGAATCAAGGCGGAACGTCCCTTCCTTGATCATCGTGTTTCCATTCTTGTCCGTTTCAGTCAGGCCAAACCCACGGCTCGAAACACCTATGGCCCCACCGGACTGAACGATTGAGTGCAACTGAGCGGCCGGAGTCCCTGGCTTGTCGGGAAGCAGTTCCATCGTGCCCATAACCGTACCATCCTCTAGGACTTCCAGATTGGTCAGGTAATGGCTCGCTCGCTGTAACTTGGTCTTGCCATCCGCCGGATGATCCAGCTCACCGTAAACCGCCTTGCGCTTCATGAGCGGGAGCATTCGCTGGACGTTTTCCAGGTAGTCCTTCCGCCCATATACACGCTTGTTCTTCGTCGGAACATCGGCCCTGGCGAAGATGCCAGAAAGAACCACCTTGCCGTCTTTGGCCGCTGCCTCATCGAGCTGATAGCTCGAAAGCTCATAGGTCTCAATCAGCAGTTGGGCTTTAGGGTCGAGCTTCATCTAATACCTCCTCCACCTATGGCGACTCCGTAACGGGGTCCTGGAAAGAATCGAAGAATCCGCCGTTGGGCTCTTTCGCTTCTTGCGAAACCGTGGTCGCTCGTACCCGATCAATTCCAGTCTCCCGCTACGGTACGCCGTCCTGCGCTTCCGACCGTATTCTGATAGGTAAAGGGAACCTCCGTCTACCGGGGAGGCCCCCTCTACTCTCAAATCAGTCTTCGTCGCTAGAATCGTCGCCCAGGCCCATCCCATATCGGTTGCGAAAATAGTCCTCCAAGCAGGCATTCAGCCCCTTGAAAGCTCCCTTCGCTTCCACTTCCAGAGACTCCAGGCCTTCGACAGCCGAACTCGCTTCCGCTCGATCTGCAAGATCCATCAGAGCTTCGGCAAGATTGCCCATCTCATTGGCAACATCCAGGCTCCCAGATGCCCCGTAACGAACCATCATCTCCAGAGCAAGGTCTGCCCCTCGGACAAAGGACTCGTAAGCCTCAGCAATAGGTCCAGACGCCTTGCCAACGCCAGCAGAAACAGACTCCATTCGGATGCGCTCTGCCAGATTGGACGAGATCCCGGTGTCGCTAAGCGAGATACGGACCCCGTCAGGAGCGGAACTACGCATCTTATTGATCTTCGGGGCGAGACGCTTACGCAGGCGAGAGTTTCTCTTACCAGAAGCGCTGCGCCTATACTGGCGATTGCCTCGCTTGATCTCTGACTTGTGCGCTCGATAATACTTGCGACGCTTGATCTTCCTTATCCGGGCAGCCCCGCCAATCTGCTTGCGGGTTTTCTTCAGCCCTTCGGTCGCAATCTCGCCATCCTGGGCGCTTTTCTCGCTGCCATTAGCAGCAGGCGCGCCAGCCATCTGATTCATCTCAGGAAGGCTAACGCCCACTCCCGCCAGCTCTTCGAGCAGGGTTTTCGGGGTTCTGTTCATGTGATCCTCCACTAAATACCTGCAACGTCGTCCATCGACGCCACATTGATAGCCCTAACAAAGAACGCCAGCATAACCTCGTACCTATACAGCTCCTCCGTCAGGAGGTCATAGGTCACAGCAGCGTCTTCAAGGTTCCCGGTCGTAACGTCTATACCTACAATATACTCGTAAATCCTGACTATCTCCGCTTCCAGAGAAGCCTTCAATGCCCGGAATTGCACGTAGTCATGCTCCAGGTCCATCCTGCCAACCGGAGCATTTGGGATCTGAATCGCCAACGCCCGTTGGTGAAGAGCATCCAACCGAGACGCCACCTCACGCAACGACAGCCGGATAGAGTTCATGGCATCGGCAGACGCCCCCTTGTCCAATTCTCCAAGCCGAATATCTCGGAACTTGGGCTGCAATTGATTGCCGGTCAACTTGCCAAGTTCCCCGCGCAACAGCTTCCGAATCCTTGGCTCGAACTCTCGGTAGAAGGATCTCCATACACTCGTGCCAACCAGAACTGTCATAATGGACTCTTTCACGCTTGCAACTGTGAACGAGTTGCCTGACAGGATATGGCCTACCAATAGGTCCATGTCCTCTGGGTCCACTGCCCCTGTCATCGCATCGGACGCAACCTTCTCCGCTACCCTACGGGCCTCCAGCAAGGCATCCCCATTGGACGCACTCCAGATGGTTTGCTCACCTATAAAATCCATAGCCTCGGATAGGTCTCGCCTGACGTAGTCCAAACCCTTCTTGGACACTACGTAGGTGCTAAACGTGGCGATAACTTCTTCTGTAGGATATGCCGTAGAGAATCGATTTTTGATCGATTCAAGACTACCGCCGCACAACTTCTCGATAGGTCCAGGAAGCCGTCTCATGAAACCCCCCATGCTGACTTTATAGTACCCGCGCCAATTTGAGTGTCAAGCTATTCTCAGGTCCGCCATGGGCAAGCACAATTGCACTTCCCAGAAACGGGAAGCCACCTTCCAGACAACTACTTCCTCGTCATCAATGTGATTCGCTTCATGTCGCGCACCATGGTTGCGATATCGTCCATCCTGCTCGCAAGCTTACGATCCTGAGACAATAGGTCGTTGACCTTGCTCAAAACCCTACGCTCTTCCGCTAGGCCGAACTTGCTGTGCTTTTCCTCGTTGGCCAAAAGCTGACCCCACTTGGCCTTCAACGCAGAGGAAACCTCTTCCTCTTCACTAGAGGCGTCCCCACCGGCGCCAGCCTGGATCTTCTCACCGTCCGCAAGATTCCTGGCATCCCAAAGCGACAGAACACGCCGCTCATATTGCTTCAAGGCGATGATCTGAGCCGATTCCTCTTCGCTGAGACCTATGATGTTCAAGAGCATCCACGTCGTGGGCATGTATTCGCCAATTCGACTCATGAGATCCGCTCTGGCGTTCCACACCTCCATCCTCGCCAACTCGAAAATCGACGAAGGAATGGTCATGCGCGTAGCATAGCTCACGGATTCCGGGTCTATGTTCCTGGCCATGAGGTCAACACCAACGACATAATCCCAGCCGTCGCATATCGCCCCCTGCTGCCTCAGTATCGACCGAGCGAATATCACACTCGTCTGCGCCAAAAACGACCCAGACACCTCACCGTTCCCGCCTATGTGGAGTCTCGGGACCTTCAACGCCATATGGTATTTGTTCTGGAAGTAATCCAAAAGTTCCATGGACTGGAAGTCCGAACCTCCAACGGTTTCTATCCTGGTATCTCCACCCCCGCTTCCGGCTGGAAACCAGAACTCTTCCATGGGGTTCAGCGGGTTGTAGGGGAACTGCATCTTGCCATCGGACGACTTGTACGGCTTCCGGGCGTACATGGACTTGACCTGCTTGACATACGCCATGCGCTTCTCTGCCGGGATGTCCCCGCATGACACATAATACGCTAGACGAACAGGCGCACGCGTGATCTTGAACAAAACCGCAGAGTCCTCCAGCATGATCATCCGCTTGTGCAACCACCGAACAGGCTCACCTATCCCATGACCGTAAAGGCCTCGCAGCCGCCTGAGCATCAACTTCCAATGGACCATCTCATAGGGATGGAATAAAGCCATATCTCCCACGAGATAGGTGTTGCTCTCTAAACATTTTTCAAACTGTGAAGCGTTTATTTGGAATTTCCCAGTTGGGTCCTGGACGTACCCTATAACCTTCCCGGCCCTGGCAACAACCCTCACGGTAGGAGCATCCAAATACCGGATTCCCTCCACTCCGTTATCACCTATCAGCAGCTCCCCAAACTGGTTGCCGTACTTCGCAATGCCCCGAGATAGGCCCCACATATCCCCGTCGACCTTCAAGTGATCTAATAGCTCGTTCCCTCGCTCCATTACTGAATGGTTTGTACTCTCAACCCATATAGGAACCTTTTTCATTTGATCTGGCTGTGTACTCTCATCGGCCCATGTGTCGAGGGCGGCTGAGTGATCAGGATAATCATCCATATCCTCGTAGTCTATATATCTTGATGTTAGATTCTTCTCTATCGACGTCTTACTCTCGTACCAGCCCCAGACATCATAGTCGGTCGCCACATCACCTATGCCAGAGGACGACAGAGACCGGAGTTCATCCCTCTCCTCTTCCTTCGACTTGATGGAGGTTTCGTTCTTCGATAGGTACTTAGCTACCCGCTCCCTGACCTTGGTTCCGAAACCCATCTACATCCTCCTAAACGGGTCGCTTGACCCCGCCAGTCTCCGGCCCCCAGTTACCCACCTGTCATCATCATCATCGGTGCCAACTTCCAAAGAATTGGCCAACTGCATCGACCTCATCCCTGGACGCCTTAGCTCTATCGCAGCAACAACCCCGCACTCAGCATCGGAAACGTCCTTGCTCGGAAGCCGGTTATCCACCATTTGAGACGGATGATCAACCTTCCTTGCTGCTCGATCGTGAATCAGGTTGGTCAACTCCCACGTCAAATGCGGGAATGGAACACGCTTCACCCGGCGCTCCATATAGGCCGACTGCAACTTCATGTAGGGTACATCATCCCTGTCCATTGATGCAAGTTCGGCTTTGATACCGTGCTGTTCCAATTTCTGCCGAGTGTCCACGCTCTGGTAGCCGTCTGTCGTTACCAATGCGAACACAAACCCGTGGTCCTGCATCTCATAGAGCAACGCCCTAACCGCACCAAGCCTGATATCCCCTCCAGGAGGAGGTAGAATCCGAAGCTCAAAGTCGATGATGATCCTCGGGGCAATCTCCGTGTACTCCTTGAGATCGCTGTCACGCCTGACCACCTCGGTATACCCATGAACGTGGCCCACGCAAATGCCCGTGGCGTCACCATTGACCGACGTATCTATATGAGCAAACCGAAGCGCTTCCGGGTCTATCTTGGGCCTCCACTGGCTCTCTGAATACCCGGCCCCAACCAAGTCGTCCCTTCGCTCACACAAGCGCTCCCAAACAAACCCCCCCTCGCCCTCGCACTCCCATTCCTTCGTCGTGAACCCATGCTGCAACTCTGGCCCCCACCCTGGATCTTCGGCCCTATCAACGACAATGCTGTCCGGGAATAGGTGAGTAACCGCCTCCGCTGGTATGCCTGCAATTTCTCTGAGGCTCCCAATCAGGTTCGTGTCGAACGCATCCCGATAGTCGGTTGGAACCGGAACAACTGATATCGCAGGGTCAAGGTCCGACTTCTCTTGGTAGAACTTCGCCTCTTCATCCGTGAGAATCCGGCAGTGCTTCCCACCGGAAGCCACCAATACATAGAACACGCCCTTGTTGAACTGGTCGGGCTTGACATCCCAGGTAGCGTAGTTCCTGACAAAGATGTTGGGGTTCTTCTCCGCTTCACGGACCTTCTCCACCGTAAATGCAGACTGTACCGTAGCGGAAGACACGATAATGCACATCCCAGGGACTCTACCGCCAACCATGTAACGAGACTTCCGGCGGTTCATGACCGACTCATAAATGGCCTTCGCTTTACCCACCGACTGACCCCCACTAGATGCAGCACTCTTCCCGCCCTTGGCGAAGTTGGCCTCGTCAATGAACGCAGAATACACGTTCAATCCGATGATACGCTGCGCCGCATAGTTCTCCGGCAAAATCACCAAGTTCTTGTTCAAGAAGAACAGGCCGGACTTCCGAACCGTACACGGGAACTTCTCTCGGAAAATGGGCATCATCAGAACACGAGTGGAGATATCCTCCAAAACACCTAAGCGGGCGTGCTCGATCGACAACGAAATCACTGCCGACAGAATACGGCTCCTTGGGGCCAACCCGTAACTCTGCTGCGGGTCTCTGAGGCACAACGTCTTGTACGCATCGTAAATGATGCAGGCGGTGGAGAAATAGCTCTTGCCCCACCCCAACGAACCGGACAGAACTACCTCGTCATATCCGTCCGTGAATAGGTCAGCGAAGTCCCGTTGAAGCGGAGCGTGCATACTCGCCCCGAACATCCCATAGTATCGGTCGTCTTCCAGAAACTGCTTCGGAGAAACGGGGATCTCGTCGTACTCCATTTCCAACAGCGCCGCCATAAGCGCCTCGTCACCTATGGCAGACGTCAACACGTCCATCTCTTCTGGATTCAGGCGGGACACTTCCCCATGCAAAAGGACCTGGATCTCTTCTGGAGTACGGTAGCTTCGACGAGCATAGCTCTTACCCGTCATTGCCATCGTCGTCCTCCTGGTCTCTCAATGTCTCTTCGACAAGCTCATCCGTCTTCGTGATCCGGTCATCCGCTCGAAGCATCTCGACCGTACCTAAGAGTTTACGCCTGCGGGCGGGGCTGGCCAGAACAGACATAACGCTCTTCCCGTATTTCGACTCCAGCAACCTAAGCTGTTTCTCTTTGCCGTCGTCCGGGACTGTGGTAAGTGCCCCGGATGCACGCCGCCGGTCTCGAAGCTCCCCGGAAACTTTCAAGATCGCTCTGGCAGCGCCGATCTCTAACGGAAAGGTTTTGATCGGATAGTCTGCTTTTCGTTCTATCGCCTCGATCCACAAGAGACGCTTGTACTGCATCTCATATAGGTCAGCGAGCAAAGACAGCTCATCCACCCGACTGTCATCGTTCGGGTCTATATCGGACAGGGGAGGGCCTACAGCATCCGCCAGCTTGTCTTGCATGGTGATAAGCCTAGATACCAACTCATATCTGGGCATTGACTCTAGCAGCCTGCAATCTGCTTGTATGTATTCTGCGACTTTCTCTGGAGTGCTCCCCGTTCGGAGCATGACTACCACAACGTCAATGCAGGGCAGCTTAAGGAGAACGGCGTCACCAATGTCCACAACGTTATGGTCTTGCCTCGCCATAAGCCACCCCCACTGACCTCACCATACCACAAACCGTACTGAATAGGTCAATCTGCCGAGTCCTCGTCAACCGCAGACGTTACGTTTGCCAGCAGCTCTTCACCATGAATGCAGTCACCCTCAGCGGAGAACGCAATCAGACGAAGCCCGGTTGAACGCTCCACGTTCGCCAGCATAACATCGGTGGGAGCCTTGTCGCCATAGTGCGACAGCAGGATCGAGGCCATCGTGTCCAGCAGGTGTCCCGTCTTGTCCGACTTGGTCTCTTCCCGCAATACCTCCAGAGCCATGTTGATGTTCTTGAGCTGTTCTGGAGCCAAGACGAATGTGAGCCTTGTCATTTTCTCCATAGGTTCCCCGCTATCCGACAACTTGCCGTCAACTGACTTGGGAAGGGCCGTACCACCACCCTCGGACGAAGCAACCATCCGCTTCAATTCACGAACGGTCAAGCCCTGCGCCCTGGTCGCCCACTCGTCGAAGTTGGAACCATTGACAACGCCCACAAGCTCGATTGCCTTGGTGGTCCCCATCATCTGGAGCTTCGTGAGAACTCGACCATCGGGAAGATTCTTGTCGATCTCGGTGAACACCTCGTAAACGCGAATGAGATACCGCGCCATTCGACGCTTCAAGTCCACTTCCTTCTCGACATACTCGTCAAAGCCCTTGTATCCCTTGGCCTTCCAGTGCTCGTGAACAAAGACCTCTTTCAAGGCCCCGCCAAGGTAGAAGAACTTCACTTCAATCGCAGATTTGAGATCCATGACCTTCGACAAGGCCCGATTCGCTATTTCCATTTCGGACCCGGTCATGGCATCCGAAGCCCCAGCGACTTCACCACCAGCCCGCCGATACAGCTTGGTTCCATCGTCGCCCGTCTCTTCCACCAGTCGACCCGAAGCCACCAGACGGCCAAACATCTCACCTATGGCCTCTGGGTCGGAAATCTCTTCTCCGGTGACAGGATCTGATACAGACGTGACCTTGCTCCCGTCGACAGCCCCGACCCCGTCCTCGTCAAAGAGCTTAAGCAACGACTGGAACAACGCCTCGTCGAACTTCGTCAAACCCTGCTCCAATACCTTCCTACTCATAGCACCTCCTCTGTGCAATCGATTGCACGTTAAGCCCAAATCACCTCTTCGGCTCGGACCTCTAAGACCCCGCCGCTCTTATTGATCAACTCTCCACGGACCACCACATAATCGCCCGACACCATCCTACCCTCGCAAATAGGTACCAAACCACCGTAGGCGTTAACCTTGACCCATGTAGTGAATCCACCCCGGTCCTCGACAGCCAGGGTAAACTCGACAACAGGCTCACCCTTCTTGCTGAGCCTCCCTTTTGACGCCTCGCCCACGTTTCCTGCCTGAACCACTACGTTGATTCCCCGTCTCATCGATAACCCCCACGTCGACCAACATTCCATAGGTCCCGGTCAACCAAGCGTCCATACTGTTGTCGTCTTGAAACTCGCGACCATGCAAACTGAGAAAATCCAGAATCTGGCGCTTCGTTTTGCTCCCGCCCCAACCTTTGCCCAGCAACCTGGACCTGACAGTCCGAACGCCGGCGAACTTCATGGTGACCTTGTGCTTCTCCCAAAGCATCGCCTTTATGGCGCCCCTCAGTTCGGCAAGGCCTGTCACACTGCTCGAACCTGCCCGACTAAAGGCATAATCCTCACACCAAACCGAATCTATCTTGTATAGGTTGAATGGCCGAAGGCACGCATCACGAACAGTGCAAATCCGCAACACCCGAGACTCCTCAGAATCAGCTTTCGCAAGAGCGAACCCACTGACATCTTCATAGCATTTTCGGCCCGTCTGGTCAACCACCGTAATGCCCGCGGCCCGATTCGATAGGTCAAGGCCCAACACATACCGGACACCACTTCCGGGCGATACACGCCTGAGCGCGCTTGTCACCGGGATCTGCGCAGGAAGCACATCCTGCCGGGAGCGGGGAGTCTTCGTTTTTGATCCCGTTGATGATCGACTCGGCTTTTCTAAGGGAAGGGGCAACGTCTTTCGCTGCATATCTAACCTCATAGGTTTTCATGGACTTTGAGCCGGTCGGCTCCTCTTTGTTGATATATACCAGCAACGACCGATCTATCCCGCATGTGTGCTGGTTCAACCTGACCTGGACAATGTGGTCCGGGTCCCTGGGAACGATCCCCAACTGCTTGAAAAAGAACCCGTTGATGGTCTTGAACTCTACGTGGTAGACCTTGCCGTTGTACCTAATGCCGCCATCTTGGTGGGATATGAATCCATCCCTCGCCGCAGCGGCCTCACGGAACTCGAACTCATGGCCTCCACACTTGCGACACTGCTTGGGCCTCGGAATCCAGCTATGGTAGCCGGTCCCCTTCCCTGCATGAGTCTCAGCGCAACTCTCACACTTCCACCACCCCAGAAACAGATCATCGGCATCCCCAACCGCCTCGACCCTGTTCGCTTGGCAGTCCCTCGTCATAATCGTGTCCCCGCCATGGGGAAACAGAAGGTTCTGGAACATCCAATGGTACGCCTTGCCGATACTGAACATGTACCTGTCTTGCGGAGACTCCTCCCTCATCCGAACCAGCTTGTATCGAGCGCACAGGATCTCCTCCCAGGCGCAAAGACGGCCAAAATCATGAGTAGAGAACATCGTGTCTGGCCTGCATGGCATAAGCGTCCTGGTCCGACGCTTGCCAGACTTTATGATCTGGTAGAAGTCAATGGCGTTCTTCGGAGCACCAACGCCTCGGTCTGCCAGCATCTGAGATACAACACCGCCAAGATCTTCTACCATTATTTCTTGCCTTCAATCTTCAACTTCGCCCGTTTCTTCAGCAACCCAGCATTCGACAAGATCTTTCTGCACGCTTCAATGCCGTCCTCTTTCGTTTTGCATCCCGCCCGAATGAGCCACAACGGCATCGCCAGTTCCCCGGAACATTGAGCCTCGTCCTGATACATCTGGAACCATTCAGCGGCCCCAAACAACTGAGTCAGGCGCTTGACCACCAATTCAAACATGGGGTCTGGCACAAACCCTTCCGGCCTCGGGAAAGCCGTATACCCGTCAACAACCGCCGCATCAAGCGCGGCTTCGAGAAGCGGCCTGAGTGGTCGGTCAAAGCCGTCACGCTTTAGGTGATCCAGAGTCAGCAGAATCCCAGAATCAAGAATGGGAATGCCCATCTTGTCATCCGGCAACGTCGCCCCAGCCGGGACCGTATCCCTCGCATGGGACACAAGCGAGAACAACGCCTTGCGCAAGACCTCTTGCCTGTTGATGCTCACCATTGCAACTGTTCCTTCTTGCTCTTGGGAATGACAACCCACTGGCCCAAAGACGGAACATCGAACACAAGCATTCCGTGCGAGGCGCTAGCCTTTACCAGTCTGGAGACACTGACCCCCAGAGAACTCCCCTTCACCGGAATGGTTGGAATATCCTGACTGACCTTCCCGCCCCCGCACGAGAAGTAGGTCAACATCGGCATAAGATACCAGTGGGGACCTATCGACGAGGGATGGTTCGAGAACTCCAGCTCAAAAAACGCCATCTTGCCCTGGCAAACTGAGTCTCGCTCCAAATGAGCCAGCATCGATATTGGCAAGCGGATAGAATCACCATCCGTGTGTTTGGCATCCCAGAGCTTGCCCTTGGAAGAGCCATCCCACTTGACCCAACCGGCCCCCGAACGGCGGTGGACCCTCCCGCCCTCTTCTTTGGCAAGTCTCGATTCCTGCTTCCCAGGCGCCGACTTCCCACGGGACACCCCATTGCCTGTCAGTTCCTGGAATAGGTGGCTTTTCATCGCTTGCCCCCCAGCATCTCTTTCTTGATCTGACCCAGGAGCAACGTCATTAACGTCGAACGAAGCCCAGCCATAACCTCCGGGTCCGTTCTGACCGCTGCCTTGGCCGCCGTTTCGGTATCAAACACCTTCCCATTCATTATCCACTTTATGGGCTTTTCCTGCTTGAAAACGATCCCGAAGTATTTCGCCAAAGTCCATATGTAATCGAACTCCCGAACCTCACCGGCCTTACCCTCTTCGCAATCACGGACAAAGAACTCAATCTCACCCTCGACTTCCTTGGACCCAAACGTCTTGTTCTTTTCCACCTTGAAACATGTTGTAGCCGTTTCCGCAACGTCCACCTCATATCCCTTTTTGCCAACGTCGATCTGAGACGACTCACCCTTCTTTGACCAACACTTCACCTGGAACGACCCCACAAACCGCTGGCCAAGCCCCCCAACTAACTGCGGGCCTCCACCGAACCTGTCAATCTTCATTCGCCATTGGTTCACGAGCAGAATCGTGATGTCCCTGCCGTGCTTCCTCTTTGCCGCTACTCTGGCCTGAGTCCACACCCGCATAGCCTGATTCAGCATCCTGGACTGTAACCCCATATGAGCGTCGTGGGCACTCTCCTCGACCTCAGTCATGGGCACCATCATCGCCAGAGAATCCACGATGATCACGTCGTTATCGCAAGAATCAATCAGAAACTTGACAACATCGACAGCCTCTTCCCCGGTCTCGCAAACCGTCACCGCCATTCTGCTCGTGTCAATACCTATCTTCCTGGCCCAGCCAACGTCAAGGTCGCCCTCTATGTTTACATAGTGTACCGTAACGTCCTCATATGAGTTTGTGCTATAACCTTCTAGCCTAGCCTGAAAAATGGCATCTTTCTCGAACTCATTATCGCCGTTACCCGGTAGAGGCTTGGGAACAAACAGCGCTTTGGAATAGCAGTCGCAATACTGGATCTTGCTGAGTTCCCCAGCCACACTCGCAACCACAACCTCACGCCCGGTCTCGGAGTCGATAAACCCACCATTGCCATCCGGGACCCCCAAGACGATCGTATCATCGTCCATCTTGAGCAACGAGGCCAATACCGGCATCCGATAGCAGTTGGCGCACAACTTCTGAGCTTGTGCACCAATACGCAAAACCATCCCAGTTTTGCCAGACGACTCCCCGCCCCAAATCAGCGAAGTTCGGCCAACAGGGACACCACCGCCCGACGCATAATCTAACCGGAATGAGCCCGTAGAAATGCGCAGCGTATCAGGGATCACGGACGCCATAACGGAAGTCCCCGACCCATACTTGGAGCATAGCGAATCCTGGCGAAGCCTAAACCTCTGGACCTTACTGGCTCCAGACTGCTCCTCTGCCGAATCCGACTTCTTTTCTTTCTTTGCCATAGGTCCCGCCGTAGAAATGAGTTGACTACTTCTTTTTCGCCCTGGCCCGCTCTACGCCTTCGGCAATATCATCCGCCTTTTCCTTTGTCCAGGCAGCGCCCCAGTTGTATGCGTCAACCACCTTATCTGGGTCCGACAGCAGCGTAAGGCCGATCTCTATTGATGCGAACTCAAAGTTGCCAAGCGGTACCGTGTGGCCGCAGCTCACCGGAACGCTAACGACATCGGAAGCGGGCACCGTATCCACCAACACCACCGGGAGAATCGCCAGCGGCTCTTCCGTGGAAGTCTTACCATTGATCAGCTCCATGAGCCTACGGCTGACCCACGGTTTGACAGTCGCCCACACCTCGTCCAGACGAGTGGCATCGAACGGAACACTCACGCCTACATTGGCTTTCTTGCTTCGGAAATCCTGCAAGTTCTTCGTGAAGCCCATCGACACGAATAGGTGCGCCGTTGGAAACGAAGGGGCCGGAAATGGAGGCCGACCATACCCGTCTTCCGCAGACTCTACCGTCTTGGTTTTGTCTCTGTTTGTCTTGGTTACAACTACCGACTCAAAGAAAATAGGATTGTTCTTCAATGCCACACCTCATGTGCTTCGTCTCATATAGTCCGCTCAGTAACCTAGTTTCGCCCAGCCTTCCTTCACCTCCTTGGTAAAGGACTGGAGATCCAAATTGGCCCCGCCACACTTGGCAACAGCGGCCTTGATGACCCCAATCATCTCCGACGTGAAGTACCTGTCCCCCCGTGGTGACCGGAATGGAGACTCGGGAAGCACCCCGCTCCTGCACCAACAGCCAACCGTCCTAGATGACCGGCCAACCTCAGTGGCCAAGTCTCCAACCCAAAACACAGTGTACGCCTTGCCTCGGAACTCCAGTTCCAAAGGCTTCCTAGTCCTAATCGATCTCATGAGCACCTCCACACCTATTGTAGCATAATCGGCTTGCCCAGCGCTGTCAAGCCTGCTTGCCCATAATCCCCTCTTCCCGGTAGAACATCATGCGCCATCTGGCCTTCGCCTCGCACCGATCAATCAGCGGGTCCAGGATGTCCACAACGATCGGATCGGGCTTGCCCTTGCACACCCCGGCCCGCCACGGACATAACCGGGCGCACTTGTCGCTATCAGGAGTGCACTGCCGTCGAATTCTGCCAACAGCCTGCTCTACATCCGAAATTGGCGTCGCCAGCACCAACGTATCCAAGGACTCTATGTCCAGCGCCTCACTCACCATCTGGTAAGTACAGAACAGAACCCGTTTCCCCTCGGACTCCAACAGCTCCCGCTCGGAGAGCCCCCCGTAGTAGAAGCCAGTGGTCACAGACGCCTTTTTCTTCACACAGAACTTCTCGAAGTCGTCTTTCAAAAGGTGCAAATGCGAGTCCTTTCGTTCACTCAGCACTATGACCTTCCTCAGATTTTCACTCGTGGCAGCCTCGAAAATCTGCTCCACAATGACCTTGTTCCTCTGTGTATCCCTCGCTATATGCCGCAACACCGTAGGTGTCATGACTGACTTCGCCTGCTCCTTGTCAGTCTTCGATACCCTAGCATTGCCCTCCAGCGTGCCCGCACGAGGCAACTTGCTCGCCGTCCTGATTCGCTTCAACTTGGGAAGCTTGGTCTTGACCTTGGCAGAGACAATGATCGGACCTATGTTCCAGAAGAACACGTCCTCCATGCCATCCTTGCGCCTCGCCGTAGCAGTAAGTCCAAGTCGCCAGCGGCCCCTAAACTTGCGAATGACCGGAGCCCACGAGCTGGCCCCCAGCCGGTGCGTCTCGTCAATGACCACCAACCCGAACGCACTGTAAATAGACCTATCATATTCCCTTTGAGACAACGACTGGAGCATCGCTATCACAATATCGCAGCCCTCCACTACCACCTTGTCTTGCTGTATGTGACCGATCTTGGCGTTGGGAAGGTACTTCCTGATTCGGTTGATCCATTGCGTGAGCAGGAAGTCCTTGTGGACCACAACCAGCGTAGGAACCTTCAACTCTGAGATCACCCGAAGCGCTACCACTGTCTTGCCGTATCCAGGGTCGGCCCGGAAGATGCCTCCCATGCCCCCGCCCTTGAAAAACTCGGACAGTTGCCGAACCATCTCCGCTTGCTCTGAATAGGTCCCGCCCAACTTGATGCCCTTCAACTCCATCCTGCTGTCTGGAATCGATCGGGTCTCGCAAAACATCGGCTTCTCGGTCAAGCCGGAACACTTGGACCTCATGACTGATTCATAATACGCCCTGGGAACTCCAAACCACCGGCCGTGCTCCTCATATAGCACCACCGGCTTCTCGTCCTCGTCCATCCCGGCGAACTCAGCCATCTTGATAGGTGTCTTGACTAGCTCCCTTCGCAAAAGGAACATGTCCTGGTCGCTCAATGAGGCCTTTGGAATCCAAGCCATACGGTCGATGACCACTTCCGTATCCTTGAACCTTACAGGAGCTACCGACATCCTGACCCCCCGGCAATCAATTGCAGACAGTCAGAAAGTTGGACCGCTTCATCTTCCTGGTCCGAATTTTACGCTGGCGGAACGAAACAGGCTTCCCAGTTCCTGGGTCAATAAGACCACCAATCATGGGCACCGCCCCGTCCTTGGCCATCTCGACCTGGGTCCTCCATGCTTCAATAACATGCTCGGGAATGCTCCCAGGCTTCTCAATGGAGGTCTCACAGTAGCGAGACAAGGCCTGCTCCGACATCGCAACGATATCCGCAAGCGCGGCAGTCCTGGTCCTGAATGTCTTGTTCATCAGCAAGATAATCAGCTTGCCGCCGGGAAGGCCATCTTCAAGGTGCACCATCCTAGCATTGGCGTCGGACTCCCGGACCACCCCATGATGGATCATATACATAGGTGGCCGAGTAGACTCTACCCTGGAAACGCCGTAGACCATCTCCCCAACCTTCGGAACCCAGCTCGAACTCATAGCTTCACCACCACTTTAGACGATAAGTTAGGCTTGATTTCCGCCTTGATAGCAAAAATCTTCACCACGTTTTTATAGAATACAGAGTTAGCGCCTAATTGCAGCATCTCTTTCCGTATCATATCCTTCACGTCCTCGGTGCTGGTCGCCCCCTCCACCATGTGGAATGCCTCGCTGCCATCCTCCTGAATCAGGAAATAGCCCCAAGCAATCGACCCGCCGCCTGTTCTCGTTCTAGGCTTCACTACCTTCTCTTCCATCGTCGTCCCTCTTGTTCATCGTCCAAATTTGATTCACCGGCACGAATCACGCATGGCACCGTACCGTCTTCCTCAATCATATATGCGTCACATAGAGCGTCCAATCTCTTCGCCATATTTTTGTTTTCTTTGTTCATTAGTATCATGCCTTCGGCCAGCCTTGATATGGCCAATTGAATCTGCAACAAAAGAAACAGAATCCCGACACAACTAGCCGCCATCATGACAAAGAAAATCTTAAACCATAATGGGACATCCTGAATCACTTGTACCATTTATTGCCCCTCTTCGACCTGTCGGCCATAACGGACAAGGCATCGATCACCGTAGCACCAATAAGGCCCACGGCCAGTAGTCCAATGAAGACCAAGCCCATGGCAACCATCCTGGAGTCGAGATCGAAAGGCATTAGTATTTTACCTCTTCATCGGCCCCCGCATCCGGGACTGTGACCTTCCCAGCCCAAATAGAGCGCATGGTTTCGTTCGGGACAAGCTTCACGAAGCTGGCGTAGTCAAACGGCTGCCAGGGATTCTTGGACACGTCAAAACCCATTTTCTTGATCGCTGCATCCCACTTGTCCTTGGGAAGCACCTTTAGCAACTCCCAACTCGTGCCACAACTCCCCCACTCCCCGGCTGTATCATTGACCCGAATCACCGCACCCGTAAGGCTCCCACCCGGACACTGAGCACGAATCTCAGACAGCGTCCGCAAACAAGCCTCATCGGCGCAAAACAACCGACGAAGACCTGGGTACTTTTTCTTGTCTCGCTCATATCCGGCGATATCAATGACGCTAAGCATACCAACCGTATGTCGACCGGAGTTCTCGTCACACGCCACGCACGGCTGCAAGTCTACGGCCTCTCCCGATAGGTACTTATCCGAATTCTGGCACACAGGATATGTCCAGGCACCGGCGACTTTCTTTCTGTGCTCGACCACCATGAACGGAGCATCATCATCGCCGCCGTCAAGGAAAACAACGTCCCGCTTCTCGTCCTTTCGGATCATAAACCGAGTAGGCTGGAGTCCCTGCATCAACTTCAACCGATTGAACTCCTCAAAATACCCGAACCCTCGCCTGTACCACATCATCAACCCCCGTCCGATGAAAAAGCCTACCATCCGTTGTAGCATAATCCAGCCCCGGACAAAGTCAAGGGGAATCCCGAACCAATGACCTAGTCGGGCCAATACCCACCTGACTTAGCATCCCCATAACCTCGAAACACGACCTGTCTGCCGGGTCCTTGCCGTCATTCTTGTACCCGCCAACAACATGGTAGTCCTCCAGAAAAGGCACCAATCGCTGAGCCAGCTTCTCGCCCATTTTCTTGCCCGCCTTGTCGGCATCAATAAACACCACAACCCGCTTGAAGAAATGAACCAGCTTCCGCATTTGCTTGACGCTCGGCTCCGAACCGAACACTCCGACTACGTTCTCGAATCCATGCTGCCATAGCTTCAAAACGTCCAAAGGACCCTCGACCACAATCCCATAGTCCAAGTCCCGGTTGATCATGTGCTCGCCATATAGGACGTACTCCTTTTTGAAGCCATCCGTGTGTAGGTACTTCTCCCCCAACGAATACCCGCACGACGGGCAAGACCTATACTTCTTGGCTCCAGGAAGCCTATGACAACGTGGGCATCCTGGAGTGTAAAGCCTCCCCGACACCCCTACCAGACGGCCCCGATAATCCCGCGCAGGGAACAGCAACCGCTTCCGCCATTGATCATGCCCCAACTCCCAGGCCTTGCAAGTTTCCAGGCGCAAGCCTCGGTCCAACGCATACATCGGAACCCGGCCAGCAAATACAGCGTAGTCCTGCTCTGGAATCACCTTTTCGTCAGGGTATTCAGCGATGTCCCCCTCTATGGACCTATCGGCCTTCCGCTCAATCGGAGAAACGGAAACCCCTCCGCAACCACTATCCCATCCGTCCTCAATGTGGCGAATGAACCTGTTGATCGGGCTGTATTTGACGTTGTCCCGCTTAACCAGCTCGGAACCAAGCATCCACAAAGTGCCGTTGAAACCGCACGACCAACACCGGCATGGGCTGTGCCCTCCATCGTCTCTGACCCCGATACTGAATGAGGCTCTATTGTCTGTCCCTGCATCGTGAGTCCACTCCGACAGCGGGCAGTGCGTATACATGTTGGCATTTCTGTCCGAACAACCGGAACCTAACAGCTCACACAACTCCCGAATTTGATCGGCGTTCACGGCTGGTCACCAACCCCATAAGAGAATGCGGATTAACCATAACGACGTTGCCCACGCCCTCGATGAAAAACGGGGCGAGCATAAACGGAGGGATGCCGACAGTCATCCCGACCTTGATGGATTCTGGCATTGGTATCCAGCGGTCGGACCCGTCGACCTTTTTCCATATGCCCTTCCCAACGCTTATGATTTTCCCGACTCGCATCTGAGGCAGAATCGTGCCTTTCTGCTCCCGGACAAGGAACAGCGTCTTACCCTCACCAATAGAGACCTCGCCTTCCAGCCTGAGCTTTTGCTCTAGCTCCTCGTCCAACACAATCGCAACCTTGCCACCAACAGCCGTAACTTTCATTTCGACCCTCCGAAAATGGCACCGAGAACATCATGGACACTCGCTACTGGAACCTCGACATCATCCCTTGGCCTGCTATTGACAACAGCCCTAAACTTACCATCGGACCCGGCCACAACTGCGCCGTCAAACCCATCGTCAACGGCCGAATCCAGCCCAGACCTTTCCATGACCTGGAGAACAGAATCCCGGTCTTCGGGCTGGAGTCTCAGCGCAAGAAGTTCACGAAAATACCCTGGGTCTTCGACTACCACGTCGCAAGCCCGCTCACCGCAGTACGGACCCATTTTGAAGATAGGCTCACCCCCGTAATAGGTGAAAACCACAGACTTCCCGCCTACCATGATGCCTTCCCTCCAAATGAGATATTCTCGCTAGACTCCACGTCTTGGAGCGCCCCAACGATAGAATACATGGTCTGTTCCTCGAAGCTGGCTCCGAAATGGAGCGCCAACGCCCTAATCATATGGTGCATCCCCTTGCCCTTGACCTTCCACTCCATCAACTTGGCCAGCTTGACACGCTCACGGCCGTTGCTTGTGTCGAAGATCAACTCTTTCAACGTCTGGTCATAATATACCTCTGTCTGCCTTTCAGCCATGCTACTCACCGTACATGGAGTAGTATTCCGAACTGCCATACAGGGCAATGTACCTAACCGCACGACCAAGAGCCCAGTTTGTTTCAGCCACAAGCCAGCCGCACCGAAGCGAAATATCCGTTCGGACCGACGAGGCGTCACCCCACTTCATCCAATAGTACCCGCTGCCAGTAAACTCGCTGACAACCCCATCGTCGATCTTGCTCCCGCTCCAGTCCCGGCCCAACAGCCAAAGCCAGCAGACCTCGCTCATGGCGTAACCAATGATCTCTTCCCTGACCCTACCAGGAGCAGGCCAAGGGAACGCAGCCGCCAAAAACACAAGGAACACGAGACCCCACGGCCCAACCCAAATGGCAGAGAACGCCCCAAGCGATAGCAGTGCCAAACACTGAGGGAACATGTATCTAATGCAAAACCACAAGTACCTAAAAACACTTCTGCCATATCGATCGATGTGGGCAAGCTCATGGGCCAATGTGACAAAGTAGGACCTTGGGTTTTGGGCCACGGCGTAACGACTCGGGAACCACACGTAGTTCCAAAGCGTAGTTGTGTAGCTGGCCATGAATCCCTTGTTGAAAAACATGAGCAAGCCAAGGGCCTTCATAAACAGGCTCTCGTCCTTGTACCTGACTTTCAGCCCATAGGTCCTCTCGCCATGGCGAATGAGCGCTGCCATGTTCTTGTACCACTCTCCATCGGACCCCACACGGATGCCTGCAATCATGGCAACACCTATCCCAAAAGCAACGACGCCACACTCTGGATACTGCCTGCCGGAATCGCCTGACCCGTTGACTCCACGATATACGCCCCTCCCTTTTTGACTGCCCGAACTCTAGTCCCGTCCTTCAACACAACTTCTACAATAGCTTCACTAGTCATGGTCTCTCCTAATACTTTACATCGTCGCTAGTTGTTGCATAGTCAGTGTCGACATATTTGCCTTCCGTAGCGATCTCACCAAAAGACATAGTATCAAAATCCCAATGAACACGAAACTCATTTGTTCCATCAGAAGCCAAGCGCCGGACCTTCAACGGCTTGAAGCCCATCTGCCGGTTAGCCTTCATATCCTTGTCCCGGAACAGAGCGAAAATCTGGTGAGCTTCCCACGCTGCAACGTCGGTCAAACCCAGGTTTTCAAGAGAAGCCTCCATGCCCCCAGCGCCCGCACCTCGGTTGAATTGCGTAGTAGCCAACACCGGGCAATCGTACTGTATCCCCATCCTGACAGCCCACAGGATGTTAACCACCATTTGCTCGGTCCGGTCCCTACCACTGCCGAGTTTGTATAGAGCATCAACGATAAGCAACAGCTTTCGGCCCCGGAGCGCAGCCCTCGACCTATATTCCTCAATCAAGGTCTCCAGAGCCAGAAGATCGTCCTTCGCCCCGATGATGTCGGACCTGTCGACAATCCAGAACAAGCCACTACATGTAGTGTCGCTCGGGTCTGGCTTCCACTCTTTTTGCTCCCTGACCCTGGCTCGAAACCGCTCTTCCTCTTCCGTCCGCAAATGGCCCTGAATCAACCGGCCATAGTTGACCTTGGCCTCCATCGCCAAGTTTCTCTCTGCGATCTCCCATTTGAACATCTCGGGAGACACGTACAGGATATCAACGGTGGTCTTGGACCTAACATGGTTGGCAACCACAAGAGAACTCATGGTCTTGCCCACTCCAGGCCTCGCCACGAACAGCGTGAGCGTCTTTTCCCACATCCCCATAGTAGAGGAGTTCATCGTCGGCCACGGGAAAGGAACACCTATGTCCCCTCGCTTCGCACGCTCGTACAACATCTCCACTTCGCCAACCTGCCCGTATAGGTGAGATGCAGAGATCCCGCCATAGTGCAAGTTCCTGGCCCTGCGAATCTGGGCCTCAGCCAGCGATAACGCAGAGTCCAAATCGCCCTTTTTGCAGGCCTCCTTTGAGCCTTTCATCCCCTCGTCAAAAAGGGTAGTGGCAAGGCCAGCGGAGATCAAATCGGCCACTGAATCGGCGTCAAACGAGTTTACATCCCTCGCCAGCCGGACACTAAACCGATCCTCCACCTCGTCCGCTTCCGGGACCCTACCTTCCTCGTCCAGAGTCTTCTGGAGAAACTTCCAGACATCCCCCAGCTCGTCCGGGAAGTACAGCCCCGAGACCCCACGCCGCATCAACCGCTTGGCCGTCCGGTTGCCACCGGAGATCACCGCAGACAGCAACCGAAGGCTTAGTGCTTTGAAGTCCCCACTGTTAGGCACGCTATTCCCCCCACCCTGAACCAACGCCCTCGCTCAATGCCGCAGCAACTTCCGCCTGCTTGTCTTCTCTATGGTCTACGCCGGTGCACCTAATAGCATATATGGATTCCTTCATGACGTGCATCATGCTGGGCTTATACAGCTCTTCCATCTGCCCTCTAGGCGACAGGTTGGTTGTGATAATCGTGCTCTTTTTCCTGGAAATTCGGTCCCGCAAAAACTCCTCAATTTCCTTCATCGACCGGCCGTTTGCATCATGGACCTCCTTGCCAAGATCATCAAGGACCAGTAGCTCCACCCCCCTGGCTCGTTCCCAAATGGTGACTCTGGCCTCTTCATCGAACATGGCCTTCCTGGTTTCCCAGGCCAAGAGATCCGCTACTCGAATGAACATCGATGACCACCCGTAACGACACGCTTCCTTCGCTATGATCGCAGCACAGCCCGTCTTCCCAACACCGTTATCGCCCCAAAGCAGGAGCCCATATCCCTTGCCAACCACGTCGTTGATCTGCCGCAGATAACGCAGGAACACTTCCTTCCCTGGGTCGGCTAGACCGATCTTGTCCACGGACGCAGTCCAGTACAGCTCGGGAAGCTGTATGCGCTCCATGTCTTCGGCATTCAATTCTCGCTTTACTCGTTCCATCACCAACCTATCTCTGGAGACTTGTCCGCAGCCTTGGCGTCGAACTCGTCCTCTAGCCCCCTTCGCTTGGGGCTCGCACCAATAGGAACCTTAGACTTGCTGGAGGAGATGCCGCACAGTTCCCCAGCAACCCTATTTCTACACGACCATAACCCATAGATGGTCGGAAAACCATCAAATCCATACTTGGCATGGTTCGCCACAAAATGGGTAACCATACGCTCCACTATATCCGGTTCGTTCTCGCAAACCAAATCGCTGGCACGCTTCAACTCCCCGGCACCCCACCGCTGATACATTGACATCTTGTCTTGGCCATACACCGCACCAACCTCACGCCGGAACCAGTCCTCCACCAATGCACAGGCTGGCAGCTTCTTTCTGGCTCGCAAACGCTCCAATTCCAGACTCTTCGACCCAGGTTGCCTCGTCACAATCTCGCGCTCACCGAATCCATCGGAAGCGGCAATCGATTGCAGACCCAATGAGCCCTGACCCGACCTTTTGTCGGACAGCTTCTTTCGCTTCTTTGCTTCCGCCTGCTTACTACGTTCAAGAGCAGTCTCGAACCTGGATTTTTCAGCGATAACTGGAGAGTCTACGGGCTCAGAGCTAAGGTCAGAGACCGGAGCTAGCTTTAGCTTGGTCTTCAATCCAATAGGTACAACGTTCCCGCCAGATACGGAAGCCATGCGACGGCTCACCAACTCCGCTAAGCACTGGCCAACTCGGGCCTTATCCCACGAAAGCAAAAGGCCGACGCCGTTCTCTGTGGCGAACTTGCCCAAGAGCAAGACAGAAAAGAACACAATCTTAGAGTCAGAGCTTAGCGATACATCACGGAGCACGCTGACTGGGATACTCGTTGTATCCAGCATCAATAACCTCCAACGCTTGCGCCTCTATACTTATAACGTCCCCAGACTCAAACTCTACGTTGTATACTGCGAATTTCTGCTTCCACTCTACGCCATACGCCGCCTCGATGCGCATAGCCTCGTCCGAAACCCTTTCATCGGGGAGCTGGCGTAGGTACTCAGATGCAGTGAGATGACCGCAGACAACTCCCTGCTTCTTGCCAACCGAAACAATAGCACCAATGCCCAGCATCCCCTTATTCCTCATTCTTTGACTCCGGCCATGGTTCTTCCCAAGCCAAAAGAGACTTGCGAACGATCAGCAGCTCTTCGGGTGAAAGCTCCCTGCCAACGGCAGAATGCAGATCCTCGCAAAAGCATTCTTCATATGACCTATGAAAATAGTCCAAGGCATTAGGGACATTTGCCGAATCAGCTTTCAAAGAGGGCCACTTCCCCCTTATCGAATGGAATTCACAATGAAGCTTCTGACCGCACAAGCACAGCCCCTCCTTAAAGCCCTTCTCGCAAGGCACAACCCGTGCCTGCTTGCACGACGGGCACGATGCGACAATAACCCTAAGACGGACGCAATGGTCAACATCCATGACCCGTCACCCCACCGGCCTTTAGGGCATCGATCTGCCCAGACAACGCCACCACAATCTTGCACCAAATATCGTGCATGGCCGACTCATGCTTCTGGTCAAGGTCCCCGCCCTCAGCATGAGCAAACTCATGGACCAAGGTTCTAAGCGTCAACCATCGGTCTGTTAGGCACTTCTTGGCTATATATACCATGCTGAAGTCAGGAAGAAACATCCCCAGCATATTGGCATCCCGGAACACAACCACCACCACACGAGACTCAGATCCAGGAAGCCCAACCCCCAACATGCCACAAGCAAAGTCAAGAGCTTCCCGCTCGTCGTGAGACAACTCAGAAGGCTGTACCAATTGCTCATAATCCGCCCGGCGTCGGACCCTCAGATCCTCCAGTTTGGACACCGAATAATCCAAGAACGACAGCGTAGTAGGACTCACAACAACTGGCGTGCTCCCAAAACGCTCTACCTCCCGAATCCCCTCCACTGAGATCACGGGAACAGCATCGTCGCCATATCTGGACTTGAACTCTGAGCTAGTAGCCAAGCACAAACTCTTACAATAAATTTTGGCCGTATTACTGTCCACGTCCAGGTCCGACGAACCCTTCACTACCAGATCAAACACGTCACGAGGAGCTATGGCGTTCTTGGCCGCAGCAAAATCAAGGATCGACCGAGTTTGCCATTTGACATCCCAGGAGGCCGCAATACCTCGATCACGGTCAAGGCGAATAGACGGAATGTCATAGCCGAACCTATAATCCTCTTTGAGATCCTGGATATAAATTCCCTTACAAAAAAGCTTACTAGCACAGCAAGCGTGACTTATTATTGACCCGCTTGGAGTGTCGATTATCTCCAGGGGCTCCCCTTTGAAGGCCAGCCGTCGCCGCAAAAGCGGAATAATCCGGTCCTGTACTAGCTCCCAAATCTCCTGCGAGACTCCCTCGATCTTGACTTCCACACCGGAAGTAACCGACTTCTTTGCATCTATGTCGACAACCAGAATCTCTTTCCCGCCGAAATGCTTTGACGCAGCAAACCCGAACGTCCACTTCTCTTTCCCGGTCAGGAACGAGACCTTGCACCCGTTGCGGAGCAACGCTAACGCCCCCACCTTGTAACCCTCGCCAAATCTGCCGCGAGCTTGCGGAGACCGCTTCACGGACTCGCCCATGAGCAGAGACTCCAGTGGAAGCGGGTCCCCTGTATTGCGAATCACCAATTCAGACTTGCCAGGATTGTAGTCGTAACCGACAGAGGACCCGGAATCTTCCTCGTCCATCGCATTCTGGATGAACTCCCGAATGCCCTCCCACATCCCCCACTCAATGCAGTAGTCTCGTTTCAGCGACAACTCAGTTCTCATCCGCCCCTCCAACTCATTAGCTCCAACAGGAACGGTTGTAGCATAATCGGGCCGTTGGGAGAGTCAAGAGAAAAACGGCCGAACGTCAGGATTTAGACCCATGCTCCTTGACTTCCAACTGATAATTGACGTTGAACCGGCCAGACATCGCAGACAAAAGCTGCCGCAACGCCATCGCCGTCTTCCCCATCTTACCTATGATTTTCCCCGTATCCTCGGGGGCCGAATCAATCTCGATGATGGTCCGGGTCGCAATGCGGTGGACCGTCACCGTAACGTCTTCTGGACTGTCGACCAGCAGCCTAACAGCAGCACCAAACAACGCCACAACAGGATCTCGCTCTTCGCTCATTCTAACCCTCACTTACAAAGGGACCCAGAACAAGCACTATCCTATCAGATCTCGGGCGGGAATCAACAACTCACGATAGCCGAATGGCCCCAAAATCCATGTATTTTTGATGAAGAGCCTTCCCGCCATACGCACAATCCAAAATCATGCGGGCCATGTTCTTGGTCACGCTACACGGCTTGTACTTCGCCTCGCCTTGGGTCCGCTCCGAATGAGAGAACACCGAGACGAACGACTCCATTGCAGAAAGCTCATTGCCGAACATAACATCGGGAGTCATGCAGACAACAGGTACTCCAAGAGCGACGAGGTCCCGAAGCAGAATATAAAGCCCAACCTTCGATAGAGGCTTACGGCTTTTTGACATCGAGATCTCCGTGCTTCCCAAGCAGCGCCGCCAGCGTCGGGCCAGGAACGGGCTTCCCAGTCTCCAACGCAAGTCGGTACCATTCCAACACTATCGAAATCTCAGAAACAGACAGCAAAACTGGATTGTTCATTCGCTACTCCTCTACTCCCACTCGGCACGTACCCACTCGGTATCACCTATGATAAACATAAACATATTTCCCAACACGTCAACAACGATATCGCCAATCTGGACCTCCCTGGCCTCTGGACCAAGAGCATTCTCCGTGGCTCCAGGGACAGTATGCAGGCTACGCCACAAAGACCGGATAGACCCGTCCGGGCACTCCACATGCCCCATGCTGTCATATTGGTCCCGGCGAACCTTGGCGACCTCCTGGTTGTCCATCCCAACCCGGAATATGTCGATCTTCCAAACCTCGCTCGGCTTCACAAAGAAAACCTCAAACCTCATTCGCAACCTCCGGCAATTGATTGCAGGGCTCGGAAGACTGAGCCAAAAACCTGTTTTTCATCCAACGCATAACGTAGTCAACGATCGAGTGCACAAACCCTATCTTCGCATCGCCAGACCACCCGCAAGGCTCGAACTTCATTAGCTCTAGCCGACTCACCAATGACTCCAAAGGCGCCCCGTACTGCAATGCCTTACTAAACGCTATGGCGAAAGCATTGCACATCCCAGAGACCGAAGAGCCCTCACGATCCACCCTAAGAAAAATCTCCCCAGGAGTACCGTTCTCATAGAGCCCGACGATCAAGGTTCCCGAAGTCCCGTCCCCAAAGGTGAATCCGTGAATGATCGCATCCCTATCCCCAGGCAGTCGCTTCCGCTGTCCCCACTCGCTCATGACCGCTCCTATTTGGCAGAATAGTCGGATTCTTGACCCGGAAGCTTCGCCCCGTGGATGACCCGCAAATGACTGCGAATCTGCTCCCGCAACTCCGGGGAAAGAGACCCCATCTTCACGTACAGCTCCATATCGACCTCGGTTTCGTCGCCATCGTCTCTAGCATTCAGCAGAACCAGACGCTCACGAGGGATCATGAACCCGACCCCAAGGAACACCGGACGAGGGACCACAGACGTACAGACTATGGGCTTGCTAAAATCAGGGATCAAGTAACATTGACTCATAATATCTCCTATCGTCCTAACCAACCGTTATGCTTCGGGACTCTTAGCGTCCAAGATTTTCTCGTACCTCGCGGCCAGCCTCTTATAGGTGGCAACCTCCTGGCTCAGCTCGAAGATCCTACGCCCCAGACTGGACAGTACAGGCGTGAACGAATTGCTCTGCGCCACAGCCAGCCAAAACGCTGCCGCAGCCGATGTCAAGTCGATACCTTCTCCGAACTCCACCCCACCCGAAGCATCTAGCACCACAACCACTTTGCCGTCTATGGCGATCTTGATCGTCCCTGGATCTGTCGATGCAGCCCCAGCCGTCTCTATCACGGGATTTTCTTTCTTCATTCTCTGACCCCTCATAACAATATCCTGGGAACTATAGCCGCCTTCCGCTTTGGAAGGCAACACCGTTCTCCTCCGTACTCAATCCGGCCCATGGAAACAACAGTTGGCACACCAACGTATCTCCCAGCAAAGACCACCAAAACAGAAGGCATCTTCGGAGACCCATAGCGCTTGCCGTAGTGCAAAAACGGGACCCGGCCCCGGATCATCCTAATCTCGGACGCATTGTGGACCCGGCGTAGCGAGTCAGAAATGCCAACCCTGGAGTCAGGCAAAATATAGGTGTGCCAGTATTCATTGTCCGTCCTCGACGGAATCAACGCCACCACAGTAGCCCCAAGCAGAGACTCGCACCAAGCCTTGCGAATCCAGATCCCTACCTGAGAGTACGGTGGATTCATGAACGCAACTTCACCATCCCAACACTGCGCAAGCCCGTTCTCCCTTGGAGTAAAATACCTCGCGCACTTGGCCGTCTCCTCCATGCAGCAAACATCCAGCGTAAAATGGAACTCGGAGTCCAACACGCTGAACAGCTCAGGAGGAGTCTCCCATAGGTCATCGTTCAGTTGTTCCGTCATCCGACTTGCTCCTTGGGCCTCTATAAACAACAAACGAACACGACCATACTAAGAACAAAACGACAAGAGCAAAACTGCAAGCTTCGGAAAGTGATAAGTCAGGGACCTGCCATGCCCTAACCACATATGAGTTCCAAAACGTAAACAGCATAAGCGACGAAAGGAACCAGTAGTATAGCACAAAAATATGCCTCAAGTAGCGTGGCATATACGCCCTCCCTATAGGGTTATTGCGACTCGGACTGCCTAGACTCGGACATAAATTTGTTCATAGAATCCACGACCTCTTTGGGCAAGGAATGAATGCCAACATAAAGCTTCATGTCAAGGCAATGCCCGGAACCATGGTCCGACGAATTCGTAAGCAACACCACCGATTTGGGAGGGGCCACCCCAGGGGGGATATCGTCCATCGTTAGCGTAAGCACGCCATTCTTCTTAACCCGGTTAAAGCCAACCTTCAAAACGTCATCCATCACAAACACCTCATCGTTAGAGAATTGGTAGAGCTATTCAATAAACGCCCTACTGAAATGCTTTAGATCGAGAAAACTAAAATTCCTCAAAGAAGCCATGATGGAAACCCATTCCGACATCAACAAAATAAAGCGTCGGTCAGGGGCAAGACCCTCAACTTCGTCAAGCCAATTCAACGCCCGGCTAAGCAGCGCAGCGTGGAAATCATCGCAAACCTTGCGCCGAACGGGATAGGCAGTGAAGGCATACGCCAGGGCTCGTTTCGCAGCGTTATCGGCCAAAACAATAGCATCGTCGCTCGTCAGCGCTTTCTTGCCAAGAAGCTTGCGGCTAGAGATAGATGGCACATGCAACATAGCCCTACGGTCCGCAAACGGTAGGTCTCGCACATTGGTAGGGATAGGCGGGAAAACCTCCTCTACTACCTTTGGGCACGGCGTCTTGTGGCTCAACGTATTAACCGCATGAGCAATAGAACCAACGTCCACGGGAACGCTATGGTCCATGACCGACCTATACAGCGCAAGGTAAACAGCTTCAGCAGTCGCCATGTTCCACCTCAGTCGTCTACGGGCATGAGGATGTAGGAAAACTTCTCTGTGTCGGACACCGGAGAGTACAGAATCGGGTCCGCAGCTCCAGAGAACTTCATAACAACCTTCTCAGAATTGGTAACGTCCAAGGCGTCGGAGAAGTACCTATGGTTTAGGCCCACAGCGAACGGGGTGCCAGTAAACGATACAGGGACTTCTGCCCGGCCGCTCCCTCTACGGGAATCCGAGGCGGAAATGGCCAATTGATCGCCCGAAACTTCAAGCGTTATAGTTAACAACGCAGGGTCGGACATTATGCAAACAGCCTTCAATGCCTCGCTAAGAGCCTTGGTGCCGACCGTAATCTCAAACTCTTTGTTGTCATGAACCAAGGTAGACGTGTCAGGGTACTGCTCGGCAATGAGCCTCACGTACAACTCAGAGCTTCCGGCCTTGAACACGATCTCGCCGTAGCACACGGCCCCGATCTCTACGTCACCTTCGCAGGAAGCCAATATCTTTTTGGCCTCCAGGACCCCCTTGCGGTGCACGATAACCCCCTCATCCCAAAGAGGCTTGTCCATCGATCCAGGGACCGTAACCCGGTAAGACGACAACCTATGGCCGTCAGTGCTTTGGCATACCAACTCGATTCCATCGTCACAGGGCTTCATCACCAAATGGACCCCGTTCAAATTGAGCCGTTCTGGCGTGTTGGCCATGCAGAACGCTGTCTTGTCGAACACCTCCAGCATAACATCTATCGGAACCTTGACGGAAGGTACCGACGAGGGCTTCTCGATGTTGGGGTAGTCATCGGACTCCATGCAGGACAACTTGTAAGACCGGCCCGGAGCGCTCAGGCACAAAGTCCCCTGAGTCAACTCAGCAGTGAATTCCTTGCCCGATAGGGCCTTCAAAACATCAAGAAGGTTCTTGCCGGGGAGAACTACTCGACCCGGACGCACAACCCGAGCATCGCACCTATCAATCAGGACGACATCATAATCGGTGCACGTCATCTTGACCTTGTCGCCGTCAGCTTCAAGCTTCACCTGAGACAAAACAGTAACGGAAGTCTTCTTATCAACGATGCCAGCCGACTTCTGGACCATCCGAATAAACTTGTCTCTATCTGCGCTGAATATCATGAGTTCCCCCTAAAACGTGTATAGATTATACCAAGAGATTCTGTTGCTGTCCATCAGCTTCCTCGTCCGGTGCGACCAGGGCTTTCCCTTGACCTTAGCGTAAAGCCGGTCGAAAAACTCACGCTCACCGCACGGGAGGTTGCTGCCGTCAACCAAAAGAGGCTTCACGAGATTCCAGCACCCCGTGACCCCGAGCTGAATGCACCTATCCAAGAGAATCGCAAGGCCCTTCTCACTGCGAACGCCTATGTCCTTCGCCACCTTCCGCAGCATCGGATCAAAGTACATCCGAATTGCAGCAGACGCCTGGACGTTCTGGAACCGACTGTCTTGGCCTGCCCAAGTGAACCTATCCAACCACTGCCCTGTCCAAATATCAGTCCCGCCTACCGGCTGTACTCTCGGAGACCGACGAGACTTGCCAGTGGGAGACTCTGGATCGTCTACCAGAACCTTGGCTCCCTTCGCATTGGTAACCTCCAAAAGCTCCGACGACGACGGCCCGAACACACGATCGAACAGGACCGGATAACTCTCTCTCATTTCTGAAAGGAGCAGCCCCAGCGACCCGCCATCCTGAGTGAACTGAATGAACCCAAAAGACAACCCAATGTGAGCTGGATCATCCCCGTATTTGGAGCACGGGTGAGGAAGGAACTCCAACCCATTGGACTCCGCAACTGCCTTGCGCTGGAACGCAGGAATGGCATCCCCAGAAGGGGACCTATTAGGCCGGTCGAACTTCCCCTCGAACTCACCGTCCGCATTGATCGAACAGTAGCTGCCCTCGAACACAGACACGGCCGCAAGGATCGTGGCCTTGGCCATGTAGGACAAGGGACGTTCCACTAGCAGCGTTATCGGCCGATCTCGATCGAGCAGCTTAAGGGCATTGAACACACCCTCGTCCGCAATTCCATCGATAGGCAACTCCAGATTCCGTTCCAGAGTGACCACCGCCGACTCTGTCGCCGCATCGAACATCCCATTCAGCAACCCACCGTACAACCCCTCAGACTTCAAGGCCCGCTGCAACGTCACTACTTCATTACCACGATCGCCATACTTTAAGATCATAAAACCTCCGTCAAAACGTACTCATTGAATCAGACATCATTTGGCCTCTTCACTGACTTTGGCGAGGGAAGGGTTACCATGCCCCAAGGGAAAGGAACTTGGGTATGCCCAGTGTCTGGAGAAACCCCGTCAACCTTGTCCAAGACAAAGTCCACAACCGCCCTCACGACCACAAGAGGGACCCCAGTGGCCTCTTTTGTCCCCATGAACTCATGCACAAGACTTTCTCGGTCCATAATCACCCTCGCTGGTTGTAGCATAATCAAGCGGTTGGCAGAGTCAAGGGGAAAACAACGGGGGAAGGGCTCCCCCGCATCAAATGGGAACTAGGCAGCGAGGAGAAGCCTAGCGGCTTCCTGCTTCATCGAAGCGCCCTGCCCAAACCAAGCAGACGCAACTCGACTGTTTTGATCGCCGTTGACGTTGCGACCGTGGTCAATGAACTCGGTTACGGCATTCAATGCGGCCCAAGCAGAACCCTTGACGCCCGACATATCGTTCCCGGTCCCTTCGTCGAACAACCTCGTCAATTCAGAACGGACGCCCTGAGCCCTGGAAGTCGATACAGCAACCTCTTTGCCGTCCTCGATCTTCGGTGCTGGGTCTGGAATAAGAGCCTTCCAAACATCCTGCATGACCCGGTCCGTCAACTGCTTTTTCGCCAAAGCTTCCGCCTTGGCCGTCCAGTCGGTAAAAACGTCCCGGCTGGCAATCAAAACCTTCTGCGCTTGTGCCATCTTCACCCGGACATCGCCGTTGTGGCGGATCGTGATACCCTCACCCTTGCCCTGATTCAAGGCCAGAGTCATTGTGTTTGCGCACACAACGCGAACGGTAGTGAAAAAGCACCGAAGCGCCATCTTGCCAGCGTGATCGTTGCACAACAGCAGATACTCAATGTTTTGATCATCGGTCCCCGGAATTCGGAAGTCCCCGACGCGGCCAAGTGCACAGATTCTCTGACCGTTGTAAATCGAACCGGCAACATCGAACTTCACTTGATCGCCAAGCCCGTCAAGGAAGTTGAAAGCCTCGGAATTCTGGATCGGCTTGTATCCCGATCCAACAACGCCCAATTGAACCACGCCGCCTTCAACCCGGCGCACTGTGGCAACAAAGTCATCAACCTTCTGAATGATCGGGGTTCGCTCCCCGCGAACAATAGCGGCCGCCGCCGCACGATCCGCCCCGAAAGGCTCGGTCATTGCCATCGGCCATTTTTCTACGTTCCAATCAAGGCCCGCCGCCTTGATCATTTCTTCTGCCCCTAACAACTCAGGTATTTCCGTTCCCAGGTGGTGCCAAGGCATTTTCTTCCACCAAGCGATTGTATCTAGTTCCATTATACCATGACTCATGTTGTCATCTTCGGGAATAAGGCCCCCGTTGGCTCTCAGGCCGGAATCCGTTCCGGTTGAATGCAACATAAGGCATGGCTCTGAATTTGTCAAGCAGGAAAATTAGCGGCACAAGAAAAAGTCAAATCACAGGAGCATACCGGCCTTGGCCTTGGCCGCTTCGGCTATCCTACGCTCGGCAACCTGGAAATACTTCTCATCCTTCTCTATGCCTATAAAGGATCTCCCCTGGCTCATGCACGCGACCCCGGTACTCCCGCTTCCCATGCAATTATCAAGGACAACCTCGCCCTCTACCGTATAGGTTCGGATCAAATACTCCAGCAACGCCACCGGCTTCTGGGTCGGATGAAACCCAACCTGAGTTGGACAATCCCGAACGGAACTAGGAAGCCTCAATTCCGAGCTAATACGCTCAAGATCATTTATTCCGCCGTATGCTTCTCGCTTCCCCGTATTTGACTCCCGAAAAACACATCCAGACCCGACCCTTGCCCCCCCCCCAATACTACGCTTTTCCTTCTCTGGGAAATACCTGACACTTCCCACTCCAAAAACCAATACGTGCTCGTGTTCCTTCATGGGCTGCAAATGAGCCACAAGAAAATTGCTACCCCGGTTCTTTCGCCAGATCCACTCATACTTGAATAGGTCCGCAGCGCTCATCACCAAAGCGCTAGAAAACGGCTGAGAAGCGAACAACGCAATCGCACATCCAGGCTTTATAAGTCTCCTGTAGCTCTTCCATAGCTCGTCGAACGGTATAACGGAATCCCATTTGCACGCAGTGATACCATATGGAAGGTCGCACATGACCATATCGATGGAGCAGTCTGGCAGCCCGGCCATAACGTCAAGACAGTCCCCAAGCCTTATGTCTGATTTGGAAGGCTTCACACCGTCACTCCGAATCCACCCGCATCATGCAGTATTGGTCCTGGACTAGATACATCGGAACCCCGTCCTTCTGGATCTTCGTCGATGCCGCAGAGTTGAAGTACACCACGTCACCTACGCTTACCTCCAAAGGAGACATCCCACCGCCCGGCAAAAACGTACCGGCCATCCCACTCGGCCCAACCTCCACAACCTCACCCCATGTGTTAAGCGGAGCACCACCACCTACCCTAACAACCTTCCCAGGAAGAATCGTTGGGTCCGATACCGGACGGATCAAAACCCAATCCCAGCCCGGAGAAAACTCAAAAGGAATCTCCATACATACAGCCATATCACTCCCCTCCATTGGTGCAATCGATTGCACGCCAAGCCAAGTCCATACTCGCCTCTCCCTCAGCGTCTATAATCTCTATCTTGGTCGTGGCGATCTTCATCCCGCTGCGCCTCAATAGCCGAATCTCCCGACTCGCCTCGTCAACCCCAGCAAGCCAAAGACGAGTATCGCTCAAAACCTTCCCTGCAAGCAAGGCCTCACGCATCCATTCTCGCTGCGAACGCCGGTCCTCACATAGGTAGAGCTTCTGGTCACCAATCGCTACAGGCATAAGGGCGCCCTCTCTTGCATGAGGTTCCTAAGCAAACGAGCAACAGCCATAGCTCTGGTCGCGCACTCGTCTGAATCGCAGTCCTCGACAATGACTTTGAGGCCAGGACCAAGAGCCAGCTCTACCTGAGCATGGAAGCCCACCTTGTCCTCTGGAAGAATCACGTATGGGCCATAGCCTACTGTTATCTGGCCTATTTCTATTTCGTGGCCTTCTACTCTGCATACTTTGTACTCGTTGGGTTCAGTGCTCATATTATCTCCCTATACCAGTATCCTATTGCCACTATCCGAATTCCACCTCACTGTCTGGACCCGTAGGGCGTTCGCTCCACAAATACTGTGGACGGAAAATGCTCCCGGCTCTTATCGCTCTATGCACGTTCGCGCATCTATCACATACCGTACAATTAAATGGCGCCCCATCTCGGAACCATGAAGTCACCCTCATTGAGGGCCGTCCATGCTTGTCGGCATGTGTGATCTCTAAATTCCCACAAGGAATCAATTCCACCGTCTCTTCCTGGTCGTTGATTCGCTCGAATGACCACTCCATATCACACAGAAGGCACGCATAGACCAACTTCCCTTCTGGCTCCCCGTCACTATCAGGACCAACGCTTCTCAGCCACCACCGATTAACCGTTCTCATGCGCCTTCCCCTTCTTTCTGGTCTCCGCTCTGTGCTCAGCATCCCAACTGTTGTGGCACCGCTGGCAAAGAGCACGAAGATTCTGAGGTGAGTTGTTGCCAGGATCGTGGTCCAAGTGGGCAATAGTCAAAACCACCTTAACAGGCCGGTCCTGCCACTCGCAATGTTCCTCACTCCAGACGAGAATTTCCCCAGTCTCTGCCATCCTTACGAAGTCATCCCACGGCCCTACCCTAGCATAAACCTTGCAATCCCCGCGAGACCCACGAAGAACCATTTCCCCGTTCCTAAGCCTGCAAAACTCACATTCGTTCCGAGCCCTTTCCAGGATCGATTCCCTGACCCCTTTCCAGTTCTTTGGGTACTTCCCCTTGTTCTCTGGCTTGATCGGCATCACTGAACCTTTACCATCATCACCAACGGAATATCCGTCTCTGGAACATCATAGGTCTTGGCCGATTTGTCCGATGGATGACCATACACGGCAAAGCGCTCGCCCTCTATCTTCACCGTATCCAGAATAACATACCCAGCCGGGATCGGGATCTTCCCATCGTCACCTACAAGACCCCACTGGATCTTGTCCCCAGCCCGCGCTAGGCGGTAAGGCATCCCCGTTCGCTTCGTAAGGTCCAGGCCAATGTCAATCTGAGGGACCTCTGGATCGACTCTGTGAATTGCCTCAATCCTGGGAACCCAGGCGTTCCCCTCCCGCACCAATACCAGCACTAGGTCGTGCGGATTGAGAATCAGGTTCACCGACGCCAGAAGGCCCTTGCTCCGCAGATTCTCTGCTGCAATGGGATCGTGGCCTTCGCTCTCCATTCTACCGCTGCTCGTTAGGATCATTGCTTTCCCCCTACAGGCGAAGGAACACACTTCGCAAGAACAGAATCCGCTCTACGGCAGAACGACGAAGTCCGGCAGTCACACAGAATCGGTTGCTCGTGCTTCCACCGATGCTCTACACCGTCGACAACCGGAGAATGAGGGTGCATCCAAATGCAGTCAGTCCTGCCTTCACACTTGCACCTATCCGACTGATCGCAAACAACCAACACTTCACTCATCGGAAGCCTCCACCGGACAACATCCCAGGACCTTGCATTTGGAATTCTCTGGATGTCTGGTATCGTGACCCTTCCAGGAAGTATTGGAATTGAGAGAACCAACCATCGCCCTCGGAGCTTCGCCCTCGCACAACGCTGGGTCCACATAGCACCTCAGCCAGCCGGTAAGCCTATCTATCTCGGAAACGCTCGAAACTAAACCCTTGTCGTTAGACTCACACTTAGACACTAGACTTTCCATTCTGTCAAGAAGCGGTTGGCATTCAAGAAATGGTTGGTATTTACTAAACAAGTCAGTCATTTGGGCGTTAAGCTTATCAAGGAAATCAAACACTTTGCTAAGGCGATATGCACCAGTAGGATCGAAGGCTAAAAACTCCCCTGCTGGATAGCCATGCTCGCATATAGACCTAGAAGGCGAACTGGTAATAATTTCCCAGTCTGACTCGTCTGGATGTGGTTGCTTGTCACTCATTCTCTCCCTCCCGTAGCTGCCTCAACGCCAAAGACGCACGGCCGCTCAACCTGGATACCTCTTCGAGCAAGGGAATAACACCGACTGGAACCCCTCGCTTCAAGTCACCTATGATTCGCTTCACTTGACTGGCACGCCAGATCTGCTCCCCGCAGGCCTCGGACAAGGCGATCCTGAATGAATCCAGCTCTAATCTGGCAGCCTTCTCGGCTTTGATCGTCGCCTCACGAATCGCATCTTCTGCTTTGCGATCGTAGAACTTGCTAGAGTGCTCGTGCATCATGGCCTCTAAGTCCTTGACACTTAGGGGCTCGTCCCGTAAAGCATACTTGAAAACCTTCAAGTCGTCTCTTCCGCTAGCGTCACGCCTGTCCGACCGCAGCATCCCTCGCAAAAGCGACTGGATAACCCACTTCGGAGTAACACCTATATCCCGGAATGACGCCGCCTTAATCTGCCGTAACCCACCCTTGTTCGCCACGATTAACCCGCACTGCTCGGGGACCTCGTCCGGCCGAACAAGGCCATGGGGAACGACAAAATAGAACTCATGGGAAACCGCCATCGACCACGCCCGCTTCTCGGGATGTTTCAGCTCCTGAAAGAAGTCCCCACGGCTAACCTTGACCTCAAAGCTGACCCGATGATCCGCTTCACCAAGGCTAAACGCGAAGCCGTCTATGGCGCCTCCGGTATGGCCTACACCGTTACCTATGTCCTGGAAATGTGGAACAAAAGCGAACCCAGGAAGACAGTAGCGCTCGCTCAAGAGGCCCAAAAGAACAGCCTCGGTCCGCTCTTCCCTGCTCAGTTCCTTGGCGCCCTCAAATCCCATGGTATCGCTCATGATCACCCTCCCAGCATCAACGGTTGTAGCATAATCCAGGGCGTAGGACTGTCAAGTCAAACCTTGCGGAAATCAAACCTGTCCTTCACTTCCGCCAGGAAATACTTCCCAGGCGACGAAGCATCCCGGAACCCCTGGAACACCTCCAAGGGAACCCCAGAGTATTCGTAAGCGGAAGGCCCGTGAACGAACTCCACCCGGAGCACCTTCATGTTGGGATCGTAACCAATGGCCTTCACGTTGCTCGACTTCACGTTGATCATCTTCATGCCTTCAAACCTCCATGCCGGTACGGCCTGCTCATATTGTACTCGTGTTTGATCTCCACCGACCTCCAGAGATCCACGCCCCTAACCACGCACATTAAGTTGACAAAAGACAAAACAACAGAGCAGAACGACCCTCTTGTAGAATTAGAGTGCAATGTGGCTTTTTTGTTATCGGCATAATCCCAAAACTTAGCAATGTCCATTATGCGATCAACCAAAGCAAAGCACTGCCTAGAGAACGATAGATACTCAGGGAGCCTATGCGTTTCCGGGCGAACAACTTCCCCATGGGCGGCCATCATATCTAAAAGCCGGATCACGATATCAGCACACTCATCCTCAAAGCAGGTGAGGATCGGCTTTCCGTCCGGCCCGATCTTGTCGCAACCAGCATCCAGCTTCCCCCGCCGGTAGGCCTCGTGCAACTCAGACACCTCCCCGACAATCAGGACCACCAGCTCCTCAATCTCTCGGTTATCAACCCCCATCTCCCACCACCCGTGCTCCAGAGCATACGCATGGATTCGCTTCTGGAGACCCGAGATATACGCATGTTCGACCATCTTTCCCCTCCCCCTGCAATCGATTGCAGGACTCAAATGACAGCGAAAATCGCCATCGAAACGAACAATAGCACCGCCGATCCCAAGAATCCCACGAGTTTGGCAATCGGCCCAGGCTTAGAGCGCCCGATCAACCACCACGGGTTTCTGGCAATCAGAGCCAGAGCACACCACGGGGAATTCGATACCGCATACCGGAGATCGAAGCAATCAATGCAGACTCCGTCTTCACCCGTAGCGTCCTTTTTGCCACATTCAACGCATAACATATCAGCACCTCCTGATTCCCTTCTAACCCGGTTTCCGACCCGGCGCAAAAAGTCGCGCGATTCAACTGCCGAACAAAACTCCCTTCTCTCCCTGCTCTGTTTTTACTCCTGACGGGGTTTCAAAAAGACCACGTTCGCTTCCCTCTTTTCTATCGCCGCTCCTGTGGCTTTTGACTGCGTTTTCGCGCTTTTTTGGGTTCCTTTCCCTTTCCCTTTCCCCTTCCCCCCCACACCCCTCTTTTCTCTATCCTTATCTCTATCTTCCTTACTTTCACTTCGTGAAAGTGATCTCACGCGAGCGTCCGCGCCTGCATCCACGCGAGGCAGAGCCAAAACGGAAGACCGAACAAGGCTTTTCGCTGAAAATAGATCGCCTGCCCGCGACCTCCACGCATTCGCTGAATGGACGGGTTTGACGACCACTGCGCAAGACCCGATCATCGGAACCATATAGCGGCATCCGGCTGGCCTATCGTCGGGCTTTAGTTCGCAACCACGGGCACCGTGGAACGTGCATTCATGGCCGTCGTAAAGCTCTTCCACCGCCGTCCCCTCGCTGCCCTTAGTAGCACATCGAAGAAACGGATCGTCGCCCTCATAGTCGATACACCACCGCCCGCTAGACAGAGCGTCTGCAATCGATTGCACGTCTGGAAAATCCTCCGGCAACGAAATGCCGGGATACTGCTTGCAGCAGGCACCGCCGCATGAACTACATGCACGCCTATCCAGGAAACACGGCTTGATTTGAGGAACTTTCTTCCGACCCATACCAACCCCCTGACTTGGGGCCTAGCGTCGCTTCTAGGCCCCTCCCCGTTGCCCTAGTAGGGCTATTTCTTGGCCTTCTTGGGAGTCTCGCCAAAGATCATCTTTGCGATCTCTTTCTCAATTTCCTTGTCCAGCGACACGGACAGGCGAGGGGTGGGGTCTTCGGGAGTCACGAGGCACGCTTCCACGTCCTCGGTGGACAACCGGCCTTCGCCAACCAGCTCGTCAAGCTTGGTTGCATTGATCGACCAAGAAACGCTCACCACCTTGTCCAAGGCCTCTTCTTTCTTGATCTTCCGGGCCTTCAAGATCTCTTCCAGCTTCTCCTGATTGATTGTCGGAGCGCCCGTCTCAGGAGTCGTAACGTCGGCATAACCACCGGCGAACTCGAACCGCACGGTTTTCGCCGTGTGCTCGATCAACCCGTCCGCCCCGGAGACCTTCCCTCGCACTACTTCCTTGATCGCCTTGATACGCTTGGCGACAGCCTTGGAAACGAGGTCCAGAACCCCATATGCCTGACAGGCGGGAGCCACATCAAGCTCAGAAACGTCGGCCTGCATCAAAGCGGCAGCGATTGAAGTCCCTGAAAACACTTTGCTGATTGATTCGATCTTTTCCATTTGCCTTCTCCTCATGGGGCGTTTGCCCCGCCGTTTTGTCCCGGTCCCCCTGACCGGATGACTGCAATATAAGCCTAGCCTTTCTACTTGTCAAGCAGGAAAACAAAAAAAGTTACAGCGAGCGAACGACACGGAGGCTTGAATCGGAAATATCGGCCTCACAGGCCGCTTGGAAGTCGGGACATTCTACAATGCGAATCGTCGAAGCCCCGGCGAATCGAACGAACTCGCTTTCTTTTTCCCCGATTTTTTCCGCAGCTTCGATGCCCCGAAAAGCCGTCCGGGTAAAACGATTCGGTCCGAAAGTTACAAGTGCATAAGCCATGACACACCTCACAGTGAAACGCCCCGAATTATCGGCAACCCTGCCTCAATCAGAACGTCTAGTTTTGTCCTTGCCGAAGCAATACAACCCGAAGCAACCCAGGACGGATAGTTCTCTGCTTTGGCAGAATGAGCCATTGCCACAACCACCGCCGCTAGGCCTACATCATAGTTTGCATAGTACGCATAAGAACGGGCTTTCATTGCCCCTAGATAAGTTCTTCTACCGCCAAGCCACGACCGGCACCACGATTCAAATCTGCGGTCTATGCCCTTGACCGGGAGCTTCTGTAGCGCCAGCGTTACTGCCCTATCCGCTAATTCTCGATCAACCATGCTATCCCCCGAACCGACGGGTACAGCATAAGCCGGAGAATCGACATTGTCAAGGTGGAAATTTAGGGGAAGGCGAGAAACGAAAATCCTACAGGAAGGGAACCTCTTTTGACTTGAACCCAGAGGCATTGGTGTGGCCACCACCGCCGTACTTCTTGCACACGGCAGAAACATCAACGTTACCCACCGAGTACATCGAAACATCCCACGCACTGCCGTTCCAGACGAAGCGTACCATTGCGTCGTGCTTCTTTGGATCGAACGAGATGAACATCGCAGACCCCTTCCGAGGAGTGTTCAAGAACAAGCACCGCAGCCCCTCGAACTCGCCTTCAAACGAATAGGTCCTGGTCGCTTCCTGGTCCATGCGATCCTGGTAGGCCCTGATAGCCTGACCATCCCGAACCACCTCCATCAGCCAGTCCTTGTCGTCCCGAAAAATGGGCTCCCAGAAGAAATGGTCCACCGGACTCGCCGGGAACCGTTGCATCCCATACTGAAAGTCTTGGGCGTGCTCCACTCCACCCCACTTCCAAACGTCGAACCGACCGAGCCAGAAAACACCAATAGGAAGGCTCCGGGATTTCCCGAAAAAATACTCCCAGGTAAGCTCGCACCCGGCCCTGCCTACTTCCCGCAGCCCTTGGGGCGAGAACTGCGCTTTGTTCGCTGCATCTATCGAAGTAGCATGGTGGTCGATCCACACAAAATCACAGCGCTTCGCAAGGCCCTGCATAGTCGCAAGATCCGCCCCGTAGTCAACCATGAACACCGTCTCACCGTCATCCACCAAGAGCCCGAGGCCAACATCCCCATTGTCAACACCTATCATGACACACTCGGGATGAACCATCCGCACAATGGCGCCAGAGCACTTGCCGTCCAGATCTGCCCGATGGTAGAAACACTTCATGCTACACCTCCAGGCACGCCCGAACATCCAAAGCACCGGCATAGCCCCCTGGGTTCATCAGGCACCATAGGTGGTCAATGTTCTTCTTGCTCAGTCGGTCATGGTCCTTCTGCAACGTCGTCGGCTGGCCTACAGCTCCACTCCATCCATCCGCAGCGAGAATCCAACATCCATCGGGAAGAACCAACCCGGAACGAGGGTCCGTGTACCACCACCCTCTATCGCTCGCCACCGTAAACGCCGTGATAACATGGCCGCCAGACAGATGCAGCATCGCAAATGGTACATCGGCCATCTTGGTTTCCAACTGGTCCCAAGACATTGGACCCTTGTGAATAAACATGTCGGCATATCCCCTGCATGTGGGATTCCACTCCCCAGCATCCCAAGTCTGGTCCCCACGGCACATGGCGTCTGCGATATTGTCAGCGATCCCCTCGAACTGAGGAGCCCGCTTGTCCCTCGGAATGTAGCACCCGCATTGGTTCGTAAACCCACGGTGCTCCGTATCCCCCAGAATCAAGGCCAAAACCCTACTGGCGAACGAGGAGCAGCCTCCGCACGTATTGGTGGTCCCGAACTTGATGCCCTTGGACTCCTCTTCGTCCTTGAAAAACTCAGCCCGCAGCCTCGCCACCAATGCACGCTTCATCATCTTCACCCGGCTGTCGCTTGGAGTACCGTACCCAACCTTGCCGGATGCCCACAAGTCCAACGCCGACTGGAGCCTGAGAACCCACGGACTTCGGGTCGTGCCAGGGACTACCACCCCTTTCGATATGTACGCAACGTGAGCACGCTCCAGCGCACACCACGTCTTAGGCCCGACAACCCCATCATCGTCCAGGCCGTTATCCCGCTGAAAATCCATAACCACAGATTCCAGCATCGCATCGAATAGGTCAACCCGGCCCAAGCCCAGGCCACTTGTACTATAGCCTGCCTCCTCCAAAAACTGCTTCAGCACCAATACCATGGGTCCGCTAGAACGTTCCTTAAGTAGCTTCATGTGCCCTCCTTTGACAATGTATAATTGATATACAGAAAAATTGCCCGCCCGTAAAACTGGTAACCGATGATGGACCTGAAAGGGGAATGAAGATCTAGGAGCCGGGCGGGCGTCATGGAGCAAGAAAGAATCATCAACTCTCCTGAATGCTATCCCCGAATAGCACCTCAGTCAACCCAAATCAGAACGGATAATCGTCCTCCGGCGAAGAATGCTCTGGAGGATCTGGAGGATCTGGATTGTACGTCCGTCCAGCACTACTAGGAGCACGAGGCTTGGAATCCTGGTAGGGACGGCGGTCCTGGTTCCCATCACCACCATTAGACTCCGACGACCCACGAGAGTCGACGAAAATCACGTTCTGAGCCACAACCTCCGTGACCGTTCGCTTCGACCCGTCCTTCGCATCGTAAGTCCTGTGCGAAAGGCGACCCTCGACAAACACCAATGCCCCCTTCTTAAGACTCTGGCCACATCGCTCGCCCTGCTTCCCCCAGGCAACAATGTCGTGCCACTCGGTCTTCTCCTCTTTCTTCTCCTTGCCCAAAAACTCCGTGGTGGCAACCCGAAGCTTGCACACCGCAGTCCCGGCCGCAATGTACCGCAAATCCGGGTCCGCACCTAATCGCCCCAACAACTGAACCCTGTTCATTGACTGACCCATGAAAAACCTCCATTCGCCCGCCTGTGGCAGGCATTCAAGGTGCAATAATTGCACCTGTTGACTAACCCTTAGCTAAGCCTTGCAAGCGTCTTCCCACTCCGCAATAGACACGACCCGAAGTTCTCCAACCCTATTTTGGACCCTCAGCATAACGCTTCCCGGATATACGCACGATATATCAATGCCGACGACGCGCCAACGATGCTCCCCGCTAAACTCCACCGTATCACGCTCACCAAACCGCTTCTCGAACAGCAAGCTCCATGTCTCACGAGCCGGACAACCCTTCAATTCTTGCACCAATGAATCTATAGCGTTGTCACTCGCAACGCTAGAATCACATCTGGATTCGGGAGCATCATTACTTGGATCGTTCTGACACAGCTTTTCCGAATCGCGCTTGTTCGCAAAGAACTCCCTACGATCGGCCCGCACCAACTTCAATGCCTCTTTCAAATCTGCATCCGAAGCCATCGTGAAGTACATCCGGCCGTGCTTGTCATGGTCAACCTTTTCCATAACCCGCCGAGCTGTCTCCCCGCAAACCTTCAACAACTTCGACACATCACTCAGATTCTTGCTCTTCATTCAGCACCTCCAGTAGTCAACGTTACGTCACCTGTGCGCACATCCTGGACCCAGATCTGGGGAAGCCCCAACCATCCGTCCAAATCGAAATGGTATTTGCGGCAGTCTCCCTTGCCCTCCCTTTCGCAAAAAACCTCATATGATTCACTTCGGACACGGTCTGGGCCTTCGCTTACAGTGTGAACAATATCAACACACCTAAGAGGTTCTAGCCCATTGCCCACATTCCCGAGCCTACTCTTCCCCAGGGAACCATGCCACAACAACACCCTAGCCATGTTGCCCATCACAACACGAGTCCGAGCATCAGTAGTCAATTTCCACCTCCACCCCATCTTTGAACACGGACAGGAACTCCACCGTTGGATCTTCCCATACCTTGTTCTCTACGTCAAAAATCTCAGCGTCGGACATCGAATCCGGCAAGAACAAATCCCACTGGTCCTCAGAGTAGTCTCCAGACTCAGTAAGAGACGGAGTCCACTCGTCGAACCCTAAGATACTCCTTGGTTTGGTCCCCTCACCTCGCTTCATCGTCGCACGGATGTAGATCATGACAAGGCCTCGCTTGCTTTCGCCATCGCACCCCAGCTAGCGACCGTACACGTCTGCTCCTTGGTCCGCTCACGATAGCACATATTGGCATCGCGCTCCATCTGCCCAGTCTTGTTCTCTAGGTGAAGCGTAACGGCGCCGTAGCCAGTAACACTGTAGTCCGAAGAGTAAAGGTCATGCTCCACTACGGCCTTAACCTTCACACAGCGCCACACTTCAACACCGTGTGGCGTGGCGACTTTCACCGACTTGCCCAGGCAGGCGTCCACAACCGCCTGAATATACCCTGGGTCCGTCTTGGGGATAGACTTCAACTCATTATAGTTCATTTCAAACCCTCCATAAAGCACTCTCTAGCGTCCGTCCGGTAAGCGTACCAACATGGGTCAGTAAACGCCCTTGTTGGAATGCCTAAGCCGCAACTAACTCCAGACCCTGAAAAGCTTAGGAGCCCAAGCCCATTTACGTTAACAACCACTTCCAAGAACTCCCCACCAAACGGCTCGCCAACCATCCTATAGCACATGAACCATTCTCCGGTTTGTTGCGCTCCTGTTGGGCCACACTCGGATAGCTTGCGGCCAAGACGGGGCTTTCCCTCCCGAACGTAGAACTCGACCATAGGGTCTAGTGCTCCACAGCAAAGCCCGTGGCCATGACCAACGCTGGAAAACGTCCGTCTGTCTTGCTCCCAGAACATCCACACAGAGCCAACCCCGTCGACACCTACCAAGACCTCATAGCCATTCTCAATGCACAACGCCATAGCCTTGTACCCCAAAACCTTGTCTGAATCGCTCATTTACTCTACCTCCTCATCTCAATCTTGGCGGTTCCCAATTCAGGATGTCCAAAAGAGGCCCCGACTTGAGCTTCCGCCAATAGGTCTTACGGCAAACAGGACAGGTCCCCTCTGCCGTATCCCGGCGAGGACCCAGCTCTAACGAGAACTTCTCGAACGTCACCATCCCCAGTCCCTTGTCGAAGTGGTAGCACTGGATCTCACGTATGCAATCAGCTACCTCTACGTCGCTACCGCCCATCTGGCACCTCGATCGGCTTTCGGCACCAACACTTGCCATCACGAATCTCTAGGTCAACCGACCCGCACTTCTCATAGCACGCAGCGATCTCCGCAACTTCGGAATCTCTCCTGAAATCGCGAATAATCACGGCTAAAAGAAGCGCACCAAATATCATCCCTGCTATAAACCCAATGAGGGTGCCAACGCATGAATCCGTACTCGTCCGGCAACTCATTCCTTCACCTCCACGAACCCGCAAAGCCGGGCATGGCCTTTACTGATACACTCTTGCCCTTTCATTAAGAACTCTTGGCCAGAGCACATCCCGTTCACGCAATACCATGGCTCCCCATCCGGCCCATACCACCCCGGCTTGGCACCCTGTGCCAGAAGCTGGGCGAGGCGGTAGGCTGGCGAGGCAAGGACCAACTCCCTGACAGGCTCCGATTCCCAGTCACACTCGTCGCACTGGTACCACGGCCCGCTTGGCCTTGTTTTCTCAACCAAACCTATCATGTACAGTTTGCTTTCACATCTTGGACAGTTCACGGCTTCACCTCCCATGGCCATACATTGTACCCCCAAAGACCCTCACAAACCGAGTCGAATTGACGTATCGCTTCGCTTGCAAGTGCTCTTCCTTGTATAGGTTAGCTTCATACTCTCCACCAACTCAGCCAGTATCTCCGCCAGCGCAACCCGCTCAAACATGGCTACAATTCACCGGTGGGTTCTGCGCCAGGAAACCCGGCATTTCAGCCTCCTCGATTAGCGCTTTTCGCATGCGGCCACCGCACGAATACGCCAAGAGCAACTCTCCACCACGCACACTCGGGCCGTTGCCACCACAGAGCAACTTGTCCATCCAATCGCGCTCAAGCCTGCACCCCGCAGTCCAACGCAGAACCCACATCGTGTAACCGCACCATCGAACTTGCGACCCTTGCGGGAAGCATTCCTGGGCTATCGTAAACTGCCTTGTGGGAGCCCAAGCCGCTTCAATCTTTTGCTTTCTTCCAAACATCGCTTCCTCCATTTGTCAACGCCCCAATTCTACCCACCCAACCGAGGGGCCCGGACAAGTAAGCCGACCGAGTCACCCCCGGATGGACGGCTAGGATTGCCCCTCCAGTTGCCTAATGCGGGCCTCCAGTTGCCCAATACGCTTCTCCAAACACGGCCTGGAATGCACCATTTGACGGCCGTTCCACTCGCTACCGCACCTATAGGCCCACTTCGGAAGCTTGCTGCTCTTGCCAGTCCAGCGCTTGACTATGTCGGCCCCGCACTTGGGGCATGTGCTATTTGTCATTGCTCACCTCCAACCCCCCTGGCCTTCAACCAATGGATAGCGCCACGAAGCGATCCAATCAACGACGTTGCCCCGGTTTCACCGCGCTCGAACCCGCGCCAACCGCCATAGCTATACATAACTGATAGGCCGCCACCATACCAAAACATAAACCAACCATTGCCCTTCGCCCACGACTCCGGTTCCGGCAACCCCTTCCCCTTGGCCCATTCCCCAACAGCCGCAGTCAAAGCCGCTTCAAGTTCGTTCACGGCGTCCCTCCTTGCATCAAATTGAGCATAGCCAACGCAATACGGCCGACTTCCGCCATTTGTTCGTCTGTCAGGTCGGGCCGCCACCTGCGTACCTCATACCTGACGCGGACCGACCGCCTTGCCCAATCGATATAACCCTGGGGCTCGCCTAATCTATCCACTCGGAATCTCACTTTGTTTTCCAAATCCATTTCCAGCCTAGACATCGCTAACTCTATAGGGGCTTCAGATATTGAAACCCACCCTATATAGTGTATCACTTGAAGCCCATTCATGACTTGCCCTCCAGTAACTGCTGATACTCCTGCTCTACCAAAGCAAGCTCACCATTGACCTTATTGAACCTAATCCACAGATCATCCAGGTCCTGAGCGTACTCGACACACGCAGAGACCATCCTGGCGTTTTCGCCCGCCAGCCGTATGTTCTCCAAGATTGCTTCATTCGCCAGCTCGGCCATTGTCCTAAGCTGCGCAAGCACGTCTTTATAGTCGCAATCGCACACGTTATCCGCCATCCTGTCGCCACCGCACTTGCCGCATATTCCGTTACACATGATTGGCGACACCGGCCCCGCACTTGGGGCACGTTTCAGTGCTCATGGCTGCCCCTCCAACCGCCGCCGATACTCATGCTCGGACCACTCGGGATAGCCTGGGTGAAGTTCGCAGTACCAGTCGATATCCATCGTTGACGAGCCATCGACTGTCAACCGCACGGAGTGACAAAGACAGCGAAGGCTATTGAGTGGCGTCGACAGCGGGCACGTCCGGCACTCGGGTTTGGGGGCAGGCTTGTCGACCATCTTCCCTCGGTCGTCAAGTGGCTTCCAACCCAGATAGGAACCCAGGCCAAGATACGTGCTAAATTTGTCGCCCTTCCAGAACCCAACGTCCAGCCGGCCGTCGGAACTCAGCAGCACAACCAAGCTCCCATCGTGCGGGAATTCTGCCATCGGATACCATTCGCTCATGACTTCACCTCCACAATCAGCGGGTTCGCTCTGGCGTCGTCCTCGCTGGCGTACCAGCATGAGGCGGTGAGCGCGGCGATGGGTATAATCAGCGCCGACCCGAAGTAGGTGGACCAGATAAGCTCTGGGCCTAGAACTTCACACTCGACTTTTCCGCCACCAACAACCATGTGCCACGTTCCGGTCGTCAACTCAGACAGCCGCTTGCCCTTGGGCTTGGGCGGGCTGCACTCGATTTCCCCCGAAAAGTCAGGGTTCGAGACGTAACAGACCGGGGTGGCTTCTCCCTCGTACGTCATGCATCGATTTGTCTGGCTCCAACGGGCAGCGCTTCCGCCCTCGCCCATCGTCCACCCATCTTTGACGCACTTCACAACTGCCTCACAAAGCATCATTTTCATATTACTTCCTCCTCTTCAATCTCCGAAAACGACCCCAGTCGCAGCGGAGTCGGTTCTTTGAACTCCCAGTCCATGAACACCGGGTCCCTCGATATAAACTCGAACGACCTCGCCATCCTCAGCGAAACCCCGTCATGTATCCCAGGAGGGTTCAGCGTATCAATCCCAGCCTTGACCATGGCGTTCTTGGCAATGTGAGTAGCGTTCACGTACCTATTCCAGGAGTAACGAGCCGCCCGAACCTTGCGGAATGCACATTCCCTTCTCGCCTCCTCCAGTGTCCTGTAAACGAACTTGGTCCGGCCGGATGTATCCACACTGAGCCACCGCGCTCCGAAGCTCCGAAGAGTCTCCCGGCGCTTCGCTATATCGTCCGTCATCTGCGATATATACAGCTCGCTCAGTCTTCCAATAACAACCCAAACCCCGGTCTTGGTCAGCTTTACCACCGTGTAGTATATGATATGCTCTACCGGGATGCCTTCCGACACCGAGTAGTCTACCCTGATTCTGATATCGCCCACATTGACGTTGGCCACGGCTACACTCCTACTCTGTCACGAGCGTCCATCACAGATTCAGCCTCTTGTTTTGTGCTATACCAGCAGGGCTCAGTTATGGCTTTTATACTCAGCCGATCACGAAGTGATAGATCCCCGCCCTCCGTTATCGTGCACCTTCCGGCGTGCCTGTTCTGGCCGTCCGATATCGGAATGGACGAGTACCACTTGCCAGCGCTACACTCGCTCAGCCTTCTGCCCGTGCCTTTAGGCGGCCGGACATCATAATAGGACCCAGACAGAAGCTCAACGCCAGTCAAATTATGTGGCCAATCTATAACGACATACCTATGAGTCGGTCCATCCCAGCGGACCCAACGCATTATCCCTATCTCCGGGTCCAGGACCCTTATCTCCCAACCCTTCTCAATCGCAAGCGCCATCGCCCTATACCATGGAACCATGTCTAGTTTTTCTTCCATTATCGCTCCTGATATCGTTTCATGACCCGCAAAGCCACTTGCATCGCCACACTCTCTTCCGTCTCATTCGGAGCATCGCCGCCGTCGACTATCGCAGAGATAACCCCTCGCTTGGAATCCTGGAGATCCCTCATATCGTCGTCAATTGTATCTTCGGCATCGAAGAACCAGACGTTGACGCACTTGTCTTGCCCGATCCTGTATGCCCGGTCTTCCGCCTGCTCATGATCCGCCGGACGCCAAGCGCGCTCGATGAAAACCACTTGGTCAGTAGCAGTCAATGTAAGGCCCACCCCCGCAGTCTTGATCCCGCAGACCAAAACCTGGATGTCGCCCGCCTGGAATCCGTCAATTGCAGATTGCCTAGTCGCCAGATCGTCCCTACCGTCAACCCTAGAGACCCTAACGCCAGACTCAGCAAGCGTCGCTATCAACGCATCCGTCACCGCATGATGATAAGCGAACACGAGAACCTTCCCCGTCGTTTCCAGCGCCTCTACAAGCCACGAGGCCACGACCGGAACCTTTCGCATTCCCACCGCTTGCCGAAGCTCGTTCATCGCCGCCAACGTGTCGGCATGACGCTTCAACGGGCTCCCATCTTCCGCCATAAGCCTAGCAGCAAAAGTTCCAAACAGATCCCGGCATTCCTTCATCCCCGCCTTGTCCAGTCGGACCGGGACATAGCTTCTCAGCTTCGGTGGAAGTTCCTTCAACACGTCTTTTTTCAGGCGCCGAACCATGTAATGCCCGATCAATCGATCCCTAAGCTCCTGAGTATTTGAAGCCCCGTCGAACGTCCATCCGTAACGGTTTTGCTCGGGACCGCAGTATCTGAATCGGAACCGCCCGTAGTTGCCCCATGCTTCCCCGTCAAGCAAATGCAGCAAGTGCCACAGTTCACCGGGCCGATTCAGTAGCGGAGTCCCTGTCAGTTCTATCACACGACCGCCCGTATGCCTGACTAGTGCCAAGGCCGCCTTCGACCTTTGGCTCTTCGCATTCTTCAACGTGTGCGCTTCGTCGAAAACAATACACTTCAAGCCCCACCGCACAAGAACAGGAGAAACCGCACCCGTAGCGTCTACCAACTTCGGAAGCGTCTCATAATTCAAGACCAAAACATCCGGCTTCTCTGAGGCAATCTGAGACTCCAATTTCTTCACGTCCGCAACAACTGCAATCAATTGCCGACCACTCCACCTCGTGATCTCCCGAACCCAATTGACCTTCACCGACGCAGGGCAAACAACAATAGCCGGAAGTGATATTTCTTTGTTTCTATACATATAGGCTATTGTTTGTATAGATTTTCCCAGCCCCATGTCGTCCGATATAAGACCCATACCTTTTGACTCTAAGAACTTTACTCCTGTTACTTGGAACGGGAATAGCTCCCCGCCAGGAAGGATTATCTTGTCCTCACTGGATACCGCAGTCGCCAGCGCTCTATTCCCCTCGTGCTCGGCTATGGCAGCAAGCAACGCCGAAGGCTCACTCCCGAATATCCGCTTGCATATGCCCAAGAGATCCCGTGCCCGGTCCTTGGGAACCAGCCAAATCTCTTGATCTTGCGGCCAGGAACAATCGGGAAGCTTTTTCACCGCCGAAACAAAATCAACATCGTAAGGCGTTGTCACCGCAAAGAACGCCCCGCGGCCCTCGACCTTGATCGCATCCCCTATCGGGGCATTCAGCCCAGAAACATCCAAGCCAGGGAAGTATCTGGAGATCCAGGCCGTAACCTCAGTAAGCCGCCAACCTGGGAAGCGAGTCCGCCTGTTAGCTCCATCCCAGAAACGTCCGGGGATAGCACGGGCCGCAACAACCGCATCCGCAGAATACGGCGAGTCAACCACAATCTCACTTCCCTCAATCCATGCAGCGTTTCTGGGCATTGTCCCCTCCACGCCTTGAAGCATAAGGGGTCACAAGATTATTGTCAAGCGGGAAATTTATAGGGTGAGAATTACTGCCCGGCAGCGAACGCCACAAGGATGGAAATGCCCACCCCAATGGCAAGGCCCAAGGCGCCGCCTATCACAAACTCATTCCTAGTCAACCATGTATCGCTTTCCGAAACCGAAGCCTGATATGCAACTACCGCAACGTGCTCGTCGGACCGCATTTGTGCTTCCGCCTGATACAGAGCGGAAAACCTGTCGAACTCAATCTTGTACCATCCGCAACGCAGTGCTTTCCCATCCCCCATCAAAACCCCACCCTTGGGGAAGCCGTCCTCTTGGTACACTGCCTCTACCCAATCTTCGCTCTCTGGAATAGGTGCGGGAGCCGGGACCTCGACAATCTCTACCTTGGGCAAAGTCAGAACTGGAGTCCCCGTACTCGCACAACCGGCGCACAGCAGCATCACCAATAGCATCCGCATCATAATCCCCCATAGCAAATCACCTATTTCGACGAGGCAGCGAGTTTCTTGATGGATGGCTCAATCCAACGAACGAAATCAGCAACCTTGGCAGGAGGCCATTCGAGACCCTTGTCGCTGCCAATACTCAAATGCTGATTCGTCCAGGCCCCATCTGGCTTCCCGTTCATAACCCCTACGTCCATACTTGCCGAACATTGTGGCACAAATGAAGTTCCTTCCTTGATTACCTCTAAAACCATATTAACTCGGACCATAGGTATGCGCTTGCCTTTTCCTCCGGCCAACGGAAACGTCTTTTGAGATGCAACATCCCAAATAACGAAGTCGTCGAACACCGACCCCACCTTCGCCTCAAACTTCCCCGTTACGTCTGTATCGAAGTTCGCAGCCAATAGCTTTTTCAGCGCATCCAGATAGGGCTGAATGTCCCCTCCCTCAACGCCCCACTTCCGCCCGAATCCTGTATCATCCTCTAGCAGAGCCCCAAGCCTCGACAAATGGGTCATGATTCCACCCCCGATGCAAAGCCAAGCCACTTGTTGATTTTTATAGCTTCCGATGCAAACAACCCGCTCTTGCCTACGTCGAAAATCTTCTCCTGCTTCATCTGCCCAGGGATAGAAACGTCGGCCGTAACTCGGACCATGCTAAAGTACGGCGCCTTAAGATCAATCGTAACCAGTATGCCATAGGTCCCTTCCACGTCCGACCTGGACAGGAGCTTCCCTTCCGCACTTCTCAGGCCCGAGTCTCCGTAACCTTGAATCTTGGGAGCATCAAACCCCTTGGGAAGACCGTCGATGATAAGGGCAAGAAAGTCCTGAGCCGCCATCCTGATGTATAGGTCAAACATGGCCGATGGACTTATCCTAGCCTCCAGGACTAGGCCCTCACTAGGCGTACCCTCGGACAGGTTCGCAGCGTCTTCCTGACTCTCCTGCTTCCTTGGGTTGATAGTCAGATACACACCCGTCTGCCGCTCGAAAACGTCAATCAGAGAATCGTTGTAAACACCATCGTAACTCTTGACTTCCTTCATCCCGTTGTAGAACGTCACGGTATACGTATCGTCCGGCATCAACACGATCTTGACCGCATTGCCTCTTGAACGAATCCTGTTCGGGAACGAAAAGGTCACTCCACCAAGACCCCCGGAATCCCCTTCTGGAACCGCCACAAACGTTCTCGCCCCAGCCATGGTCTTCACCCGGCTACCGCCCATCTGAGATATGATGGTCTTCGCTATTTCGACATCGGCGCCCTCAAATACAAGTTCGTCAGAACTCTCGGAGAGAAGGTAACCCAGCCTAGCTATGCCGTCGTTCATTGGTGCCCCCTACGCTTGCGTATCGAACTTACCACACACCCGACAATCAACCCGGCGAAAATCAACGCCAGACTGAATGCAGATACAAAAAACAAAGCCCTGCCAATAATGTCTTCCATGGTCACGACCCCACCGCTTCGGGGAAAACATGCACCGCAACCATGCGGCCAGAACCATAGGTGTCCACAACCTTACGCCATGCCCCTTGGACCAGGGCGTATTCGACGTAGCCCTCGTCCACAACCTGCTTGGGTACGATCCCTTGGACCCCAGCAATAACCCTCGTCCAGTCAGCGCATTCGGACAGCAACGACGAAAACGTACCGCCCTTGAACTCTCTGACCTTCGATTCACCTTGCTTCACAACAGCTCGGGCCTTCCCTGACTTGCGAACCAGCTTCGCCACATACGCATCGGAGGGGACCTCCACAAACTCTACGGCCCCCATCATCTCCATTAGCGCTTCCATCATCGCCTCAATAAGCAATCTCAGGGTCAATGTCTGGGCTCAAAGCAAACGCACTGACCTTTGGGCCAGCCATCGCTCTTGCCTCTTTCGCTTCACTCGCAAGCCGGAGCTTGTCCTGATACACCGGACACGTCCCCCGCACCTTCGCAAAGTCCTCGCTCTGCAATAGGTACGACCTGCACGACCCACACACACTCTTTTTCACCGCACGGCCTGCTACGCCGCAGAACATCACTTCTCTCCTCATTCGCCGCTCCTACAGGTCTTTCAGTAACCCGACTATTCTGTCTCTTCGCTTCCGAAGATCTGGCTCGGAAACCGCCAGATCCAGGTCCTTCTTTTCATCCGCAAATATCACTTCTGCCCGGACTTTCTTCTCGGCGTATTTGGCCTGAGCGTCCAGAATCTGAGAACCAATGCTTCCACCCGTTCCCTTACCTCGACTCAAAACCCCAGCCAAAAAGGCAGCAACAGCAACCAAACCCAACACGAAAACCCACCACCACCGCTTCATCCACGCCCACGCAGTCGCCATGTATCACCTATCTGGTCTGCCCCAGTCTGGACTCAATCATCTTCGCCAACTTGTCACCCGCCAGCTTCGGCAAGCCCAACTCCTCAATTCGATCTGAAACGTACTCAATAGCAAGGCGTAACTTGTCGCCGGACGGAAGCTTCTTGTCTTCCTTGATTGCCTTCTTTGACTGCTCTTCGGCGTAGGCAATACCGTCCATCACCAATTCCAGCAGCTTGTTCTCCTTCTCGATGTCGACCTCAAAGTCCAACTTCTCTTGAAGCCATCGAATGAGCGCACGAGCAAGCAACGCCAGGATCGGAGTGAGAATGGCAAAGACAATGGGGATAAGGTTGTCCAGAATCGTAAGCCCAACTTCCCCTGCCTCGCACCCGGTCAGCAGCATCGCCAAAAGTGTCAGCCCTACAGCCGCAAACAATTTCTTCATTGGTCACCTCCAGTCCTATATTCGTCAAGAATCACACAATACCTCATCCGTGTTCCACGGGAATCAAAGGACGGTTCGTCAACCTCACCACTGGAAACCTTCGGGTCCAGGAAGTACACGAGACCTCGCTCTGGATTCAGCTTCACAAGGGGCTGCGTAATGCCACGAGACTTATCCGTATCATATCGGAAGAGCGACTCCCCCGACTTCAACTTCACGTCCTTCACATAGTCCTTGTCGAAATCGCTAAGAGGGAAAATGCTAAATTCGTGAGCAGTTCCCTTCAGGCCAAACCCACCAATAGCCCCCTTCGTTCGATAGAACCAGTAGTTAGCCCCATCATTGCGAGAGGCATACACCGGGCGGTAGGCTTCCTCGTGTAAAAGCCTAGCAATTTGTTCTACTCCATACCTGCCATACGTACTCATTGCTGAGCCTCCCCGTCCCCGGAATATCCCCCACCGTAAGCCCCCATTTGAGCAGCACGGAGCCCGGCCTGGAGATCTCGCTCCTTGCGGGCCTTGGATGCAACCATCTTTTTCAGCTTCTTACCCAGCTTGAACTTGGTAAACATAGCCTTGGCGGCAGCGTCTGTACTGTACTCATCGGGGGCTGTCGATAGGTTCGCTAGTAGCAGAAGAACCGACTGAGGGCTTCGGCCGGTTATCCCTGTCCTACTCGAAGATCTCCCCTCCAAAAGAGAAGACTCGACAAGACGTTCTAACCGGCGAAGTTGCCTCATGTGAGACCTATCACGTTGTGTGCATGAACGTCATCATGACAACGCCACCGTCTGCGGCAGCATTCTTGGAGTACCACAAACTGCCGTTCACGGCAATAGTGTCGTTTGAAGCAATCGACCCAGCTCGGGTAATGGCCTCATCCGTAGCACACGCTATTGCATTGGTGATCGGAGCGCCACCGGCGCCTGGGTCTCCATCGTAAAGCTGGATAGTCCCGCCACCGCTCACGGCGAGGCATCGGACTGCCACGTCAACCAGCTTGAGCTTCATCGGGCAGTTCGCGTTGAAGATCGCTCCAGTGGCCCCGCCACCAGGAGTACATATATAACCCTTGACGATCGGGACGAAAGCAGTACCGGCATCGGCAACTGCAACCATCTCCTTGGTCAGGGCCAAGGCGTGGACGTGATCGATTCTCGCCAGCTTGCTAGTCGTGCCAGCAGCGGCAGCAGAACCAACAGCAGCGACTTCACCAACCAAGCCAGTGGCAACGCCATGGACGTGATCGATGCGGGCAACCTTATTGGTGGTTCCGGCGGCAGCAGCGGTATCGGGGGCAATGGCAATCATCTCGCCAACAACGCCCGTGGCAAGAGCATGGGCATGATCAACACGAGCAACCTTACTGGTAGTGCCAGCGGCAGCAACCGTGTCAGGAGCAACGGCAATCAGTTCCCCGACCAGACCAGTCGCAAGGGAGTGAGCATGGTCGATGCGAGCGAACTTGTCAGTCGTTCCGGCGGCGGCAGCCGTATCGGGAGCGACGGCAATCAGTTCGCCAACAACGCCAGTCGCAACTGCATGGGCGTGATCGACAAGGGCAACCTTGAGGATGGAGCCAGCAGCATTGGTGGTCGCAGGCGTGAGCGAGACCACTTCACCGACAACGCCGGTCGCAACTGCATGGGAATGGTCAATGCGGGCAACCTTGAAGGTCGTTCCGGCGGCGGCAGCCGTACCCGGAGCAACAGAGGCCATCTCGCCAACAATGCCCCAATCGTTGACAGCACTGCCAATCTCGTACCATCGGCCGTCGTCAACGTCGGAAGGTGTTTCTCCACCAGCAACGGCACCAGTCTCAAAGCGATACAGACTGTTCTCTGCCTGCACCAGTCGGATCTGCCGGTTGGTACGGTCGGCCTGGAGAATTCCCCGAAGAGCAGCGGTCGTCGCCACGGCATCGGCGGCCACGCCACTGTTGCGCAGCATCGTGTCAAGGAACGTCTCGTCGTCAAAGAGCGGTCCGGTGTCGGCATCCCAAGCAACCGTGATCTTGCCAGACTGGCGCAGTCTCACGATCTCTTGCCAATGGATGCTCTGGACATCGGAGAAACGAATGTATGCCACCGCCGGAGAGTCCCCGGAATTGATCGCGGTGCTAAACGGGGGCGGAAGTTGGACATCTGTAGCTGTTGTTGCTGTAACTGTTACTTTCATATGAACCCTCCTGAAAATCTACTGGATAGGTGTGGAACCGGACTATGCGGAAGCTTCCGAGTCCCGCTTCTTTGCGGCCTGAAGCTTTGCGCTGGAAGCATTGCCACGAAGGCCCTTCTTGAACTTCACTGCGTGCTTGCACACGACGCTGCGATCCCATCGGCCGCAAGCCTGCGGAATTCCCTTTGCCTTGGTAGCGCTCCAGGGCTTCTCTTTGGTGCGGTTCTTGCTCGGATACGCAAGGAAGTGCTCGCCAGGAGCATCAACAGAGGCCCAAACCGAAGCCCCAGACTTATTGAGGCCGAAGTGGCCATCTTTGTCGTGCCAGGGGTTCCCAGGCTTGTTTCCCTTGTCCGAGGTAGGTGAACCCTCGACCAAATCAAGCAATTTCTGAACGTAAGATCCCATAATGTCCCTCCGTTATCAGGCGAACCTGCATTGTGGCTTTCTAACCTGTTGAAACTACAGCCCTGTCTGGCCGAAATGCCCGGCCCCACACGCCGTTACACCTATACTATCCCGAGGGATTCACGCGCGCAAGTAGTTTTCAAGTGCAATCAATTGCCGGGTCTATGGCAGATACTGCCGACGCTTGGCATCGACCATCAATGGCCAAAGGATAGGATAGTCCTCAGTCATTTCCACGTTCAACTCTTCCATCAACTCCCGCATTCTTACATCGCAAGGACCACGCTTCCTTGTAAGGTAAATGTGCGCCCAGCCCTCCAAAGAGTCCGCAACCACCAATGTCGTGTCATGGCCAAGCGGCAACTCTCGCCTCGCCATATCCTTCTCGTCCTGCGTCGAACCCTCCACAGAATACCGAGTGCTCTCTTCAACCGCCTCCAGAAACCCATCCCTCAGAAGCTCCCTGGATACCGCTATGTCAGTCGTTATCACCGCCTGTATCAAGATCTGCCGGAATGGGGATAGGTGCGGGATCGGCATCCCCAACAACTTGGTGCACCGCTTGTACGCTGCCTCGTCGTCTTCATGGTATTTCTCAGGGTCAAGCAACCCTCTCCCGAGCCTAGAACACCGAGCGGCGAGAGACGACGCTCTGGCAATATCCTTCTCGTCCGGCCTCAGTATCACGAAAATCTGATGCGACATCCCTGCCTCCTATTAGTTCACCGACATAACGGTAGCAAACCTCACCATCGAAATTCCCCACGCAACCATCGTCGGAGCCGTCCCCTTTCGATGATGCACGGAAATGACCTCACAGCAACCTTCATCGTCAAGAATCTCGGAAGCCTCAGAACCTGACAGCCCAACCTCCGCAGTCAGACTTTCCCTTATCTTGGACCTATAGGCCAAGAGGGATTCAGCCGCCTCGAACTTGGCCTCCCAAGACAAAGCCTGCTCCCTGGCAGAGTCACACAACACCGCAACAACATGCTCAGCTCGCTCCTTTGCGTCCATCTCTCACCTATAGTCCAAGTCGTGTCTTTCTTGCTTCGGCAAACGCCAGTATCTCCAACTCATCCCAAATAGGGACCGTTCCGTTCGCATAGAACTTCGGAGCCGGGAATCGCCCCGACTTCCTAAGCCGCTTCACAGTCCCCAGACTCACCCCAAGAGCATGGGCAACCTTCACCCGGTCAAGAAGCTTGGGAACAATATCCGAGTACCTACTTCCGGTCGCATCCTTCATCTCGCTCATCTCGCTCCTCAAATATCACGTTGATCCCAGCGCCTTGTTCGTCGTCTTCCAGCATCGCACGACCTGGAATGTAACTCGACGATGAAGGGCACCACAATATGGCCGGGAAACCCCCTCGGTCCCAGCCGGGCCAATTATGAACGCAACCAACACAATGCTCTAGTCGCCCCGCCTGCAAACAGTGGATGTCCATTCACTCCCCATCGAACAGCCTCTTGCGGACCTTATCCGCAAACTCTTTCCGAACAGCGTGAGATCTATCCCATACCTCAAGGACCTCGATCAACAACGCCCGGTCCCTGGCTCGATCCTCCATGAACGCCCTGGTTGTCTTAGTTCGGCCTTCCAACACCAATTCTAACATGGCTGTACGATCTTGTAACTTTGACACGATAGTCCCCCAGTCCAAAGGCTCTGCGAAGTCTGTGCTCACGGGCCTTGCACCCGCAATACTTCTTGCTCCTGTCCCCACACGCATAATAGGTCAGCCACGACCCTACCTGCTTACCGTATCTGCTCTTGCACAGTCTAGGCCGCTCCTGCTTCAATGATGTCACTGCCGCGACAAAAACCTTCCGGCTCGCCATCGGGTCCAGGAAGTCCAGATCCTGGAATGACCTATCATGGTTCCTTCGATACCAAGCTCCCCAAGAGAACCCTCGGATCGGCTTCCCCTTGATGCTCTTCCATGACACAGATCTGAATTGCCACATCCCGAGATCCAACCTGTTATCCCAAATCTCCGGCCGGTCGCAATTCGACTTGCAGGAGTCAGCCCTGGCACAGGTCATCTTGCCCTTGTCCTCTTTCCACTCAGCGCAATAACCCACCGCACCTGGGATGCCCTTCGACTCCTCATGGAGGATCACCGCCAGCACTCTGGGGTCTTCCCCCGTAGCAACCGCCGACGAAGTAACATCCCCGATCCTTCCCGGCGGAAGGCCTAAAACCAATACGGCGTGAACCGCCGTTAGAAACACACCTATAGATGAAATCATGTTCTGTCCTTCCTGGAGAACAAAGGCAGGCTTGGCGTCTGGCGACGCCGACCGTCCCTCCTCTTTCTCCGCTTCTGTTGGTTCATCTCCTTGGCCTTCAATATGAGGGATTCGACATCGCCCCTCGTGGCCCTATCCAATAACACGGTCTTGCCATCGCGGCCCGCCGTAACGTCACGCATTACCCGCCATGCACCATCCTTGGCCAATGCGATAACGTAGACCTTCATCTACTTCGTCCCCAGCCGGAACTTGGGTTTGGAAATCGGCTTCTCCGGTTCCTGGTCTGCAATCGATTGCACAGGATCACTGTCCATGATGATCCCAAGAGCGGAATCATCCGACTCGTCGTCATCATCCGGGCCAACAGCCACAACACCCGGCTTCCCAGGGAACGACCCTCTACCCTCGTCCCGAACTCGCTTGCTCTGCTCTGCTAAGTCCGAACGTCCTTCCGCAGCCAGCAACCCCATAGCGGAATCAAACCCCTTGCGCCTAGATCCCCCAAGCCTAAACGGGAACAGTGGACACCTATTAGCCGGGCACTTCTCAATCTCCGGGCTAGAGCACATACACTCATAGCAAAACGCCCGGATAACCGACCCGATCTTCCGGCTTGCCCAGGCCCTACGCCTGAATTCCTGCAACCGCTCGTCTCTGTTCTCTCCAGCCATCATTTCTCCTCAAAGTGAACGCCAACCATCGTCAGCAAGTACGCCACACCAGAAACGGCAAACGACGCCAAAACCGTACCTACAATATCACCGATCTCAGCCCCGAACCATTGAGCAACCGGAGCCCTGACCCCAAGGACCCGAGACATAACGATCCCAACTGGAACTCCAACGCACATCGGACAAGCCAGATAGTGGCCAAATCGATCCACGTACTCTCTACGTCTCAGCCCCATGAATCCTTTGCGCTCGCCCCTGGCCTCGATGAAAGACTCCCACCTGGATCTGAAAGGGGAAAACAGACGACTCACTGTGATAATCTGGACGACCCCCCACGAGACTAGCAAATACCAAACGAACTCCATTCAGTCCCTCCGACAGCTTGGTTGTAGCATAATCACACGGCAAGACAAGTCAAGCCGGAAAATCACGGTGAGCGAAACAAGCAGCAGTCGGCACGCGACCTATTTCCCCAGTCACGGCTTTACGCCGTTTTTGGCCAGCCACAACTTGATCGACTGCATCAAAGACTGCAATGCCTTCGCTCCCGGCAAATCCGAAGCAGAGACCTTTGACCCGGACCAAAACTTGGACCCTGGGATCTTCTCCATGGCCGCCAGTATCCCAGCCAACGTCTCAGGCTCTACAGCGCCTTTCACCTCACTCCCCATATCACACAGAGAGTCAAGGTCTGCAATCATCTCCCGGTTGGTATTGACCCATTGGTCAAACGACGGGTCTGGAGACTTCACTTCGTCGGTGGTGACCTCTGATACTACCCCAACAGCTTCCACAGACTCGTTCCTTTTGACCGGCTCCCAGTTTGAATCGAACATCCCAGCAGGCTCACTTCCAGTTCCCCCGTGGCTCATGATAAACCTCACCACGGTTGGCGTGTATTCCGTGACCATCACCGTCAGGCTATCGTCCTTCTTGGACCTATGTGTAGGCTCGAACTTGACCGTGATCTCCCTTGTCCACGGGTCTGCCGTAGCGGAGTCAAATAGCGCATAGAACTCCTTGGCATCGATCCCCGGACGAAGGCCCCTGGCAGCAATGAACAGAGACCAAGCCTTGGACTTGTCGACCTTATAGGACTTGATGCGTTCTGCCAGTTGCTTGTCGCTAAGCTCTGAATCTGGGATTCTGGTTTTGACCCTCAAATCCTTGGCCTCTTCACCAATAGACTCCTCCTCCTCTGTCTTCGAGCCGTACTTGTCCAGCAACGCCTGGAAAAAGGCAATGCCCTCCGTCCTTCCCAGATGATCCGTCACCAAATTGTAAATGTCGATGCTCGCCTCGTCGTTGCCCATATCCTCTAGCGTAACTTCCGGTCGGCCCTTGATCTTGCCGTTTTCAACCGTAAGAACGATATCGGCAATAAAACCGGCAACAATGCTGGTCCCATGTAGCGGCAGGTGGAAATTGCCGTCTACCCTAAAATGGGGTTTGAGTGCCTTTCCACCAATGGACTTGTCCCCCATGTTCATCCAGGAGACCTTGTAGATCTTTATCTCGGCGTCGCTGGTCTCAATTGTGATTACATTGCCCTTGACTGAGCGAATGTTCAAGTCTTCTCGCTTCTCCAGCAACTCTCGCACCGCCATCCCAGGAAGCGTATCAAATCTGCTCATTTGGCCCCTCGCTTGTTCGTCACGGTATTCATGTATGGGTCAGATCAACCATCTCTTGTCCGGTCTTCCCCCACCTAACCCCAGCTCTGCGCTTGTCTTGAACCCAGAATCAGACTCCAATAGCCAGCTAAATACACCCAAGTCTCTCATGTAATACTCTAAGAATGAGAAGGCTTTTGCTGTACCTTCTTTACTAAAGAGAAAACCCATCTTCTATGGCGTTATCTTCGGCTTCCTTCTTACTGGAATACTTATATATATAGTCGCCTAGCAGCCATCCTCCGAACGGGCCAGACCGGGCGTACCCCCATAGCTCTTCCCCTCCGACTTTCTTGCTGAATATCTTGACCTTTTCCTTCCCTTTCCCTTCGCCCAGTAGCTCTCTAAGCCGCATTATGCTGTCCATTAGTACCCTCCTACGCTATTTGTTTGTCGTGTCACTTGACCTAGCACTGTTTAGCTCCTCGTCAGCCTTATATGCCTTGGCAAGCAGGGCATAGGTCTCAAGGGTCTCGACCGTCCGAATGACATCTTGCCAACCACCTTTGACCTTCACGGAGAAAATCAGGGTCCCGTTCTTCTTATCGGCCTTCCAGTCCTCAATAGACCCACGACGGAATAACCCCGTCTTGTATAGCTCCCGAATCGCCTTCTCGTAAAGCGATCTTACCTCGGACTCAAGGTCTCGGCCCTCGTCCAGCAGAAACCTCAGTTTTTCCACGCTGTGCATGTTCACCCCCTAAGCTATTTCCGTATCATATCCGCCGCACTTGGGGCACTTCACCTCGACCGTTCCCGGCTTTATGGACTTCTTGAACTTGGCACCACACTCGTTGCAGACCATCGGAGTCCCCGATCCAGAAGCTGCCCTGACTGCCTTGACTTCGCCAGCCCATGAACCATCCGCAAGCATCGGAACAAACTTCCGAATCAACTCGTCGGCACTCCTGTACTCACGCTCCAGTCTACGCACCTTCGTCCCGTTCCAATACGGATGATCCAACAACCACTTGAACCCCGTCCCCGAAGCGTTGACCTCGACCATGATATTGACCGGAATGTCACCCCCAGACGCATATGGATATAGGTTAGTCGTGTGCGGATATAGATCCTTGCCTCTGAACACCGGAACAGCCATAGAGTCAACCCAAATGGTCATCCCCTCGTCTTCAATGAAGGGCTCGCCCTTGATCCCTGCCTTGGATGCAACCTTGGAAATGGCATCGACAACCGGCTCCCAAACTTCCTTCATTCGGCTGTCACACCTATATTCGCCCCACGACTCCATAACCAGGGACTTCAGCTTATCAAGGTTACTCATCGATCTCCCCATCGCCACAGGCTATCACGCTGCAAAACGGCAGAGTCCTGAATGCCACGGCTACGTCTTCAACCGTTACCGACTTGTCGACACAGAGTTCAAGGCCCGTCCACATTCTCATCCCAAACTCGTCAATCGACATATCTGGGCCTTCTACCCGCTCCACCTTCAATAGCTTACCGCCCATTGGTAGCTTGTCAACTTCGACGAACAAAGCATCCATCGCCCGCTTTACCCAGGCACAGAACCTCGGAACGCTCATTCCGGCACACGACACTACAGTCGCCAGCGTGACGTGGAAACACACGCAATCCATCCCAACCGGCGGCATAACCCCAACGATAAGCGCGTCGAAGGCCCCATACGCTGGGTCCCCGAACCAGCCCTCGTCTGCGACCAATGAAGGGTACTTCTCCTTGGCCTCCGGCACTCGCATCATTGTGACAACGTCGTCTGGATACTCAGTGGTAAACATCCCCATTCTGTCGCTCGCCATTTCTCGACCGGCAGCACCCTCGAACGGGCCTTCCGCATAGACGAACTCTCCAGACTCAGAATCGGTCACCACGATGTAGAAGTCTTCGTCCCCGCATTTCCCGCCGCAGCACACCGCAGCATCCGCAGAGCCATGAAACCTGCCATTGACCTTCATGCTATGCTCCTATCAGAGACCGGAACTTGTCCAGGTTAGAGAAAACATCGTCTATGTTGTTCGGACCAACAATGTCTTTCGGCATGTGCTTCCGCAGCGCCTTCCAAAAGACCTCCACCAACTCCTCTACGTCTTCAAGGAAGTCCTGACCGACCCGGTTCTTCCTCAGAATAGAGGGAAGCTGGCCCATGGCAGAACGAAGTGGAGCACCTACGGCCATAGCACCGGCCGAAGCATCAACTGCATCGACCATGGCCATCATCAACTTCGACCGAAGATCATCCTTTGAGGAGTCACCCTTACCGTAGTTCTCCAGGGGCTTCCTCATCCTCACCACCGAGGGGTCACCCCATGCAGCCCTTACAGCATCCCGAATATCGGGCGGCATTTCCCCACCGTGAATGTCCTGGCCGAACGTGAGTGGGATCATCGGTCACCTGCAATCAATTGCCGATTCAGACTCTACAGCACAACCATCACGGAATCAAGAACCCAAAAGGACCCCTGAATCATCAACCACAACCTCGACATTTGCCCCCGGACCAATAGCGTTGGCACCGGCGCAAAGCAAGGCCCCAAAAATCTGAAACGTTGCCATATCCGGGAACAACAGAGCCCCGCCTCCAACAGTCTCAGAATCCCTCACGGGGGAGATATTGACGCTTGCCCATATCCCGCCCTTAACTCCACGGCCCAAGGTCAATAGTATCTTCCGTTTCATTCCCCTACCTCGCGACCGGAAAGCCAATCGATCACCCGCTCATGGTCCCCCCAACACGCCCCAGGGACGTTGTTGTAGAGAAAGCTCACGATATTGAACATGGCGTACCTGTTCTCAATGTCTGCGCTGCCAAACGACCCTTTGAGATCGTTGCGCAGAACGTCCGTCATGAACCCCCCTGGGTCAATGTGGTAGACCACGTAACGAGCTATGGACCCGGCGGTGATCTCAGGAACCCCTTGTTCAATGGCCTTCGCCTCTAGCGCGGCGGCCACAGCCTCTTGCATCTTATCTATGTCGGCCATACCACACCCCCTTAGTCGGCCCAACCGTCACGGCAGCGATACTCCAGAACGCTGGAGTTTTCATCAATGGGCATACGGCGGCGAGCCTTCCGAGTGCCCTTCTTGACGAGGCGGCGAATCCCAGGCCCCATGCAACCGGCACGGGAAGCCTTGGGGATCTGTCCAAGCTTAGACGCCATTTGACACCTCCTTGTCCCGCAACACTACGTTGACGGGAGTCTTACTGTTTGCGGCCCCGTCCATCATGATCTGGATGAACAGCCGGAAGTCCTTGTCGTTCCCAAATCGAAGGCTATCACAGTAACGGATGCCCTCGCCATCCTGAATCCTGACCCAGGCGAACTTGTCTCCCAGATCGTTGGACTCTGCGGAGATCTGAATCGTTGTATCCGCCAGCTTCACACTATCGCCCTTCACGCCCGGCGCTCTGCAAACATCCAACACCCTGGAAATATCCCCGCAAACATCAGGATAAGTCTTTTGCCCCTTCGTGTACTTCATGCTTTCACCCCCGTCAAAATATCCAGCGCCCGCCTGATATCATCGGAAGAAATGCCGACTCTGGGCGGGGAACAAGCAACTTCGTAAAGCCTTCGCCACAACTGGTTGAACGCCTGATATTCCAGATATGCGGCCTCAGACTCATAAACCTTCCCCATCGAAGGATAATCAGGGATAGGCCCCGCAGTGTCACCGTTGATCGGGGCCTTCCAGCCGTTATCAAGAGTGGCGTACTTCCTTCCAACCTTCGCGACCTCACACCACAACGGGTGGGTTTTATTGCCATATGAAAACACTACAAATACACGCATACCAACTTTGTATTCCATGGCCAACCCCCTACCAGCGGCCCGTCATAAGGCCGGAGTTGATATTCAACGACACGACGAACTCCCCAGCCTCATTAAACGCATGAAGCCGGTCCCCTGGTTCGCAAGCAAGAACGGCCTGCTGCAAAGCCGACGCAGCGTCCTTCGCCTCCACAGGAGAAAGCCTCACCGTGTGCCCGTTACGCATATCCCGTATCAGCTTGAAAGTCGCCATCGAACACCTCCACGGTCGGCGCCACTGCCAACCATGAGCACAGTATATGATGCACAAAACGACTTGTCAAGAAGGAAATGTTGCAGAGAACGAAAATACCGGCAGAGCCGCCTAGCAGGCCGGGGAAGTCCTAATCGTCTAGGCCAAAATATGACAGCGCTATCGAAAATTGACGGTCATATTCCTCTTTTGCGCTATCAGCGACGCAGGCAATCAACCCGCAAGCGCTATATCGGAGACCGCCAACCGCCATAGCTGCCGCCCGGCATACCGTATCCCAAGGATACACCTTGGCTCCAATAGACCCATGAAAACATGGCCGGACCCGTTCCCCTGCCAGCCATCGCTCTGCCCAATCCTCAATCTCAGGGTCCCCGCAGCTCTGGCAATGTCGTTCCACATACGGGTCAAGAACATCGCACATGGCAAGAGATACATTATCGGGCCACAAGATCTTGTTCGACCCGAAAAATAGCCAGACCTTGTCGCTCACGGCGATCTCTCTGGAGTCAACGATCTCCTGTAGAGTCATGCCGGATTCCCCCAACAGATCCGCAAACTCCGTGGACCCGTTCCACTTCAAAATCAACTCCCGATTGACCTTCGCATTAACCTTCACTCCACCACCTCACTATCGGTTGAATGGCCCTCTAGCGCCTTCCTTGCAACTACTAGGTCTCCATATCTAAGCTTGTCTAGCTTGTCCCTGGAAGCTATCGCAAGAATTCTGGAAATCTCTAGCTGTTTCATCTCTTCCGTATGTTTCATAGCTTCCGCATCAAACGCCCGAACAAGAGCCAAGGAATCATTGCAATGGACGGCCAATTCCCACCATTGATCGCGGTTCCTGGTTCCCTCATGTGTGGTAACGTCTGCCCCAGACCTCACCGAGAAAATACGGATATGAGAACGGAAGGCCCCGTTTTTAAGCGGAGTGGCCTCCACACGGCCAGCACCCCTATGGCTAATGCCCGCCTCAATCAAATCACGAACTACCATCCGGGAACCTTCAATGGCCCAAAACTGCAAAGTGACCCGGTCCCCCTCTACCAAATTAGCAATCTCTGCCCTCGTAAGCGCCCTAACACTCCTGTCGTCCCGCATCGATATCCCCCAGCTTTAGCTGTCGTTTAAGCACTTAGAAACGCCTGCCAAACCCATCCTCGAACTCCAGGCACGCCACAACACGGCCATTCGCATCGACATAATCCAGCCCGAAAACGAGGGTAAGGTCCATCTCCCGATCCGCAAAAGGCCAACTAATCCGCTCAGGGATCTCGCCCGCCCTGCGATAGCCGTCAGAAGCCCAATCCACGCTTTCCCATCCGTCAACAGAAGAACAGAAAATATAGTTGTCGTACCCGTCCTCCACCACACACGCACAAATCCGCCAAAGATCCTCGGACCCGGCGTCCGATATCGACTGATTGATGTCGCTATGCTTACTGTTTCTGTTATTGGCCTTCATGGGTTTCTCCATCATCCCCGGCGGCGTTTTGCCAACCACGGACATAGCATAAGCCCAACCCAAAACATTGTCAAGAGGGAAAGTGAAAAGAAAAACGGAACGGCGAAAGGACTAGGCGCTAGGCCCTCGGTCTCTGCTTTGAATGCTGGGAAATTCGGCAGTACAGCTCGGTCCGCAGTGTGACAAGGCCCGGCGGGCAATCCCAGTCCAATGACCGCTCAATCTCGGGACAGGCCACCGATTCCCAAAACCTCATTGACAGCATGGAGGTAATAGGTAGCACCTTTTCGTGCAACTGGACCCCGACCCGGAACGAGTCATGGAATTCCTTGCCGTCCACATCGAACCTGGACTTCCAAGATGACGCAGACTTGGACGAGGCCAACGCAGCTATGAGACAATCTCGCTCCCACGCCAAGCCCTCGACACTCATGCCACGGTCCACAACCTTCACCGTAGATAGGTCACAGTCTATTCTCACCACCCCGGTCTTCTCCCCCTGGCTTGGACCTTCAGCAGAAGGGACAAGCTCAATGCGAAGCGGCTCACCGACTGGAATTTCCAAAGTCCTCATGCCTCACCTATATCCTAAAGCGACTTGCGGTCTTTCTCCCGCTTGCGCTTGGCTTCGTCTGTGACTTGCTTCAAAAACTCGCTTGAGTTATACATCAGCATAACGCTAGCACCAATATCAGCCTTAAGCATGATCACGCCCCATGGTTGCTGCCAAAACGCTATGGTTCTCCACGCCTCGTCACCTTCCGAAGCTCCAATGGGCTTCCCGTACTTGGAGATCATCTCCTCCCACAGGGTATTGGCAACCCCAGACTTGAATCCGCCACGCCGATCATCGAACTGGTAACCCCCGGCAACGAACACCCCATTTTGGGCGATGAAGACAGCGTCCCCGGATGACCCAAACATCACGATCGGGCACCTATACATCACAACCCCTGGGGCAACATCCGCAGGCGCAGCCACGCACTGCTTCGCCAACGCACCCTCGCCTTTCAAAACCTCACCAATCTTGGCCCCATACTCGTGGCCTCGGAACTGTGCAATCGATTGCACGGGTAGAAGGACCCCAGCCGCCAAGAGAAGAATGCTCAGAATCTTCATCATCACTTCACCTCCACCGCCTCAAAGGAACACCCGGCATCCAAAAGCTGACCTGGAGTCACGTTCACCGCCATGGCCAGCTCACACAGCATCGATACAGACGGAAGCCGCTGCCCCGTCTCGATCCTGGAGACTGTCCCGATGGAATGACCCGTACACTGCGCAACAGCATCCAAACTCATCCCAGCTTTCGCTCGGGCCGCTCTCAGGGCCGCACCAATTGCTAACGCATCTACTACCATGTTCACCCCCGCCAATAAAGCCTGAGTCAGGAACCCAGGGACATAATAGAACCCCCGCCAAGGTTCCCCCTGGCAGACATATCAACCCGTAAAAAACCAGTCTCTCGCCCGGTGATCCAGATCATCCGCTACCTGCTCCACAAATATGTGGACAACCTTGACCAATTGGTTTTTCGAGACCCAGTTGGGATCTCGATCCGAGAAGTCACGGAACTTCGCCATGCAATCCGACTCGCAAGTCGAAGCACTCGGCATCCAGTAAAAGTCTCGGTCTTCTTTCTTGTCGTTAAGCAAGCAGACCCAGAACTCCCCACTCGGCCCGCCGGGATGTCCAATCAGTCTCCCGGCATCTTTTAAGCTCGCCAGCCTGACCTCTTGCTCCTTTGTCAGTTTAGAGATCTTGGCAATGTACTCCAATGTCTCTATCGTCCGAAGCCCAACCTTGACCTGCAAGAACAAACTGGCAGTTGGGAACGCCCGTTCAAACTGCTCCCAGTCCTTTTCGTTCACAAATTCAAACATGAGGCACCCCCACAACCACCGGGATCTTGGCGATGAAAGAACGGGCTCTGCGCTTCGACCGGCGACGACCGGCCTTTGCCAGCTTCCCCAGCGACCCTACCAGAATCTCGTTCGCAGTCTCGCTTCTCATTTTGACCCCTCCCCAAAAAACCATACCTTGATTTCTCGTTTTGCTTTACTATCCAGGGCGTGCACTTCTGCCAGCCCTCCCACATAATCAGAGCGACCGGAAACGCTGTTATATGCCTTCAACGCATAGAACCCTGTATCCGTTATCGTAAGCCAGACGTGGTAAACCCCTGACTTCGAGCCACACTGTTCCCCAGGAGAGGAAAAACTCCAGCAGAACTGACTGATAACCGGAGCCCCCTTGGCCGCAGCCTCACGAACCCAGTAAAAGGCATTGTCAAGAGGAACGCCTAGAATGTCGCCCATGACTTCGGCCGCCATGCCTAACTTCGCAACGTTCATATCACCCCGGATCTCTCGCTGCCGATCCTCGAAATTCCTTGCCACAGCAACAGCCACATCGTTGATGTTCTTCAATGCCATCTGCGAGTTAAACATTTCCATTCCCTCGTCGGCCGTCCATCGACCTCACGCACAACATAAGCCTATCCTTGAACGTTGTCAAGAGGGAAAATGAAAGGGAATCTAGGCCCCGGAGCCAGCCGCTTCGCCCATGGACTCCCACTCCTTTAGAGAAATGGTGATCTCTTTCATGGTACGCTTCCCTTCAATAATGAAACTGGCTTCAACTATCAACCAATGAGTTTCGGAAGGTACTCCTCTGCCGGGGATACAACACAGCTCAGTCTTGACCCCTACCACCGTACCAATACCACAACTCAGACCATGGGCTAACGTTATCACCTTGGCCGTCTGCATCAAATACATGGACTTAACCTGCTCGTGTGTCATTTCTTTGGCTCCTTACCGTTGTTTATTCCGTTTGTATCCCAAAAAATCAACTGATCAGGATGGGGCATTGGTTGGACTTCTATCACCCTGCGAACACCCCGCCCAGGCGCAACCCCCGATGGCGTAAAACGACTCTCAAGGAAGGCAGACGGTAGGTCTAGCTCTTCATCGACCAGATCTGGCCGCTTCATCTTCCACTTGAAAAACAGGTCTATTGGTACCTCTATCCTACCGGCTCCACCGGCCTCGTCGTCGAGCTGGACGAAGTGCCGCAACGAATCCCCCTCTGGATCTGGGCCTGTCGAAGGGAACTCCCCTTCCATACGGATTCCGGCAACCTTCATCCGCCTTCCGGTCTCTGGATTGACCACGTAAGTCCCCAGCAACATGACAAGGCGCATGTACCAATCAGAAATGCCAATACTGGCACTCAGGCTTCTCTCGGTTCTCCAGCCATACCGAATCACCGGACACCGGGGGATGCGGTCGTTCTCGCTCATGACTACCCTCCTGTAATCGTCTCACTTTTCTGGACTGTAAAAATGGCCCCGCCTCCGAATCATCATAACCTGCTCAGAACCAGGACCCGCAAGTACCATCATCCGGGCAGGCCATCTCTCTAGGGCAGCCGCCCGATACAGCCCTTCCCACACCTTAAGCTCGTCGTAAGCCTCCGCAAACGTCATCCCAAATGCCTCGTGGATCTTTCCATTGGCGGTAGGGCTCGCCCTCGCATCGTACATCTCGTTAACAAGTCCTTCCGACTCCATTCCATAGATACGGACAAAACTGTCCATGGTCTCTTGGTAGTACATCTTGGCCATGGCGAGGACCCGATCTCGGGCCTCTTGTACTGTATTCGTGGACATCCTATAGCCCATTCAACACCCCCTTCAACAATGGCACAGGGCAAATCCAAACCAAGCGTAAATCCCCAGCATGACGGCCAAAAAGATCACCACGTCTGTCCAGTGGGTCTGAGGGAATTTGTAGTTTTGGCAGGCTCTTTGCCATTCGTTATACATTACAGGAAAATTACCATACCCATACTCTAAAATTCCCCCACAGCCGACACCCGGTAGGCCCCTCCAGTTCAATATCACAAACCTGTCCGTACAGTAGTAGTATCTCATGAACGGCATTCTATATGGGCTCCCGCAACAATGTTGCTGGTCTTTCCAATCCCACCTGGGCAGTGGCACCGGGAAAAAGTGGCCGTCCACATAGTCTTGATGCTGGGTCTCTACAATGTACCATCTATCATATTCTTTAGGGAATTTTACTCCCCAATAGCCTGCTTCATATTTGGCCCAGTCGATACTTCCCATATTCTCCCCCTAAGAGTTTGACCCGGTGACGGACCGGCCCAAGGCCCTTTCGACAATAGCTGATTGACGGATTAGTTCCTGGTCCCTGGCGATACCTTCTGCTACGTCTAAAGTCCCTTCCGTTATCCAAGACGGGGCTTTACCTATAGCCAAAGCCATAGCGCAATTACTAGCATAGCGCAACACGTCGAACCCTGCTCCCTGGGCAGACCTACTATCATTCCTGTCCACATAGACCGAACATAAGCTAAGACTCTCAGCCATAAGAAAACATTGACAACTTGGGCTATAGATACTTCTGACAATTGTCGGGTTTAATGGGTACTTCAAAGCCCTGGATAACCAGAGTTCCGCCCATCGCCTCTCCTTGGCGTTTCCCGAATGAGACAGCACTAGGTCTATGTAATAATCAACTATGGCATAAAGGCACGGCAAATAAGACTCCCCCAATACCTCTAGCCTTACCTGCTCTATCAGCCCCATATCTGTAGGATGGTTCATGCTCGCCCCTAAGAGTTTGACTTCGCCAAGCGCCGTTTCAGCTCCTGCTCCGACCACGCCGGATACAACGGGTGAAGCTCGCAGTACCAATCCACGATAGGCATGAAATCTGCGGTGCTTCCATTCATCACCGAGGCATGACAAAGGACGCGCACTTGAACTTCCTTCATAGGGTCATGCTCCTCCCCCAGCGGGCACGTCCCGCACGAGGGCTTCTCCACCAATGGAGGGTCCGAATCCCATCTCCCACACTTGCGACAAGTCAACGGACAGCGTCGGGTCATGAGAACCCCGCAGCACTTAGAGAACAACTTGCTGGAACCGGGCTCTACGCCTTCTTTTACCATGTTCCCACCACCTCCCTCAAAATCTTGGCCAAAAGTTCTTGGGTATCCTCAGAGAGTTCGTGAAACGGAGTGCACCACCTTAGAGAAGTCCTTCCGTCAATCACCTCTTCCAGAGACCATAAGACCTCCCCCGAGTCGGAGTCAGGAAAAGACAAGACCACCGCAACAGGCGACCCGAAACGGGAACGGAACCGCCATTTGGGCAAGAGGTCATTAGGACCATCATCGATCCTCGCCCTGGCTTCTGCCATCTCCGCTACATCGGGGGGACACCAAGCAACACACTCAATCAGCCCGGCAATGACTTCCCGCTTGGCCGCATCAATGCGCTTCCGAACCTCCACAATCTCCCGGTATGCCCGGTCCCGTATGCCTTCCAGATCGCTCATGGCCTTCGCCAGTAGCGCCTTCCCATTTTCACGCCCCATCGCTAACCCTCCTGATTCAACACGCAACAGAAAGCACTTACCAATATCGGCTTCACCGAGTCCAAGACTTGCCCCCGCAACGACCCGGAACGACTCCACACCTCGCCAGACATCAGCCGGATGGAGAAAAGAACGACTCCCGTCCGCTCGACGGTCAACATCATTGTAGCTTGGTCTACCCAGTCGCCCACGCGAACCAATGCGGGCGTATGCTCCGAATCACGGAAAACCAACGGTTCCCCCACCGCTATAGTCCCGGAGATCCTCCAGTAGTAGGCTTTCAAATCCCCCCATGGGCCGACTTGCCGGACCCAAATGGTATCGGACTCCTCCTGAGTGAAACCCAGCCACAAGGGAACCAGCTTCGCCAGCTTACGCAAAGCCTCGCCTTCCTTGTCTTCCGCCGGTTTCAGCCTCGCCTCAGCAACTTCAAGGGCTCTTTCAGCCTCGTCACGTTCACGCTTCACCCGGCTCAGTTCGCCTAGCACCATTGCAACTTCCCCGCTCATGACTTCCTCCTCGACCGCAACGTTTGATCCACGCCTCTTGGCCGTGTAATATGCCGAACGCACTCGGGACGATCATCATCTGTGTCTTGGTCCGGTCCAGAATCCTCTACCTGACTGCTCCGAACCCAAAACCCCCGGCAAATCCAGCCCGCAGAATAGAAACAAGCAGCGGTAAACAGCCAGAACGACAAGAACTCATAGCTCATGACTTCCCCCTGTCAGATAACTGTGAAGCTTTGAGCACAAACGCTTCCCACCTCCCACGCCCAACGCCGGGAATAACATGAGCGTCCCACCTGATACCGTCGCCACTGCAATAACACGTCACAGAACTCCCGAACAACGACCAGCTACGCCACTGGGGAACCGGACCACGCCCGGCAATCTCATGAGCCACCGCCTCGGACCTTGGCAGCCCAAATTGATGGACCAGAGCATCCACAATTAGTCTCTGGCACTGTTCTAGATCCAATGTGCTCATGGCTCCCTCCCCTCGGATAACTGCGAAGTGTCGCTCGGAAACAACTCCAACGCCTCCACCACAAGTTCTACACCCGGTTGAAACGACTGCCTTGCCTTCTGCCGCAAGTCTGCCATCTCATTGCAAGCTTCAACAGCGTCCTTCGCCTGACCCAGTGTAAGTGTCGGAATAAACCCCATCGGCTTCCCCCTTCCCCTGCAATCGATTGCAGGGCAAACCTAGACCCTACCGTTGAACCACCCGGAAATGAGAAACGCAACGTCCAAGTCGCTCAGCCCAACCACCACGCGACTCTCCTCAAAGGACCTCCCAAAACGAACCGAAGTAGACACAGGACCTCGGTTGCCCTTGGACATCAAAACCCAGACCTTATCCTGGTATCCAAACAACACGTTGAAAACCCTCCATCCGCCCCAACTAAGCTCCCGTTCCAGAACCGGCAAGGCGGCGACGATATGGGCCGTAACCTTGCGCTCCCAGGTTACAGTGGTGACCGCAGACTGAGGATCGGTGCTCACTACAGCAGCCCGCCACGGCCGAAACGGCCGAACGATATCGCAGCGATCGAACACACGGTAAAGCCGGGAATACTCTTCCCAGATTGCAAACACCCTCTTCGCTACCTTGCGGCTTGGCAGGTTGGGAAATTCCCAACTATCCCCGCACTCGCTTGTAACGTCCCTTAGCATCGGCGCCCTCCGTCCTTCACAAACAGGAACATAAGCCGGGGTAACCCCTTTGTCAAGAAGGAAATGCAGAGCCAAGTCCAAAACCCATCGGACGCCCCAACACGGAACGGATAATCGTTGCAGGGTTTAAGTCCCCAACCCCATCCGCCAGGAACCCCGCAGCCCTAGCTTCATCCTTCATCGCCACCACCGCCCTAGTCCACGCAGCCCTCGCAGCCCTAGCGGCCTCCACTGCCTCCACAGACCTCACAACAGACTCCACCTCTAACCATCCATCCGCCAATGCCACAGCATCTTCCGCCCTGCGCGCTGCCCTATTTGCATCAACGACAGCGTCCGACCTCGCCACCCGCTCAGCCCATACCGCTTCCTTGACCGCATTCGCTGCATGTGACGTATCAGCATATTCCCCATACACCGCAAAAGCACTCGCCACAAACGTCGCCCAACCCTTTGCCTTCGCCATGCAAGACAACTCCCTCGTGTCTACATTCGCGGACCATCTGGAATTATCCGACTGCTCCCTGTTCGCTGATTCCGCTGTACGGTCTTCCCCTGATAGCCATCGGCCAGCCCACCTATTCCAATTCTGGTCCTTGCTCCTCGACTTAACACACAGAATAGCTATCGCAACTCTCTCCTCTGCCGTTATTATAGGAAACGCTATCTCTCGGACCAATGTCAATTCCGTACTACCTGCATCAATATGAGAACCACACCTAGTCTCCCCTCCCGCTTCCGCCTCGAACAACCGCATGGATAATAGGTCAACGTTGTCCAGGTCATAGCCCATGAACGCCGCCAACTCCGGCGACTCGTACCAACTGAGACCATACGGCCCGCCTTTCCCGCTCGCAACTCGGGTTACCCCTAGTTTCCATTGATACCCGTCGCTGGTTCACATATCAGCATCGGTTAACTTATATACCGACATTGGAGTCCTCCAGCATTGCCTTAGCTAGTGCTATCTCAGTATATCCGAACCGTTTGGTTGGGTTGTAGTTATCATCGGGGCCAAGCCCGCCTAACGGCATTCCCGGGACACACGAGGTCAGTAGCCATTTGGACGGAGGATAGTCCTCTATCCGCAGGAGTTCGGAAGACCCGCAGAGCGAACCCATGTTCAGCCTGTCACCGACGCGGCAGATAACCTTCCTCCTGTCCCAGCTATCTAACTCGCGCTGCATCTCGGACAGATACTGTGCTATCTGCGCCGGGTGCATGGTACCAGAGCACCAATCATCCAGTGACTCCTGAGCGGTGCGTCGAGGGTGGATCGCAATTATGCGGGCAGCCTCCTCCTCGGTGAGCAACGCAGCCGGACCGTCGACGTAACAGTAGCATTCTCGACTCACACGGACCACGACGTGCGTGTACTTCACCTCTGGCCCGGTGTCCTGCAACTCTTCGATGCAGTCACTAAGCCAGTGTCTAGGCGTTATTGCGTACATTGTTGCCCTCCTCCAATGCGCCCATTATACCCCAATATCTCCGCATGAACTCGTTGTGGTACCAGTTGCCCGACCGGGCAAAATCCCTCGGGTCGTTCGGGTGTTCCCACACAAAAGAAGCCACGCCATCCGCTGCCCGGCCATGGAGAGTCGAGTCACCCCCTGCGGCAAAGTAGGCTACGCGTGCTGCCCTTTCGCTTCGGTCTCGGCCCGTGCAAAATCCGGCCGCCCACTTGAGCCACGCGTGGTTAGGGGACGTGGGTGCCAGTGCCCACAACATCTCAGATATAATATCGCAAGTATCGCTAAATGTAGCCATTTCCACCCTCCTGAAAATCGCCCCTGGCCAGTCGGGGCGTTCAACCCATTTTTGAGGAATACAAACCCGGTGCTGGCCTCACCGGCGAGGGAAGTCAAATCAGCCTACAGCGCTAATGATGTCGCACGCCAGCAGTTCCTTGGCCAGCCACGCAGGAATGACATGCCGGCCAATCATGTGGTTGTTGTTTTCGTCAGAATCAAACATGTCCTCGTCATCCCACACGCACACGTCATCGGTACCGTAGAGCACGCTGTAGTAGGGGTTCAGCCGTTCGGCCCAATCCTGAATCAGAGTATCCAGGGCGGCATCCCACCACTGCCTCACGGCCTGGATACAGTCCTCTTCGTCAACCTCCTCGAAGTCGCCCCGGATTTCGTTCATGGAGCGCTGTACTGCCCTGCCCTCGGATTCGATGGCAGATTCAATATCCTCGCCCCGCCCCAGGGCCTCTTGGACGCTGTCAAGGCAAGCGCTCAAATCACCAAATTTCGTTGTGTCTATTCTGCTCATTTTCTTCTCCGCAATTGGGTTGCTCGGGCTGGCTCAACCGCCAACCACGGACATAGCATATGGCAAGGGAAGGAACTTGTCAAGAGGGAAAGTTAGAAATCATGAGGGCCACGGATCTCCGGGCCGACTGTCAGGTATATTATAGGTGACCCACAGCCGCTAACCGGCCCAGGCAAAGAGCGTGCCAACTTACCCGGCAGGTAACCCCCCTGTTTCACCTATTTCACCTCGGGGCGCATAGGTGCACTAGGATTGTACCTATGGGAAAAAGGGGGGTGGGGGGTCCCGGAGTCAGTGCGTGGTGGGGTGGGGTCATAGGTGCGGTTGCCCTGTGATCGTCCTGTGGGTGCTTGGCTTGGTCTTCCTGTGATCTGTGTGTGCCCCTGCCTCTACCTCTGGACTTCTCTCTGTGTGTCTTCCTGTGTGTCATGGGGAAGGTCTTCCTGAATACTCTAGTGTGCGTCCGCGCTTTCATCGGCAGCCCTGCAATTGATTGCCGCTCTTGGTGCCATGTGCCCTGCTCTATCGCTCAGCCCAGCGGGCCGGAGCAAAGGGATGCCAGCCTCCTAGCGACCCAGGGAGCAAGAATCAGAACCTTCCCTCCTGATGTATCCGATGGGTCAGCAGCCCCCATGAACCAATACTCCAACAGCCAAAACCTTCGGTGCCTCACGCTATCGCTCCTGCATAACTTCCTCAGTTCCTCTAGGGCTCGGGCCGGTTCCGAGAAGCTAGGACCCTAGTGCAATCCGTAGCCCTTCACTAATCTGGCCACAAGGTCAGCGTCATTCTCGTCCATGAATCCAAGCAGAAGGCACGCAGGGATAACGCCTACCTCTGGATCGACAACAACGTCACCTATCATTCAAACCCTCCATCTCTGTCGCCGGACCAGAGCCCTAACCATACGGGATGTCACAGATACCTTTGGATAACGGATAGCTGCCTTTCACGCTCCCGAACCTCATGGCCGCCGTGGGCCTGAGCACAGTGCGTAGAGCAAAGGAACGACAAGACACCTTCCGGGTCCTCCAGCATAGAGGCCGCCTTCAAGGCATAGAGGGCGTCCGTGAGCTTAATGGTCTCGGTAGGATACTCGCTTCGACCCAACAGCCCAAAGACCTCCTTGAAAAGCAGAGCGGCAGTGAGCGGGGTTTGGTCTTCACCGCTTAGCCATCCCTTAGCCCACTCCTCTACCCTGGCGTTCCCACAAGACGAACAACACCTCCCCACTATAGGTGCCAGGATTACCTCCAGCACCAACGGAAAGTGGCCGCCCAACACTTCCCTGCGGAAGAGTATCTTGATCCGCAGGGATACAGGAAGGTGACCCCATGTGGCGATCCAAAACGGACTGATCCCTCGTGGACCCAGGATGTCTTTGTCCCCGGACGATGCGCCCCACTCCCGAAGCATCTCTTCTGTAATCAACATGGCTTCTCCTGTCTATCATGAGCTAGAATCTCCATGGAACCCCTAGCTGGCCACCTTACTCCATAGCGCCTCAGATAGAGCCGCAAAGGGAAGCTCAGCCTCAATCTTCCACGTTGGCTCTGGATAGGTGGCGTGGCAGGAATGGACCGACACGTTATCCCTGTCGTCTCTGTATGCGTAGTAGGACACGCCATTGGCACCCCTGAAGAACAACGCCTGACCGCTCTCTATATCGGTGATCCTAAACCCGGTCTTAGGCATAAGTCACCTCAGTCGGAGCCTCTGGTTCTATCTCGCACCACACAGCCTCCGTCAACTCTGGCAAGCTCAACTGGCAATTGGCCACCCAGGATGCCGGGAAGAGAGAAGTCCTAGAAGTAAAATAGACATCACCATTGGGGGACAACAGCGCCCGAGTCACACGAGCCCCCCCGCTTCGTGCTGAATACAGAGTCTGCCCTAAGCTGATCTCTGACAGCTTGACCATCTTGGGAACTAGCCGCCACTTGGAGCGCAATGCGTCTGCTAAGCTTGGGCCGTGATGTGAATAAAGGCCATCGGAATAAAATCCGAATAGGCCATTCTTGATGCTGAAAGGGCCTGCTCCAGACACGATGCAAGCCTCCCCACCATTCTCCATCCACTCCAAGGCTTCCTTGAACCCAACCACTTTACCGTCCATCATCGTCCTCCGTTCTTCCCTTCACCAAATCGCTCAGCGAGGCCACAATGGCCGCAAGCAGACACTGTTTGCCCCGCTGCTCCTCTGGCAACCTGAAGAAGTCAACCAACATCGGCTCAGTTTTCTTCTCTAGATCCCTAACGTCACCTAAGACCCAACCCTCGGACTCCAAGCCTGCTTTCCACACTTCGTGAAGTTTGATCGCCACGAATGTAGAGTCGTCCTCCACGAGACAGGACCTAACGAAGGACAGAATCACGGCAACTTCCGCAGTAACTTCGTCTTGCTGCCAAGGCAGAAGGTTATCCCAACACCAAGACTCCTCCATCCCGGAAATGCGATCATATGCTCTGGCTGCCTCGGAACAAATTATGGCCAAGTCTCTGACTTCCATGTTCCTACTCCTCTACAGGGGATTCCTTCGACCACACAGGGTCAACCATTAGAGCCTTGGAAAGGGAATTACATATCTGCCATCCAAAGTTCGACCCAGCAAACCACCGGGAAAACTCAATAGTATCGGTGTAAACAATCACCCTCACGGTAGCATCGCCCGCTGTCGCATACGCCGTATCTCCAGGGACCAATGAGCTTAGCGTGTACCGCTTTGGAATCAGCTGCCAGCTCGCACTGAACAACGCTGTAAGCGTCTTGGCGATCTCCGACTCACAATCACCGTCCACCTCAACAGTGTCCCCATCGTACAGGAAGTTACGATAGCGCCATCCAGAGTCTTCACGGATATCCGCCTTTACTTCGCCCCTCCCCCTTAGCCACTCGATAGCCTCAGAAAATGTGCAATGCTTTGTCTTGTCGCTTGATCCACTCATTCCTTATCCTCCAGTCCTGCTATGGGGCACAGCTTAGACCATACCGGATCTTGTAACTCTGTCCGGGTCAACTCGGAACACTCATGCCACTCTGACTCTCCAGGCTCACACACAAGAGAAACGAACACGTCCCCAAAAACCGCAATCTTAGAAACGTTACCACTCGGTGACGTGCAGTAACCGACCTCCCCATCCATAAGCTCGCTAAGCCTGTACTTGCGAGACATGACCTCCCATTGCGACTCCAGACACGTAGTCAGGGCCGACGACAGTAACGTCGATTGGCCGTTATCCCCGAGCCCCACCTGATTGCCGTCGAATACTCTAATCGGGGCCGTCCAGCCTCCCTCGAAGCAGGGCTTTAGCCTTACCTCACCTCCACCTATCAGCCACTCCATGGCCTTGAGAAACGTCGCACTCTGATAATCATAAAGCCCGTCTTTTTCTTTCGCCATGCCACATACCTCCAACTCAGCAGGCCTGCAATCGATTGCAGGGCAAGTCTATTCTTCTCTGACCTTCCCGGTCACTCCAACTTCCCGAGCTTGGCCGCCATATCCAACAGTTCCTCGTGGCTCAGCTTCTCCAAGATGCCCTTGGTAACCACGAGTCTCCGAATCTGGCCTATCGTCATGGCACGCCTTTTCTCTGCCCTTGCGGCATTCAGCACCTCCAGATCGTCGTAGCTGGCCAACTCCCAAGAGCCTCTTGACATAGAATGCGACGTTACCCCAACCTCACGGCCTGTGGCCACGTTGAAAACGACCTGAACCGTATTCGGTAAATCCACCCCGGTTCCCCCTATCGTTACCCTAGTGGGGGTCCTCTTGACTACGACAGCTTCGGCAATCACCGGGCCATACCCCAACAACTGCAATATCACCTTTTCTCCAACCGCCAAGGCGGCCCGATCTCCCTGGGTCAACCGTCTTCCAAACTTCATCGGACACCTCCACGGTCGGCCCGATTGCCAACCATGAGCACAGTATATGATGCCACAAGCGCCTTGTCAAGAAGGAAATGTCAATGGGCTAAAATTAGCACTCAGCAGCGCAATCAGCGGGGCACGTCGAACATGTCTCGTCTTCCCAGTGAACGCATTTACCGTCTCCGCAATAGGACCGGGGAAGACATATCCAGAACCACTCCATATCGCATTCCCAATTCTCTTGGCACTCCCCACACTGCCCGCCGCATCCATCGTCCCCGCATTCTTTGTCCGTGCAATCCGGCTTGCACCCGCAAACGCCGTCCTCGCATACACCATTGCTATCCTCTAAGCTGCATTCCCCGCAAGAGCCACCGCACCCGTCAGGACCGCAGACCTTCCCCATACACTCTGGCTTGCACACGCATTGGAAGTCCGCACCACACACTTCCTCGGTCCAATCGCAGCCCCCACACGTTCCACCACAACCGTCTGTTCCACACGCCTTCCCCTCACAACTGGGCACACACTCGCCGCACACCCCGTCAACGCAAACGTCGAACCCGTGGCAAACGCCACAATCCCCACCGCAGCCGTCGTCCCCGCATTCCTTCCCTTCACAACTACAGACTTCAACGGGAATGTCTGCCGTTACATCGGGCGTGACCTCGCTTGGCACAACGTCTGGGGTTTCCAGATCGGGGCCAAGTTCATCGGCCTCGTCAATATCCAGGCCAAGGTCAGGGTCAACCTCGTCGTCACCCCATACCTCTTCCGCTTCCGCTTCCAGCACGTCTACATCGTCTTCCAGGTCTGGAATGTAAGGGACCTTTCCCCGCCCATTATCAGGCCCGCACGACACTGCCACCACGCCCGCCAAAACCAACAGAAATGTCTTCATTGCACACCTCACTTATTTTCAGCAGGCTTAAGGCACTCTGAGCCCGCATCGATAATCGCCCAATCATCTAGGGTCCAACACTGCTCACGGAACACTGCCATGGGAATCCAGGCGGGGTGTGGGGGTCGTCTCCACTGGTTATGCGCTGGGACCCACACGTCGATAGACGCGAGGTCACACTTGGAACCCCCTCTTCCAAATATCCTAGCTCGCCATAGCTTCCCCGAATGCTCACAGACCCACCATCCGGGGGCAAGGTCTTCAAACTTCCGCTTGGGCTGGCAGACAGGCACGATAACAAACTCTATGCCAGGAACCTCAATGTCGGTCAAGATCGACCGATCCAACGCTTCACTCGCGACGCTCACCCCGGAATTCGCTTGCAGCCCTTCCAAATGCTTAAGGCCCGACTCAGGATGGAAGTAGTACCGCCCTCCAATTGCCAGATCTACCGCTAGTGGAACCTTGCGGCGCAAAACGATCTTGCCTTGCCTAAACAACTCGTTCCGGCTCAGCCGAAGCTTAACTTCGTCCTCTTGCATGGCACTCTCCCCATAGCAGTCAAAAACATGGGCTTCCTTGTCGCCCTAGCAAAATCAGGGCAGCACCCTTCCATGCACGGGTCCCCAGGCAATCTAAAGCCTACCGCCGTGTTTTCCCCGTCCTCGTCCATGAACCCCCAGGCCTTCCTCTTGATGCAGAAGTGGATCATATCGTCGCGGATATCAGGCGAAACCGGCAGCTTCAAATCAACCACCAAGTCCGGGTCCTTGACCCTGAATTCGCAGCTCTTTCGCCACTCTCTAAACGTAGGATCTGGGTCGGATAGAAAGCTCATTTGAGGCCCCCCACGGTCAGCACCTCGCCAACCGCACACACAGCATAAGCCGGACGCTTATACTTGTCAAGATGGAAAATGAAGGAAAAGAAGGGAACGTCTGGAAGGGAAAGTTTTGGGGCCGGGACCCTGGAAATCCCGACCCCGGAAACAGCTCGGTAACTTCTAGGCAAGATAAGTGCCGAACACCCTAAGTCAAGAGCACCGTACCGGATACCAGCATTCGGCAGTGAAAAGTTCGATAGGTACCGCCTTCATACCCGACTCAGGCAGGACCAACTTCAAGCCGCCATCCCTCGTTGATGACAGTTCAAACCTCATGCCTTGGCTCCTAGTGTACCAACGTTTTCCCCAGTTCTGCTTGTCCTTCACCACATCAGAAAACAGCTTCCCTTCCGGAAGGTCCTTGACCGGCATCTTGATAGGGTCCGTTACCTGGAACTCTCCCTCCAGAAATTCCTTGAATGACAACCCCAACGACGCAGGAGCTTCCTGGCCTTTCTCCCCGTCATTGGTCATGAGCCACAGGCGTCCACCTTGGTAGGAAACCCATCTGTCCATGCCAACAAGGCGAATCCACTTGCCCTCCAGCAATTCACGAATGGCCGCCGGACCACTCGCCTTGTGAATAGGCGCCTCCGGCTTGTCAACCTTTACTTCCTTCACCGCAGCAATCAATGGTTTTGCCACAAGAAACCGCTTATCCTCGTCACACTTGAGCCATGGGTAACCAGAAATGCAACGGTCCAAGATTTCTCCAGAATCAGAAACCCACTGCAACCTTCTACCGCGCTTCCTGGCCCACTTCCCAACCTCCGCATCGCCCCGCACGCATTGAACCCAGTATCCTTTGTCGAGAGACACATTCACGGCGCCAAACCCTTGGTCAATGTAACCTACGACTTTAGGGCCAGGGCCTGTAGGCTTCCCTTTGTCCATAGGTGCTACCTTGTCCTTCTCCGGCGCCTCGGTCACCTGCTCTATTTTCTCGTACAGGCCAGGGAAAACTAGATCTTCAACAGGGAACGGCGAATTTGCATTCGGAGGGAAGTCGCAGAAGCGATACGGAATCGGGCTGTGAATTACCGAAGACCATCCCAACTCTCTGCATTTCAACCGGAGAAGACCATCCACATAACCCTCATGGCACAAGTTGCCAGTCCATCCAATAATGTTCTCCGACATGCCCGTTATGCGCAGATAGAACCAATCCAACCTGCGACCCTTACCTACCCTCTTGAACCACTCCTTGCCTTCTGCCGTAACCCATCCAGAAACCCCGTCCAAGTCCGACATCTTGCAAAACGGGATCTCAACCTTGTAAATCCGCTCCCATACTTCTCGTCTCATTCTCGACCTCCCTTATCAGTAAGCTCACAATCAGAGTTTAGGTGCACAAGCTCTTCATCGCCCACCATCGGGCATCTCCCCAATATCCAGCTCCCCCTTATCTGCGCTTCTGACAACTGAATAGGGGCTCCATCCTTGCAGCAGGCCTGCAATCGATTGCAGGGCACGAGCGTATCCGCCGTAGCCGTAAACTTGAACCCCACCAAGTTGCCTTCCTCGTCAAGCTCTGCCGTACCACTCGGACCTATGGGGACATCTACCCTCATTCGGCACTCCATACAACTCTTCACTGCCCTTGGGTCAAATGGCTCATAAAGCGGCTTGGAATCAATATCCAGAAAGGCGCGAATTCCCCCGTCCGGCCCCAACCCTGTGTTGGGGCTCACACCATCATAGCCTGAGCCTTCCTCGTGACCGTTGCCAATGATTGCCTGCAAAATCTCCCATTGGTCGTTGTCCACTACCAACTCGCCTGACTTCTGCAAGTGGTCTACGTCCTTGCCAATGAACACCAATAGCCTTGTATGGCCGCCTTGACGATCGTGCCTAAATCTTATGTGCATGTTCATACTCCCTCCTATTCAAACTCGGTGGCGTTCTTGTCCTTCCGAAGCAGGTAGTCGGAAGAAACTGACTTAAGCTTGACTCTGCCCAGTCGAGGGTGGGAGCGCTCCACCAATGGCGCAACCACAACCCCTTCCCGAATATGCAAAGCCGACCCACTTACGGTTTCTCTGCCTGACGTGTGGCGACATAACTCTTCTTTCGAGAATGGTCCGCGATATAGAACAGGGACCCGTGGAATGGAAAGGCGCTCGCAAGCCTTATCTAGATCTTCGTCCCCAAGATATGCCCCCTGTCCGGCCTTGCCCAGATAGATGTCAAACACTCGGAATCCCAGCTTTTCATCCGAGGCGGCAGAAGCTCCATACTTCAAATCCTGTACTCCAAAAACCTCACCAATCAAATAAACGTTCGATCCGAAAAGCTGTCTTAGCCGGTTCTCGATCCCCAGGCGGCGGGAAACTCTCACGTATAGGTTAAGCGCATTCTCTGGAACGTCCTTGAAGGCAAGGCCCTGCCCAAACAGCCCCTTGCTGGATACTATGAGGCCCTGGACGCCATCCTGTAACCCAAAGCAGGACCACGTCCCGTGGATCTTCTCGGTGAAGACCACAGGCTCCCCTTCTTGAAGAACATCGGGCCACGCTTTGATATTTTCGATGTCGAAGTGGAATGTATGCTCCACACCTATATTTTGGACCTGACCCATCAAGTGAGCTGGAATCGGTGGCTCATATTTCGTGATCCCCAGCAAGTCCGTTACATCCTGACCTTCCGCCCAATCCGGCTCGACCGGGTAGCACAAGCCTTGGGATAGTTCCCCCCTGAGCTTGATGGCCTTCACTCGATTCTTATCTGGACCCGCCAAAAGACTCGACCCTTCCATCTGGAGATGCCGCAGCACCTCTAGGGGCAACACCGCAGACTCCGGTATATAGGCCACCAGATCGCCCGCCTGATATTGCCCCTTTTTGATTACCGTTCGGTAATCACCTACTACCGCCAATGACAGGCTATCAGCGTTTGGATGAGTCTCGACCCCAGACAGCCTAGTAACAACTACTTGAAAAGTCGACATATTCCCTCCTATAGATAATATCAATACTCGTCTTGGTCTAATCCGAAGTCATCGGAGTAGTCCATTAGGTGGATAATAGGAGCCCCAGCAGCACCTTCAAGTGCCACCAAATCCTTGCATAAGACGTTCCCCGCTAATGCCATTTCCCTGGCAAAGACTCTGGCCGCAACATTGGCAGCGATTGAGCTATCCTCGCCGAATTCCTTCTCCACACTAGCAATCCATTGATCTGCCCTATCAGAACAATGGATAACCGGGACATCAATGCCGTCGCCCCCTTGCACGCTGAAAGACGCCTTGCACTTCGGGAAGCTGCCACAACCGACAAAACGCCCGAATGGCCCGGTCCTAATGACCAACTGGCCTCCACATTTCGGACATACACCAATGCTCATTTAGTCCCTCCGACAGCTACCGGCATATCATCACAAAGTCTCGCTATCAATCTCCCGAAAGGCACGGTCGACTGCTTTCTCTTTGGCTTCCATCTTTGCCCGGTTTTTCCGCTCTATAGCATCAGGCAACTTTTCGGTCAGACGTTTAAGCTCACCAATGACGACAGCCCTCCGATCGATCTCGTCCTCCAGCACTTCAATCCGGCTCTTCAACATCCTCACTTCCTCCACCCCCTCGCATTCAAGGGACTGGTCCACGTCTTTCGGATTGTCAACGCTGACCAACGTCTCACACTCAAAACGCGCCCAGCCCTCGCGTACCTCCACGAGTTTGCTTCTACACTTTGGGCATGAAGGAATGCTCATTTGGACTCCTCCAGTTCTTCACCCTCACCGATGTCACCCCCTAAAAGACTACCAACATCAACACCTTTCCACGGGACTTTCTGGCGTGTTCCATCATCCCATTCAACGATTGCGCTACAACGGGACGCCCGGACAACGGTACCAGTCCGCCTTATGCCTTCGATGCAAGACTCTACTGTTTTACCTAAAAGACGGTCAGGATTATCCAGTGCAATGATCTCAATCATCATGACCTATCCTCCAACCTTGCCCATCTCCGCTCCAACTCCGCAATCCTGGCATCCTTTGCTGCAACGACCTGGACGGGAGTGGGAAGTCCTTGACGGGCGGCTTCATCCACCAACGACTCCAAGCCAAACCGGGCGTAGCAGTGACCTTCCGCAGTCACGGCGCACCCTTCTGGACCGAACGCCCACCCGTATGGGCTTTTGTCCGCCATCGCAATTGGCCGCTCATACCGAGTAGGCACCGGCACACACTCCACCGGCCACCCGAGGTAGTCAGCTAGCACCTGTCTTGCTTGCTCTGCGTTTTCAACTCTCATAGGTACCCTCCAACTTGACCTTTGCGACCGCAGCCGGGCAGTCGCCCTTACAACCATCTGTTTTCCACTCACCGCAATACTGACACCGCATAGCGTGCACGGCCGCATTCTTCCCGTTTACTTTGCCTGTCCTCTGAGACAACACGTACCTGACCCTAATAAGTTCGTCCAGTGCCTCTTCCAGGGCCTTGATGCGCCGGTCCTTTTCTTCTAGTTCCCCTTGCTTCCACTTCATGAGTTCGTTAGCCTGCCTCTTCCAGCAGTCTCTCTCGATCTCCAACCCATGCAAATAGTCGTTTACTTGATTTACGTTTAATATCCCGCTTCCGTCTATTTCAAGCCTCACCTTATTCCTCCACTATACCTTGGGTTCCCTTCCCACCACACAGCACAAGCACGCCCCGCATAAACGCATGAGCCGGAGGGAATGTCGGGTCAGCGAAGGCCAGCCACGGAGCGCGCATGTTGGCCAGCATGAAGCACCCGTAGTCTTCGCGCCACGAACACCCCCACCGCCTACCCGAACGCTCCTGGCCTATCCACACTGCCACACCATTGATCCACCGCGGTTCCGGCATCGCCCTGACGTCCAGGCCCAACCTGCGGGCCACGTAGGCCATGGCATCTTGTTTACTCGCCATTGCTGCCCCTATTCGTAATGATTCGTTCTCTGTGACCACTAACAGGAGCGAAATTACGGTTAACCACATATATGTTCACGCAACGCCCTACTGTAGCCGCTGCAAACCTTCGAGCCAATTCCCAGGCTTCATCTTCGGTCGCAATCAACGCCTCGCCAGCGTGCTTATCCGGGAAATGGTCAGACTCTAAAACCCCACCCTCTTTGTGTTCAAAACTGACCATGAACCCAGAGCCCAATTCTTCGGTCTCAATTATCCCGAGTGCCCTGTTCATTCTCATTTCGTCACCTCAATATCGCCAACCACCAAACCCGCCAATTCAGTCAGAATTTCCGCCAACAAAAGACACGACTCCACTGCCTCTTGTGTTGGTGGCACGTCTAGCACCACCTCTGGCTCACCTACGTCGGGACAACCACTCCCGGCCGGACACTGAACGTTCGACATTCCAATCAGCAACGCTCGCCCGCCCTTGGGATCAACCCCAAGGGAGAACCGCAGATACCCGGTGCCCAGTACCAACCTGAGAGCGCGGCTTATCTGCTCCGCTGAATAGCTTTGCTCCTTCATGACTCACCCTCCATAGCTGCCCGCTCACTATCGATACACGCCTCACTCCGCAACGGGAGACCGCAAATGCTTTCTTCCAGATACCAACATCCACCCCAAATGTCTTCAGCGGCCATCCGGCAGACATAATCGTCCCCATCGTGATAGCAGCATCGGCACTGGTAATCATCACCAATGCAGTGCGAGGCCATCCTTGGCACTTCGGAAAAGTGTAGATTCATTAGTCGGTCTCCATCGCCTGCTTGCCCTCGCCACTGCCTTCATCAAAGATCTTGGAAATTTGAAGTGGCACGTATGGGCAATATATAGCAGTATCTGCCCCGCTACAGGCCCACCTCCGTAGAAACTCCTCGGTCAAGGGCACACAAGCCCCTTCGGGAAGCTCTTCAAACTTCAGAAGCTTGCCATCAAGCAGATACATAGGTTCTCTGTCTACCATCACTCACCCCGTTATTGAACCATAGCAGAGCTTCGCACTAGCTCTTCCAACTCGCTTAGTCCTACCGGCTCGAATCCAGCAGGCATGTCTCTTCCAAACCACAGACCATAGCCGCCCTCAGTTGGCCCTGTTTTCGATCCGTGCCACTCTGTGCAATCACCAATCGAACAGCCACTCATTTCCGGTGCCGCATAGAACACGAGCCTAGTGTTCTTCCCGTCGATTTCTCGGCAAAGCATCCGTTCCATCCACGTCATCTTGTGCTTCCAAATCCCGGACATAAACCTGACCAAAGCGTCCTTTGCGCTTTCTGCCTCTACAACGGAACGCATCATAATGTGGCCCCGTGTCACTGACTCATATATCCCGTACTTGTTCATTCGCCCCTCACTCGGCACTGGTAGTGCATTGTCTTTTTCAGGAGCTTTGAGTAGTCCTCAATCTCACTGCTGTCCGTCCACTTCCCATCAATCAGAACCTCGCACCTACCATCCAGGGTCATCCTGTTCCACGGCCCCACGTACACCCCACGGTATTCACCGCTCTTCCCGGCACTCTCTAGGCACTCTTCAAAGGACAATTCCCTAGAGCCATCCTCCAAGTCTACATGGCCCTTGTAAGGCTTCCCTTCATTCCGAAAAGTGAAGATGTACCTATCATCTTCGGGGCCTTCTTGGTCTGCACCTATGAGGTGTTCTTGATTGTCCTTCATTCGGCTTGACCTCCACGCCTAGTTATCTTGACGCTTATCTCTACGTCCAGTTCTATAACTTCCCTGGGGTCTCCGTCACCTTCTCTATCTAGAGGCAAAACCTTTACTCGAACCTTGCCACTTGTCTGCTCTGAACCTGTAGCATTCCAAGTGCCATAATGAGCAAAGACCCAGTCAATATCACTCCATGTACCGTGGACAAACTTGCCAACAGCGAACGTTGGAGAGTCAGCCTCGACTTCCATGGCGTCCTCATCCCAGTCGTCATCTTCTAAGCCAACTAAGAATTTCACCAATCACCCCCGTCTATCCAACCAATACAACTTGTAGCAGCAACTCGTTCCTGATGTGGAATCCCCTGGGAACCTGTATGGGAATCCCCAGTCATAAGATGGATGTTCCCGTTGGCAACATAGTATTCCGAGTCCGGCAGATAAGCCCTAATCTCGTCTTGCAAGATACCCAAGCTCTCACATAACTTATGAAACTTCCTGATATGTTTACGGTTCACCTGATTAGCGGCAAGGCCTAGATAGGAATTCATTACCAGTCACCCCCTAATATGTTCCGTTCGTTGCTGCAATCGACCAATCCATAATATCGGCCACGATCCAATCTTCGGGTATCCCCTCGTCCGGGTCGATCCTGTGAGGTGGCTTCACCACAATCAAGTCGTCGTCGACCAGCACTAATTGGAGCGTATCGGGCCATTTCTTGGCCAAACGCTGCAACGACCTAATGGCGGCGTCCTCTTCCTTCGTTGTCTCTATCATTCAAGACCTCCAACAAGATCTTTCCTATGCTGGTCCCCAGGAGAATCCATCGGGCCTTTGCACTTCAACGGCAACGCTTCCCACTGGGGAGCGTCCACCTCCTCAAAGGGACCTCGTCCAGCGGACGCCACACCACCAAAGATCCTGTAGATCCTAAGCAATGCCCACTCCTTATGGTTCGCCTCATCCCGGCTCACTCCAACCAGGGTCCAGTCAACCGAACCACGAATAGTCACCTCCGTTCGGATCTCCCCGAATCTGGGTCCGTAAATCGCCAGCAATTTCGATAAGCCTGTATCGTTCATAGTTCCCCCCCCAACCTTATCATGGCAATGCAACACTAGGTTAGCCATCGCCAGAGCCAGAGCCAGAGCCATAGCCAGAGCCATAGCCATCGCCAGAGCCAGAGCCAGAGCCAGAGCCAGAGCCAGAGCCAGAGCCAGAGCCAGAGCCAGAGCCATAGCCATCGCCATCGCCAGAGCCATCGCCAGAGCCATCGCCAGAGCCATAGCCAGAGCCATAGCCATCGCCAGAGCCATAGCCAGAGCCATAGCCATCGCCATCGCCATCGCCATAGCCAGAGCCATCG